CACTATTATTAGGGTCTTCGTCAAATGTTATTCCTTCTAAAAATTTATTACCACTAAGCCTTGATATTTCATCTTTAGTAAATCCATCTTTAGCTAAATAATTAAAATTCTATAAAGCAGTATTATCGTCTGCTAATCTTTGATTATAAATTTTCTAAATCTTTCTAGTATCTCTTTTTCCTAAAGTATTTCCAAAATTATACTTTGACTGCCAATCTTGTCCTAATATATTATTTAACTCGTCTGACCACTACATATTTTTAGCAATATCAGTAGTCTTAAGTTTTCCATTCTATAATGCAGTTAATATAGACGGTGTTTGTGTATCATTAGTAAGGTTGGTTATATAATCATATTTGTTCTATGGATTTCCTCCAGTTTGTTGTGGAGCAGTCTATTGTCTTACAGTAGTCTCTGGGTTATTTAATCGATATTCATTATAAGCTCTAACTGCTGCATCGGTATTTTTTCCAAACTTATTATCGGTAGATAATTTATTTATTCCTTTTAATACTCCAGAATCTATTAATCCATTTAAAAAGGTTTGTAAATCAGAAACTGATTTATATCCATTTAAAGCAGCGTTTGCATTATCTTGATATCCATTTACAGCATATCCTAAATTGTTTCCTAAATTAAGTAAATTGGAAACTGGGGTACCTCCAGAAGGTCTTCCTCTTTCATTAGAAGTATCTGTTGGAGTTCCACTATTTCTTGCAGGAGCTATAGTTAATTTTCCATTATTTATAGAATAATTTCTACCTCCTTCAGTATTCCAAACTCTTTTTCCTCCCCAATAAGTATTTCCAACTCCATCTGAAAAATAAATACCATTATTAGAATCATATTTCATAGTATAACCTGGAGTACTTCTAAAGTAATTAAAATCCTCCTAATATTTTCCTTTACCAAATTTACTATTTAACCAGTTTGTGTATTTACTTATATATTCTGGAGTATAATAATCTGAAGAGTAACTAGATCCTGCATATCCAGATCCAGGTCTAGCTTGAATACTTTTTAAAAATTCAGAATATATAGGATTTTTACGATATTCATTAACATCTTCTCCCATTATATTAAAGTTTTATTAAGTCTTTAGTATTAAAAACCGATTCCTATAATTCTCCTGTTGTTGTAAACCATCTACATTTTATACCTTTTAAAATCGGTTCTTTATTATCTGCATTCTTAAATATATTTGTTTGTTTTTTTACTACCAGCATTGTAGGTTTATTAGGTATATCCTATTTTAAAGTTACTACATCACCTGGCATAAAAAATATTTTGTCATTCTCCATTGTTATTAAATCTTTGTGTTAAACCTACATTTACCATTGCCATAATACTATGTTCATTTACTAAAACTAATCCTTGTTTATAGAAAGGAATAGGAGTTTCAGAAGGTTTTCTCCAGAATACTGTATCCCCAGGAATTGTATATTTACAGGTAGGACCCACTTCTTGAACAACTCCAACTCTTACAAATTGTTCTTCTTCTTCCCATTCTCCAGTTTCATTACTTTTATAATTAGGAGCATAACCTCCAGCATCAATAATAAGTCCTGAATTTGAAGATACTAATATTTTTTGGAAAGGATTTTGAGCTAAAGGTTTGATAAGTACTCCCTCATAAGAAGGTTTTATTTCTACATTATTTATATCAATAGACATATTCTCTACATAGTCTTGAATTTCTTTAGCTTGCTTATCAAGTTTTTGTTTATATTCTTCTACCTGTTCATTAAATTTTTCACTGGCTTCTCTTTTAGCCATATTTTCAATAGTTCTAGGGTCATCTTTTCCCATAAAAAATACACTTCCATCTGTTTCATTTCCTAAAATAGAATTAGCTACTTTCACACTGTTTGTAGTATTACCAATGTTTACTTGTTTACCATTTACTGTTGACATATTATTCATTACCATTTTTTGGCTGGACAATGAGCATTTATAAGAGTAGTTTTTGCTTTAAGTCTACAGCCGCATCCTTTAACATAACCATCTTTTCTTTTATCACTAATCTCTCCTGTTTTTGGGTTTAACCATAAAGATGAATTGCAGATTCCCCCTGCAATCTATTTAAATAGAGGACATCTTTTACATATCCCCATTCTTTCTTCCGAAATATTAACATTTAACCCTAAAATTTCATTTACATGACCCTTAACAATATTACCTATTTCCATAATTAATATTCTATTCTTTTATACTTTTCTTTTTGTTTTTTCCTGATTAATTCTCGTTTATAATGTCTAAGCATTCTTTCAACGTGGTCTTTAAGGTATTCACATTTATATATTGTGTTTTTATTATTATGATCATAATGGTTTAAAATTAATCCTTTTATATTATATTTAGGATTTAATTTTTGAATCATCCATGCATAAGTAGATAATTGTAATTGATAATGATTAAAATTACAATCATCTAAATCATTTAAAGGGTAAAGCATCTTTGAGGAAGATTTTGTTTGAGTATTAAATCCTCCTTTAGTTTTTATTTCTTTATTTGTCTTATGGTCAATTATGTATACATCGTATCCATTTATTGCTAATAAATCAATTTGGCCTGCTATTCTTAATATGCCGTCATCTGATACTCTAGATATTAGGTATTCTGGATATACTCCAGATGTTAAATCTAAAGAAGTTCTTCCTTTATCACAAACGAATTTTCCCCCTATCCCAAATTTCTTTAAAGACACATTAGCACCAGCTTGATATAAAGCATTTTCTAATTTAGCATGAATTTTAGTTCCTCTTTCACAAGATTCTCTGTTTGTTTTATCCCATTCGTCTAAAATATCTTGTTGTATCTTGTTAAACTCTTTTTCTTCAATTCCATAAATGTTTAATATTTCTTTATCAAATTTATGAGAGTTTTGTAAAGATTTTTTCTCAACTTTCCATTCTTCTGGTGGAATTAACTTTTCTAAAGCTTTATAAGCACTCCAAAAATCTTTGTCAAAAGGGGGGACAAACTCATCTATTAGTGTAGTTACCGATATATACTTCACATCATCATTTTCATCCCAGTATGTATGAGTTTCTTCATTAAAACATACTGCTCCATTTTTTTTGTCTACTTCCATATAACTTTTAATACATTTTTTAATTGTCTTTTAAAAGTTGTGTATTATCTAACTTCTTATCTATCTATTTTTTTGTTTCTTCAATCTCTTCATCTAATCTCTCTTTAATGCTTTTCTTAAGTTTAGTTTCCAAAGTAATAAATTGATTTTGGAAATACATTCCAACACCAAATATTGCTAAAGCAGCACTTAAAGATAAAGCTCCCCAACCTAGTACTCCTGTTCCAATAGTAAGTGTTACAATAAAACTAACAAAGGCTAAAGTCACAGCGCTTAAAATTAGGAATAGTGCAGAACCATACTACATCCAATCCTTTGTGTTTTGTTTCATTTCTAATTAAGAATTTTTTAAATTATAAATTTTAGATTTTCATATTTTTTCATATAACCATGTTCATAATATCAATATTTTCCATTTTCATTTGTAACTAATCAAATTTAATAATATTTTTGATATAATCAAAATAAAAAATAAATATTATTATAATGATGATAAATAATCGTAAAAATTTAAAGTTATTAAGTAATGCCTCTAAGAAAGAAGATAAAAATTTGAATTCTTTTACTTCTTTCCAAGACTTATATCATATTCCATTCCTTAAAAAAGGAGGAATTCATATTAAAAAGAAGAATAGAGGTAAGTTTACAGATTATTGTGGAGGAAAAGTAACTAATGCTTGTATTTCTAGAGCTAAAGCTTCTGGTAATCCTACTTTAGTTAAGAGAGCAACTTTTGCTGCAAATGCAAGAAAATGGAAACATTAGTTTGGAGGAATATTGAAAGGATAGACAGGTTTAAATTTAAGTTCTATATTTGAAAATATTGATGTAGAATAGCCTGAAATAAATCTTCCAAATCTTAATGTTTAGAGTTCTACTCCACCATTAAGAAGATATATAATTTCTCAAATGCCTCCTGTAGAATTTCCAACTGTTTAGACTGAGCAATAGACTTCTTAGTAGATTCCTTAGTAGACTACTACACCTTAGTCTAATACTGAAGTTAAGATTAGTACTCCAAAAAATTCTGCACAAAAAATTAAAAATTTCTTTTTAAGTAAAGGACTTTCTAGAGAAGCCGTTGCAGGAATTATGGGAAACCTTTATGCAGAATCTGGATTTAGGACCCATATTTATGGAGACAAAGGAACATCTGCAGGTATTGCTTAGTGGCATGCAGGAAGATTATCAAACTTAAAGAAGTTTGGAGGAGATAAGTGGACAGATTTAGATACGTAGTTAAATTATCTTTGGAATGAATTAAATGGTCCATATGCTAAAACTTTATAGGCTTTAAGAAATGCTAAAACAGTGGGAGAAGCTTCTCATGCTTTTGGCTATGGTTTTGAAAGGTTTAAAGGTTTTTAGAATCCAAATCATGGTAATTATATTCAAAGAGCAAAATATGCAAACAAATTTTATAACATATGAAATTAATACCAAAAGCCCATTGGGGTAGAATAGCTAAAGTAGCTATTAAAAATTCAGTAAAAGCTAGTAGTAAATTAAGTGCTTTTGAAGAAGCATTAAAAGGAATGTCAAATTTACCTGAATGGAAAAAAGTATATAAAGCATTAAAAAAGAGTGGAATTACTTTTGAAGATTTAGGAATAACAGATGCTAAAGAAATAAAAGCATTAGAATCAGCAATACGTAGAAATGGAAATGTTCTTCCAGAATATTAGGAAGCTTATAATAATGCTTTGAATAAAATATTTAAAGGAAAAGCAGATAAAGCAATATAGAAAGGTTGGGTTCCTGGACAATCTGGAAAAGTTCCAGCACAAAGATTTGAACAATCTTTTGGAAGTAATACTAGAGTTCCTGAAGGGAAAGCATTAGTTCCAGTTGCTAAAAAGGAAACCGCTCTAGTTGCTAAAAGTGCTGGTAAAACAGGAAAAAAGGCAGTAGAAAAAATAGTTCCAAAGAAAGCTTTTTGGAAAAGAGCTTGGCCTTATGCAGCAGCAGCAGCTGGAGCTACAGCTTTATATCCTTTACTTGCTCATTCAGGTTCTAGAGAAGAGGAAATTGAAGGTACTGAAAATGGAGATTTTGGAGAATATCCTCAAATAGTTGAAACTTCTCCACAAGAATATGGACCTATTTCAGAAGGAAACTAGAGTATAGAAACTGCTCCACAATAGATAAATCCATCTATCATAAATAGACTACAACCTACCCAACAAGCTCAACAGAATACTAACGTTTCTTCTTCTTAGAGTAGTTCTGATTATCCATTACAATCTAGAAAAGATATTAGAAGAATGTTTAAATCTAAAGGAGTAAAAGATACTGTTGGATTAGTTAGAGCTGTTGAAGATGATGCAGAATTAAAGAAAGCTGTTATGAATAGATTAGGAATAACTTCTTGGAATCAAACTGAAGCTTTATAGAAATTAAACCAACTTGGAATACATGGTTCAGTAGGTGGAAGTGATAGAAAGAGATTTAGAGTAATGTTAAATAGAGGTTATCGTAATGGAGGTACCTTATATAAATTAGTTCCAAAATGTTATTAACTAAGAATTTTACTTTAGAGGAATTAATAAATTCTCCTACTGCTAAAAGATTGGGAATTAATAATACCCCAAATAAATAGCAATAGGAGAATTTAAAGAAGTTATGTTAGATTGTATTACAACCTATAAGAGATAAGTATGGTAAATCAATAGTAGTATCTTCTGGATTTAGATGTAAACTTTTAAATCAAAAAGTTGGAGGTTCTATAACTAGTGACCATTGTTATGGAAATGCAGCTGATATTAGAAGTGTAAGTGATTCTAAAAGAGATAATAAAGTCTTATTTGATTTAATTAAATCTATGATTTTAAAAGGAGAAATTGTAGTTAAACAATTAATTAATGAATTTGATTATGATTGGATTCATGTATCTTTTTAGGATGGAAGAACTACTAAAAAGAATCAAATTTTAAAAGCTACTAAAAAAGGAGGAAAAACTATTTATGAGCAAATTTAAAACTATTTTTAAATTAATATCTAGAGTTCCAGAATATACAATGACCAGTAAAGGTTTAGAACAAATTCCTTTTAAATAGTTAGTAGAAAAACATGCTTCAAAATATAAAGAATATCTAAATCCTAAAGAAATTACAGAATTACCTGAAAATGTAAAAGCTTTAGCCTTATAGGAAAGTTTTAATCCTTTGTATGAAATTGATACTTTGGGATTTAATAAAACCCATGCAAAAGAAACCATAAGAAGATTAGAAGCTTTAGGATATGATTTAGATAAACCTTTAGGAGAAAAGGGAATTATTCCTAGGAAATTTATATTAGAAGATAATTTTAAAAAACCTACTTATTTAGGTTATTTTAATGAAGAAGGTGTTGGGGGTACGTATTTTCCTAAGTCTGGAGTAGCTTTTATAGACCCTACTCAAAGAACTCTAAAAAATGTTCCATCTATTATTTTCCATGAAAGAAATATGCATGGAACAGATGATATTTATAGAGAATTATCTGGAGATAATAATATATATAAAGAGTTTATAAATAAAATTTTTAAAGATTCTAAAGAATTAGAAGATTTAAAATTAGCTTATAATAATACTCATAGTTTTAATGAGGACTCATTACTTCCAGAAGAAGCTAGGTCTACTATAGGTGAATTAATTAGAAAATATGCATTTAATAATCCTAAAGGACAAAAAGATTTATCTATAAAATAGAATAGAAAACTTTTTGAAGATTATGTTGATAGTTTACCTGAAGCAAACGTTATTAATGATTTAATGGGACTTAATACTTATGGTAATGCTTATGGATTTTTTGGTAAAAAAGTTTTAAAAGATTAGTTTGTTCCTTATCTTAAAACATTATTAAAAACTGCTCCAGTTATTGCTACTGTAGTAGGAATTGGAAATTATGAATAATAAAATAATTAAAATATTAGAACCTTATATAACAAGACTCCGGTTACCAACACATACTAAACTTCGACCTAGAGAGTTTGTAATAGAGAATCCAAATCCTAATCAATATAGAGTTCATATGAGGGTTTGGGATGGAGAAAAAATTCCTGGAAAAATAACTAAAGAAGAAAAGCAGGCATTATTTGATGCTGCTTATAAAGAAATTCCAGAAGGTGGGGAAATATTATTTCCAGAATCTAACTCAATTGATTATATAGCTACAAGAGGTACAGTAGCTGGATTATAGCGATTAGCTAGAGATCCTAGATTTCTTCCAGGAAATAAAGGTGTCTTATATTATTTAGATAAAGACGGTTTAGTTAAAACTTTTGAAGGAACTAGTTTTATAAAACTTCCACAAACTCCAGAACAATGGACAGCAGTACAAGATGTTGCTATTGCAAGAGGAGATATGATAGAAGCTCAAAGATTAAGAGATTTACATACAATTATCAAAGGTTATACTCCTGGATTTTTTCATGAAACTAAAGAACCATTTAATACTTTCAGTGCATTTGGTAAACACTCTTCTAAAGATGTTTTATCTCCTTTCGGAATATTTACTAAACGTACAAATAGACCTATTGGATTTGGGGAATATCAAATACCTTTAAATGTTAAGTTTAATAATCCCTTAAAAGTAGAAAATAAAAAGGAATTATTGCAAATGTTGCCAGAAGAACTAAAAACTAGAATACAATATCTTTTGGAATATAGAAAAAATCCAGAAGCATTTGAAGAAGCATTTAAAAAGGATTGGAAAACAGAAGCTATAAAAGCAAAACGAGCTATTGGTAGATTTTTAGACTCTAAAGGGTATAATGCTCTAGATATAGAAAAAGACTGGGCAGGCTCTGGTTTAGTAAAAAATGAACGTTGGACAGATGCATTTATAGTTCCTCCTCAATCTGGAAGAGTAAAACTTGCAGATGCAGTAACTTATGATGACAATGGTATTAGAATACCTTTAGGATTAAGAGATAATTTTAGTAATCCTGATATTAGATATGGTTTAATTCCATTGATTCCATTAACATTTGGTAATAAACAAATTAATAAAGCAAAGAAAGGTATAAAATTAATTCCTAAGAAATAGTTAGGTGGACTAATACGAAAAAAGGTGAACATCGTTTGATGCTCACCTTTTTTATTTTACGCTAATTGCATTTAATTCATCTTGCCAATTTATGAACCATTGTTCATTTTCTAAATTGAATTCTCTTACAGTTTTATCAACAAGTTTACTACGTTTAATAATTTTGTTACATAATTTTTGTAAGAGTTTAACCAGTACTTTCATTAAAAATTTTATCATCTTTTTCTGTATTGGTCGCCCCACTAGGATTCGAACCCAGACCAGATGGGTTAGAGCCACCTGTGCTAGCCGTTACACCATAGGGCAATTTTAAGGATTTAATTTCTTGTTTTAATTTTTCATTTTCTAAACGAAGTGCTTGAATTTCTTCTCGCACTTCGTTACATTGATTTAATAAGTCTGTAAAATTTCTATCCAAAATATGAATAGCATTTAAGGCTTGTGCTGTTTCTTTAAACATATTGCTTTAATTGTTCAATTCTTTCAGTAGCAATCTTTGAAACCATATTTTTAAATACATTTTTTAATTCTTCTTTATCTTCAATTTCAGAAACTGTATCTACATCAAAGGCTTCTACTGTTCTTTCTAAAGCATTTTGAAATAATTCGTCATCAAGTGTTTTAACCCAATTTTCAAATTCATCTTCTCTTTTTTCTATATGAAGGTCTAATTTGTTGTCCTTCACTATCAAATCTACACTATATTCAGTTCCATTGTCATTAACTGAAGTATGCTCTTCTAAATTTAATTTTAGAAGTGCAATTACCGCTTTTATTAATTCTTTTTCATTCATAACTTTTTTATTTTAACTGAAACAAAGATAGTATTTGTCAATCTTAAATACAAGTTAATAGATGTTAACAATTCTTAATCCCCCCCCCTATTCCAGAAAGAAAATTTTTTTTGAAAATTACGAGGGAGAGAGTACACTTACGCTTAGACCCCCCGGGGGTCAGCGTAAGGAAAAAGTAGTCAATTCGTAAGTAAAATCTATAGTAATAGGTAGGGTGGCTCGTCGAGTCGGCTCTGCCACAATGTTTCACTCTAAATCCTTTTATTATGGCAAAGTTTCAATTAACAGGTCAGTTAAAGCAAATTACTTGGGCTGACTTTTGTGCGGGTGTTCAGAATACCGACGCACAAAAACGTTCTTCGTGTCCGTTTGCAGCAAACGACACAATAGAACTCGTAAGGAACTCTGACGGCACGATTATGTGCAACGCTCAGGAATATACTCTTGACGGTGTTCGTTCTGAAAATCTCAACTACACCGTCCGAGTGAAAAATCAAAACGGTGTTGAATTTAACGCTACGCTTGGACTTTTCAAGTCTGTTAGTGTGGTGGATGCTATGGGAGAAATTCACGAACTCACGGGAGCACTTCCGCAAAGAAGAAATGAAGATAGAACAAATGCAAGTGTTTGCACTTATTTAGGTGCAAAACCTGCTACTCAACGTTGGCGTGTTGCTCGTTTGTCTTATGTGGGTAGATGGGAAAATCGAACTTACCCTGCATCTGCACTTACTTTCGTGGAGGCATAGCCTCCACTTTTTTACCTCTTGGGTTGCTTCGGCGACCCATTGGGGTTCGAATATGTAGCCAAATGTAAAACAATCTAATATGTATACGGCTGCAGGCTATGTATTGCAGTTGTATGTGTGTGTTATGTGTATGTTTAATTTAAATGTATTTCGTATATGTCGAAAATTACATTGAACGCTTCTCAGAAATCTGCCGCTGAGAATTTGAGAAAGCGTATGACAGCTGGTACCAACCAGCAAAGTGGCAGCACAATTTATGATGGGCTTGGTAACAAGTCTATCACTGACGTTTCCCTGTCCACCTTGCGTAAGGGAGACAAGTTTGTGATTCCTACTCTTGACGAGTTGAAGAATCTTCTCTATCAGGTGAATTTCAATTCTCGTACGTACACCTGTATCTCGCTTCCTATGGCCAATGGCGGTGCTAAGGGCGTATACTTGAACTCACTCTACAAGAGTGTGCCAGTATACAATGATAGTGCTGAGCCAACTGGCTCTGCTGAGAATGCTGGTACACTCGGAGACACTGACGAAAAGAAGTTCTATGAGGCCGTTATGGCGTCACCTACAGAGAAAGAAGTGATCGAGCTGTTGGCCGATCACACTCTCGAGATTACCAACACCCCTGAGGTGCAGTCCGCTCGTTGGCGTGACGGTGAAATCGTGGGAGTTCGCAAGGTAAAAGTTCCATGCTGCAAGCTTTCCTGACAACTGTCAGGGGCAAAGTAAAAGGTAAAAGATTGTCTGTTGATGGGCGGTCTTTCCTTTTACTCGGCAAGAACCTTCCCAAAAAGTCGGGAGACTTCATAGTTCTAGGCGAGGTATTATTTAATCCTCGTCTAGAAATTAGAGTGAAACAATGGGTTGAAATTCCCTGAGACAGTGGTCTCTAAAATCGTCCACACGGCAACACCTTCACGTGGGTGGGCGGTCGACATTCGTCGCATAGTTGCCAAATTAACTGAATTTTAACCAACTAAAATAAGGAGGAAATTACAATGAGAAAGTCATTAGCAAGATTCATTATTGGTCAGGCAAAGGAAAATATGCGTTTCGAGGACAGATTGGCCTCAGTATTTTCATTGGGCCAAGCCGGAGAGGATGCATTAGAGTCTTTGGTTATGGGAATAGCAACTGCTATTAAAACCATTAATCCTAGAGGGGCTGTTGAAGCTAATCTCAATAAGAACGAGAAATGCATCAAGCTACTTGGAGCAAAGTTGTCTGACGACAGAACTAACATCCGTATCACCTACATTGAAGGTTATACTAAATACTTTGAGTCTCAGGAAGAGGCTGATGCAGCAAGAAGTAAGTATGACGGCGGGTATAATCATGATAATAATGGCAAGCTTACTATTACTCGTGTTTTCGAGTATGAGGAGTCTTGTACTGTTCCTGTTTCAACTGCTGAGGAGAATGGATGGTTTCAAATTATCCGTCAGTAAAACTATTTTCAGGAGAGATTTTGATTAGAATATCATTTCTCTTCTGAAAATTCCTCTTGGAAATTTCTGAGTGGACAGTGTCGGTTGTTGGTACTGTTATCCTCCCCCAGAAATTTCCACTTTTTTTCCTAAAAAAATATTTCAAAACACCGAAAATATACATTTTGCAAAATGGAAATAATCGAAATCCACTTTCCTTTGAACATCATTAGAATGTCGAGGAATAGCATTTGTTTCCAACAAAATGGACGTTTATTGTGGATACACCGAAACGTCCTAAACAAATTGCTAAAATCAGAAGAAAAACCTCCAACATTTGTTGTGAGAAAAACTCTTAAGTATGGAGATATGGCGTGGATTGCCATACCTTCTACAATCTAGAATCGATAAGTTCCCTCAATTTTTGGGGGAACAACCTCTTAAATCTACACCCGACAAGTCCAAAGTAGTCGGCACACAATTCTACGGAATTAATGTGAAGGATGATGGAGAGGCAGGCTTCGTGTCTTTAGGATAAAGCAGTAATGCTATAAAGTGTGCTCCTTTAGAAAGAGTATGCGCATTTGTGTAAACAAATGTCCACCTGAAAGCTATATCATATGAGTATATCTTGGGATACTCGGGCAGAGTTGAAGAGGTATACGGTGGGTCTTGCTAACCTACCTTGGATGGTAACATCGACAATATATGGTATAAATATACTCCAAAGGATTGCCAGTCCAATAGAGTATATAATTTAATAGTAATGTCCTATCTCTTAACCAATAAGAGGCTTCAGCTGGTTACTTGAGTCAGAAATGGTAGGATAAATAAAACTATTAAAAGTGAGTATTCGTGGCAGAAGAAAACAGGGAGGTGTCGCACCTGTAGCTGGTCAAAAGCCAGTATGGTGACAAGTACAACCACATCTTCCAGGCAAAGCTCTAATTAAAGTTATACGCAAACAAAAAGTGCATTTGGTGCATTTAATTTGTAAAAAACATTAGTTAGCAAAAGTGTTGTACACTCTCGTATGAAAATACGGTTGTTCCACTGAAATACGTGGATTACATGAGTACCGCAAGGAAAATGTAAAGGTGAAAGTAGACTCATCTGGGTTCAGGAGGCATCCTGTTTGGCCGCAAGCACCATGAGCGAGCTAGTAATCTACATAATATGAGAGTAGTGATAGCTAGTTATCAAAAACTAGTCCGTATGTTGTCTACCTACTAATCCTAGGTGTGTGATATTCTTGAAAAAGATAGAAAAGACAGCATTAAAGGTCAACACTCAGCCTTAATTTAATTATCTATAAGAATTAAAAAACTCAATACAAAAGCATATATAGTATTGGATTACCGAAATTATGTATGTTTCCAAGTCGTTGAGGACGCCAGTTTCTTATTCGCCTATGAGCAATTGGGTTGTAAGGATTAAGTTCCTTCCAATTGACGGGTCGGGCTGTCTGCATGATGCATACCCAGATATGAGAAAGAATAAGTTTTAGGTGTAAAACGCATTATGGTGAAATATGGCAAATTATATGGGATGGACTAACCAAGATGGGAAAATTATCCATGTCTATGACGGCAACGGATGTTTTGACCCAGATAATGGCAAATGCTATTGTGCAGATTGTTTCCGTTACGGATCAGATTCTGTAAACTGCACATACGCAGGCATCAGCGATGGTGCTAAGCCAGTAAAATGGGATGGTTCAAAATGGGTTATAGAACACACATAAGGAAAGCCGTATTGGATTGCCGAAAAGTATGTGTGTTAAACGGGAGTGTATCTAAAACTCTCAAAATCCAGTTCGCGAGCTGGAACATCGAGGTGTATCATTCGATGTAAAATAAGGTGAATACACTTAAAGTTTTATAGCATCACACTATTTAACTGGATAATAAAAAAATCTGAGTTCTACGGTTAGTGACAAGGAGTAAATTCCCTTGAAATATAGGACAATGTTTCATCTTATCTGGCAGTAAGATGATTCCGTAATACTTTTGTGTGCCAGCATATTAGTATCGTAGTGCCCAAACTACCTTCTTTGTACATTGTAAGAGGTCGTGTTCAAATGTTTGGAACAGCTCCCAAACCGTGAGGGAGCTTTTTTATTCTGGAAACTTTTAAAAGTTAAACTCTCTCTCAGGAAGTTGTGGTGTAGCTTCCCGTAGTTCTAATGAAACCTTGGGTGAGGAACTTCGAAAAAAATAAGCCCAGTCCGATTCTGGCGGAGAGAACAATATCAGTTTGCATATAACAGCTACAAATAGTTGTAGTCCTTCCGTGCAAACGTTGCTACGCGGATTCCCAGTGTTGGAAGGATGGGCGTGTGATACTCACTCACATAGTGGCTCTTAGTTTCCCCTCTTGAGTAAAGGGGTGCTAAGTTGATGGTATAATTGTAAGTCAATGAACCATTGGTCTGGCTAGAGTCCAGGGGAGAATACCAAACTTCTCACCTTAAATAGGGAACCAATCTACCCTGTAATAATATAGGTTGGTGATGGGGGAAGAGGGAGAGCAGTAATGTTCTCCCTTTTAAATTCTAAACTACCTAATAGTGGGCAAGAAGGCATTAATCTATCCTCCAAATATTATGGTATTTTAATTTTAATGGGTTCGCACAAAACCCTAAGTGCATTTTAAATTTTTTCATTTTTTTTAAAAGCACTATAGTTTTGACCGACTTAAATCAGCTGAAATTTTCCACCAAGTCCACGAGGGGATAGGCTATTGAGCATTTGGTCAATACAAGACTATTTGTATAATGTTCAAAAATGCCTGGTGGAATCGTCGATAGAGAACTATCTATGGAAGGATGCGTGTTCCAGACAAACACACGCTAGAATTAATTACTGATAGCTCCAGTAAAAGATTTGAATAATAAAGTCCAGTAATTCTCTTTAACACTGGCGAGATTCTAACTTGCCAAGAGGGTTAGGTGCAATAGTCTCGAAACTAGCTTGAGACCACTACTAAGAGTAGTGTATTTTTAGTCGATTGCAAGGCTAAGAATAAAGTAACAATCATCTGAGGAGATTGTACTTGTTGTATAATCATATTTGCTTCAAGAGAAAGTAAAATATGGCACGCGTGAAAGGGGAGAACTGTGTATTTAAAACAGTTCTTCCCTTTGAAATTTTCTTCCGTCGGAGTGTAGATGCTCCCTGAAGAGTCTTTGCAAATTAAGACGAAACGGATTCTATAGGAAAGTAAAAAAAGGCCTGTGAGATAACATCAAATAGCAGGAAGAACATAGCCGCCTATAGAAAAACATCCTCCTTATTAACTGCTACTATGGTGTTAAGAGTCATTCTCTTCTAATAGTAGAGTTATTGTAAGCATCTCCTCCTCTGCAGGAGTCTTCTTTGGTCTTTCTGGGACTATAAAACACAGTAAAGACAAAAAATCATGATAGTTTCGAATAATTCATGGGGGTTCGGGTTTCATGCATAATGCTTTTACCGAACCATTTTCTCTAGTCCTTATTGGGTTTTTCTGGGACTATAAATAATGGCAAAAACAAAAAAATCATGATGATTTCGGATCCATATCATGAGATTTGGGTTTTTTATGCGGAAAGCTTTTTACTGAATCATTTTAAAAACTCAATATAAAATATCTCCTAATCAAAAAGAGAAGCGCAGGATACTGCCTGCATGGAGATTTCCAAGATGTTGAGGACGCCAGTTTTTCTTATGTAAAATCTTAAATATCCCATCCATTAAGTGAGTTGGGGGCCGTCGAGATTTCCTATACAGGTTATAAGTTTTAGGCGTAAAACACAATTAAACCCCATCAATCATGAAACTAGAATTAAACTCTCATGCTTTAGCTACAGAATACTTAGCGAAAAGCGATTATTTGTTAGGAACCTCCAATATGGTATTCTCTGATTGGGTACTATATACATTCTTTAGGAACAACAATGGAGTAATTACTGCTACTTATGCAGTAATGAAAAAGATGTGTTCTATCGAAAAACCTTTGTTTGAGACCAACGATTTTGAAAAACTAAAAAGTTGGGTTAATTCTCATTCGAAAGAATTAGAAGAACAAATACAAACAAAGGAGAAAGAATGGATTGAAACATGGCAAAAGTAAACCCTCAGGAGATTCAAAAAGAACTGAAAGCCAAAAGTATTACTCTTTATCTTTAAAAAATAAAACAACATGAGAAAGATCATCTTTATGCTGGTTATGTTACTTTCCAGTCTTTGTGTAAGTGCACAAACACAAAAAGTAACGCAGATTGGTAGCACTTTCAAAGTGGAGAAATCTACTGAAAAAAGTAAAGAGAAATCCAACGAAACTAAAACTTCTTTTACTATCGAAGTAGATGGTAGAAGATATCCTATCTACAAAGGTAGTCGAGGTGGTTATTACTATTATGACTTCCAAGGTAAGAAGAAGTATGTGCCTAAGGAAGTGCGTGATAAGTTAAAGAAACAATCCTATGATAAACATGATTATCACAATCTTTGTAGTAGCACTTCTGCTCGCCTATTATTTGTTTAGCGTGTGCTTCACGGTAGAAGTATTCGCAGGAGACAGCTCAAATTGTGGCTCTTTTTTTATTGTGTCATTATTTTCTTTAATACTTGGGCCAATCCTTTGCCCTATAATGTTGGGAATAGGATTTGCTTATATTTGGAAAAATTTATGACAATAGCTCTACTTGTAATATATTTAATGTTCGGAATTCCCTATATGCATGAAAGACTTATAGGGAATTCTGGAGATAAATTCTGGGTAGTTGTATTAGCTATCCCATTTTCTATCATATTATCCCCATTTTTTCTAATACTTTTGGGAAGTGATATTGCAGAGTTAATAAAAAAGTATAAAAAATAATAATCAAAATATTAATATGAATGAAGATGTCAAAGGGGGAATTCTCCTCGATTTATTAATTATTTTGATTTTAATTTTCATCTAACCATGAAGTTAATAGATACAACGATTGCTCTTAATAAGCAACGACAAGTTATTGGAACAAAAATTCTATCTCGAAAAGAGATGGAAAAAGTTGTGTATGGAGCAGGTTTCCCAAAACACAACTCTATGTTCCACCAATGCCTTGAATTTAAGGTAATTGAGACCTCAGGTAAAAATCAGTATGCATTTGGAAGTAAGCCAATCTATATTGGCAAGATTTCAAATGCTTATGAGGCATACCGTCAAAAAGTGAAAAAATCTTAAATTCATTTGGATTAAGAATTTTTTTACTTAAGTTTGTAATCCAAAAAGAGTGAGGCTTGATACCGAGTATACGGTTGTGAAAATATTAGTTTAGAACACACTGTATTGAAGTAGAGATAAAGTCGCTCGAAGCCACTCTTTAAAAAAAGACAAAGTAATGAGAGAAACAGACGAAATATTAATTAATGATCCCAAATTCCAAGCAGGTGATATAATCACAGATGGCTTCTTTATTCTTAAAGTATTAGGGTCATATATTGGTGAAGGGTATAGAAGATTCTATAAAGCCAAAGAAGAAAAGTATATTCTTAAAGTTTTTGAAATTTCTGAAGAATATCTAGAATCTCACTACCACAAATTTAAATATTCTATTGGTGATAAAATCACTAATAAATTTGGAATCTTTATTGTGAAAGATTACAGTAATGGGAAAGGTGGTATAAAATATGTTCTAGAAAGAGATAAAACAGAATCTGTTTGGTCAGAATCTATAGTAAATTCTAACTTTAAGTTGAAAACTAATTTTTGTGAAGAGGATGTAATCACTAACGGAAAAGAAATATATAAAGTAATTTCTATTGATGGTCCTTTATATATTCTTTCTAATTTTCATTATATATCTCGTGAACCTATTGAAGTAATAAATAAGGATTTTCATATTCTTGAAGATTCTAAACTCAAAGAGGAAGAGTGGATGAATAAAGCTTGCTCTGTTGTACGGGATATATGGTCATCCTCTGGAAGTGAATTCTCAGAAAAATTAGTTAATGAATTCAAAGAAAAAATGGGAAAATCATGAATTTTGTACAAATGGCTTATGTAATAACTCTAAGAAATTAATATGGAAAATTCAAAAGAAGAAAAAATTAATAGAGTACATCAAGCATTTGCAAATGCCGTTCCTTCGGATGTATATATAATAGACGTTTTAAGAGGTGCCTTACGGATGGCTGCTGATTGTATCCATCAAATACAGCCTGATGGAGACAAGTATACTAACATTCCATTACAAGCAAGTATTGGTATTCTAGAAAATGAATTCAAGTTATATCAAGAACGATTCGGAAAAACAAAATCTGATTAAAAAAACATAACTTATTATGAATTTTTGGAAACAAGAACATCAAGACGAAATAAATCGTCTTAATGCTATACTTGAGGACGACTACTGCAACGAACTTTATTTAAGGGAAAAATTAAAACTCTTTAAAAAGTTTGAAGAAGAATTAGAAGAGGCTAAAAAGTACTTCAACTTTAAAAGAGTTCTCAAGTATATGAACGACGTCAACTGGACTTGGGCCTATACAAATCAAGGGGATAATAAAATTCCAACAAAAGAAGATTTGTTAAGGTGTATAGATGAACTCTTTAAACACGCTATGTTTACTATCCTTAAAGAAGGAAAAAAGAGTACTTGCATTACTACTGGTGGTTTAGTCATAAACTGTGGTGTTTCAGGTGATGATGTCTATATTAGTCTGTTCTTTGATATTAGTATTTTCAATTAAATCTTAGAAAAAATGTCAAAACCAATTTCTCCTAAAGAAGTAGTGCATATAATTCCTGATTTTGTTTTCGATGCAGTAAATGCACTTATCCGAAAAAAATGGAATGGTAAAAGTGCTATAATTAGACAAAATGAAATTATGGATATTATATCAAGCGATGACATAGATGATCCAAGACCACGTCGAAAGACTATTTATGATAATAATTGGCTTGATATAGAAGAACATTACCGCAAAGCAGGCTGGAAAGTCACTTATGACAAACCAGGTTACAATGAATCTTACGAAGCATTCTTCAAATTTGAAATGTAATGACAAAAAATAAATAAAAAAGCACTTAGCAAACAAAAGTAAACTACTCCCAAATCTACCTTATTAGGTGAAAGATGCAAGGTAACATAAGTCTCGAATTGAAATTGTTTGTAAACACACCATTCTCCATACGTGGAGATGAAACTGTGAATTGACACTGGCTGGTGTAAAATGTTCTTTAAGTGCTTTTAATGCCGAGATGGTGGAATGGTAGACACGAGGGACTTAAAATCCCTTGGGCATTGCGCCCGTGTGAGTTCGAGTCTCATTCTCGGTACTAAAAATTATAAAATTTAAAATACTTAATTATATGAATTCAAAAGAAATAAAAATTACTCCTCCAGAAGGATTTGAAATAGATGAAGAGCACTCAACCTTTGAGTGTATTAAATTCAAACCTAAAATAAAACGATGGAGGGATGATGAAAATGCAATATTCAGTGGTTATCACATTACTGATTTTAGTGGTATTTTGGAACTGGATCATATGACTAATATACCAGAGAACCATGACTTATATGCTACTATAAAACAAGCCAAATCAGCATTGGCTATGGCAAGAATTAGCCAAATAATAACTAATGATGTTAGATTTGGTGGAGCTATCACAGATAAGGAATGGAATAATGATGCTTATAAATACACTATTCGTAGGCTTGGAGATAAAATTTGTCCAGATTTTAATATATTTCATTATACCTTTCTAGCATTTCATACAAAGGAACAACGTGATCTCTTCTTGGAAGAGAACGAAGACTTAGTAAAGGACTATCTAATGATAGAATAATAGACAACAATATGAAAACAGTCAAAGAAGTAATTTTTGAACTGTCCAAACTCCCACAAGATATGGAAGTGTATTCCGATTCTTTATATACCAATCTTAAAGGTCAATTGGTGTTCATACATGAGAACACTAAAGAAGAAAAAGAACGCCTTAAGAAATGGGATAAAGAATATCAAGAAAGAATGGATAAGAGAGGAGAAATAACCTCTTTTGCTAACAGATGGTAAACTATAAAAACAATAAAAAATGGAAACAAATACAAAAGAAATAAAAATTAATCCTCCTGAAGGATTTGAGATAGACAGGGAAAATAGTACATTCGATTGTATTAGATTCAAGCCTATTGAGGTAAAAAGGTGGAAAGATAATCAAGATGCAGTAGTTTCTGGTCATTTTATAAACGATTATTCTAGAACAATTTATCATTCTGGATTTAATTGTAGAAAGAATTATAATTTATTTTTCACTGAAGAACAGGCCATATCGGCATTAGCTATGGCTAGAATTAGCCAAATAATGGCTAATGATTCCCGATTTGGTGGAGTCATTACAGATGAAGAATGGGATTCTAATGAAGATAAATTCATTATTAAACGAGAAAGAAATTCAATAGCTACGGGAGCTACTGTAATGTTTTATTATTTCCTTGCATTCCATACAAAACAACAAAGAGACCTCTTCTTAGAAGAAAATGAAAACTTAGTAAGAGAATATCTTATGTTATAAGCACTTAAAAATGCAAACAACAGCAATTCTTAGTATTATTTTCTGTTCCATTCTTGTGTCCTTTATACTAGGATATATGTATGGTTCAGAGAAAAATAGAGAACTAAATAGTTCTAATGTAGAAGGGCAGCCATGCTCTTATTCTATTAAGAGCTATCCAGAGTTTGAAGTAACTGAAGTAAAATCGGTATTCGCAGACAATAAAGCCTGTGAAGAAGTAGTCAAACATACTCTAATAAATTCTTTTTCATCTGGAAAAGAGGAAAAGAATTTTCATTGTGATTATTATACTCTTTATACTGATAAAAACTCTCAGTGTAAAGTAGGAGATAAGTTAACTTTAACACTAAAAAAGGCATGATTAATATAGTTTTTTATATTATACTTGGAGTATTAATAGGACTAATGTTAACTGTTGTCCTATCTTCCAATAAGAAAAAGAAAGAAATAACACCTTTCAACAGTAGTTTTGTTAGAACTACAGGTTATGAAAGTTGTTATATTACTTCTCCAGAGTTCACAGTAAAGAAGGTTGAAGAAGTATATGCTTGTAATAAAACCATTAAAGTCATTAAATATACTTTAGAAAATATGTATATTAATGAAAAAGGTTCTTTAACAAATAAGGATTATGTAATTTATCTCCTTGAAAGAAAATATCAAATAGGAGATACAATAAAACTTACAAAACTATGACAGAACCAATTAGTCCAAATGAAATTGTTCCTCATATATCTGAAGATACAATACGAAAAATAAATGAGAAAATCTCAAAAGAATGGGATGGAGAAGGTTCCAGAATTTCTTTAAAAAAGGAAGAAATTCGTCCAGAAGATTGGGAAAGAATAAATAATATTTTTCCTATATATTCTGAATGGATAATTTCAAAAGTATCATATGATTGGGTAAGTAGTTCAGAAGTAATATTTCTTGTATTCCGACCAAGACCAGTAGAAAAACCAGCAAGGAAAAAGTGGTGGCAAAGAATATTTAATAAATAAATAGACTTTCAGAGGGTACGAAACTTGCAACCGGGATAAGTAGGGATAAGACCGCCCGAAGTCGTGGAAGACGCATAGATATCCTATGTATTACCCTCAATTTTCATATTAATATTTTGAAAAATTTTGCCATCGCAGTATAGTTTTCCAAGATTTTGAGACTGCGATTAATAAATTAAGGAGAATAATCTTGCCCTGGTAACTGGGGACACAAAGTTATATTTACAGATCATTTTTATAATAGTTTTTAAGTCTGTAAGATTATGAAAAAAACTAGGTAGCTCAAGCTGGCAACTTGGTAAAAAGCTACCTTCAAGGGCCTTTAGCTCAGTCGGTTAGAGCAGCAGACTCATAATCTGAAGGTCGCAGGTTCAAGCCCTGCATGGCCCACCAAATAAGATAGTTTTTAACTATCGAACCCTTCGAAGGGCGGAGAATGGAGCAGTGGTCAGCTTGCTGGGGATTTCATAACCCAGAGGTCGCAGGTTCGAATCCTGTTTCTCCAACTTAATATCGCGGAGGTGGAGCAATGGTAGCTCACAAGGCTCATAACCTTGAGACTCAGTTCAAATCTGACGTCCGCAACTCATTTTTTAGTTGGTTAGGTGTGAAAAAGACAGTAGATACGAAGTCTCTACGTAAAGAAATATTCTGCCTATTTGCTTGAAATCTTATAGGTCGTAGTTCTATTAGTATCATTTTGTTAGTTGGCAACTTACTATATTTTGAAAAGTTGTATGCTGGGAGTTATTTAGGGGAAGAATTGTAAACGTAATTCCAGCAATCGGTAGGGACTATGGCGCAAATGGTAGACGCACTTGCCTTAGGAGCAAGGAGTTGAGAGTTCGAATCTCTCTAGTCCCACTAAATATACAGTAGTCAAGGTAAAAAGGATACTTCGATTTATTAGCTCAGTTGGTCGAGCACAAAACTATTAATTTTGGGGTCGTTGGTTCAAGTCCAACATAAATTAACATTATTCCTTTCCTGTTTTCTCTGTATAAACTTATAATACATAATAGTCAATTGAACAGTTTCATCGATTCTCTGGGTTCGAGTCCCAGTATCCTTTTCTGGATATGGCGGAATGGTACACGCAAAAGACTTGTAATCTTTCTATCAATTTTGTTTTCTGTTCAATAATATTCTTTATGTACCTAATGTGTAAAAGTCAATCAAACGAATTCATCGAATTCAGACTGTCATTCCGAAAAAACTTGCTTTTCGTTTGATAATTTTCTTTACACTTTTCTTTTTAAATTAAAAAATAGTCAATGAATTATGGTAAAAATGAAAATGAGAAATGGTCAACTGAAGTCAGCACTAGGTGCTATGGCCACTAAAGAAAGAGTCCAAGAGGTTGCTTCAATACCTCAAGAAGACACAGTAAACCGTCAAGGTTTTAAAGCATATTCATTAGATGATGAACTTCGTCTTGTTACTATGCTTAACACTTTAAAGATTACTCCACAATTCTATCGTACAGAATCTGAGACAATGAAAGAACTCAGAGACCTTATCGAAAGAATTGGATTAAAAGATCCTTATTTTGTAGCACAAGCAATTGCATATTCTCGTTGTCTTGGAGAAGGTATGCGTTCTATCAACCATTTGGCTGCAGCATTAGTTAGTCCATTTATTTCTGGAACAGACTATGCTAAAAGATTCTATGGCTTATTCGATAAAAAGAATAAGTGTGGTGGTACAATCTTTAGACCAGATGATATGACAGAAATTAAAGATGTATACGCATCTCTTAATACTTCACCACTTTCAAATGCAATGAAGAAGGGATTTGCTTCTGTGCTTGAAAATCTGGACACATATAGTTTGGCTAAATACAGAAATACTGTAATTGACATTGCCAATTTAGCTCACCCTAATTCCAGTAAGTCTAAGGCTACTGTTACAATCAATGGTGAGGTTGTTAAGGTTATTGACGCCATTATGAATGGGGTAACAATAACTGCCGATACTTGGGAAGCAGCTCAGTCCGAAGCAGGACAAGAAGTTGCTAAGGCAGTACGTGAAGGTAAGATTACTAAAGCAGAAGGAGAAAAGATTCTTGCTGAAGCTAAGGCAGATAACTGGGAATCTCTTCTTAAAGAAGGTAAGTTAGGAGTACTTGCAGCACTTCGTAACATCAGAAATATCATGGAGAATCCTCGTAAGGAAATCATTGATAACTGGTGTAAACTTATCACAAACCCAACCATTGTACGTAAAGCATTGATTCTCCCTTGTCATTTCGACCTTGCTTATGAGGTTGTAATAAACGAATTTGCAGATATAGACTATTCTCCACAAGTGCAACAAGCACTTCAAGATGGTTATATTGCAGCAATTCCAAATTTAAAGGAAGTAATGCCTGGTAGAACTGCCGTTATTGTAGACTGTTCAGGTTCAATGAGTAGCTATAGTTTCTGCGATGGAAAGGATTCTCCTAAATATATTTGGAATTCAAGAGGAATGAGAAAGACTGAATCTTGTGCGTATAAAGCTGGTTTAATTGCAGCTACTATTGCTAAGGCAACTGGAGCTGATATAATTAAATTTGGTTCAAACGCATATCGATTTGGATACAATAAGAACAAGAACGTTTTTGCTCTTGCTGATGAAATTGGAACTGCCACTGATGGATGTACATACCCATATAAGGCATTTGACCTTCTCCGCAGAGAAAAAGCAGTTTATGATAGAATTATCTTTATTTCAGATTATGAAGTAAATTCTAGGAATCTGACAAGTGATTCTTATCGTTCTTATATTCATGATGTATGCTCACCATACATTTATGCAGTAGACCTTGCAGCTTATGGCACAGTTCCACTTAAGAGTGATAAGGTAAGCTATTACTACGGTTATGGTTCGATGTTGTACGAAGACATTGCAGCTCAAGAGTTCAATGCTATGAAACACATTGACAAAATCAGACAATATAAGATTTAATCTTATAGACATAAAGAGAGAAGTAGTTTAATTGGTAAAACGTGGAATCTTTTTAACTCTTTTATAATAATCTCCTGTAAAAAGGCAGCCAGTAAAAGAGATACTTCGATAATAAATAAAGTTTATAAAAGTAATTAAAAGTGTTTCGGTCTCCAAATTACTGGTTCGAGTCCAGTCTTCTCTCCTAATCTTACAAGGAAATTGAACACGTTTCATGTAAGCATGTATTTAATTAAATTTATTTCTTTAAGCCTTTGGACTTCGGTCTGAAGGCTTACCATGGGAAAGGAAACCGGCCTATAATTACGGAACCAGTGAAAGCTACTAAAGTGCTAACTTGGGCGGGTAGTTAAAAAAAAGATTTTGCTGTAGTCAATATTCTCTATTAAAATAGTAGTCATGATTAACAGTTTCATCGAAGGTTATAACATTAGTTTTTGGAGTACTAAAATATGTGGGTTCAAGTCCCACCCCGTCCACTAATTTTTATTGATATGACACCAAGAGAAGAAGCATTAAAAAAAGATTTGGATATAATAAACCAAACAGGTATATTCTTTCCAATCACTTTAGAAAGACAGGATTATCACAATGAGTATAGTCCAGAAAGAACAGATCCCTGCCCAGATTTCTTTGGGCAATATAGTTTAATGTGTAATGGAGATAGGATAAATTATGAGCCATTGCCATTAGATACAATAGATGAAATTATTTGTTGTATTTTTAATTTAGTTAAATATGGCAAAGCTAACAGTTGAAAACTATTGTCATAAAATTACAGTAGAAGATATAGAACATGAAGATTTAAATTTTAATGATTGGGCAAGAATGTTTGCTACTTTAATGGTTGGTATAGGCTTTCTTCCAAGAACAATTTATTCTGGAATGAAAGAATTTGCTGAAGAATATTTAGAAACTGAATAATATGGATTTAAATTGTATTTTCTTCGCCCAAGAAGGCGAAATGGGTCTTACTGAGACCTCTGCAAATCATTTGTGTGCATTAGCAAAAGAACAAAAAAAAGAAGCTGAAAAGTTTCTAGAAAATGTCTCTTTTGTAGATTCTTACATTAACATTGTAGGTTCTGATGTAAAAAACCAAACAAATGTTGGTCTAAAAGAACCTCTTTTACAGGAAATCAAAGAAAAAGTAGAATTTGTAGCTAAGATGAATGAGTTTATAGCTTGGTTTGCTGAAGCTCGTAAGCATCTTGAAACCTACAAAAAGAAAAGGAACAACTTAGGCATTGAAGATTTCTGTAAAGAACAGGGAATCGAATATCCAAAATGTCCAGAACGGGAAGAAAGGGGAGAGGCTAAGACATTTGAAGATATGGTTGAAACTCTTCCAATAAAGGAAAGAGAACTTTATCTTGCTCTAGAAGCAAAGGCTTCTGTTTATGGTAATTTCATTCATTCTGAAATGCCTATGAATAAAGCAAGAGAAGAACTCATTGATAAGATTCAACATCCTTTTAACGCTAACCTTGAGGGTGCTAATACGATTATTACTCAGTATGTTCCTTCTGTTGAATTTAAGTCGGTAGATACTCTCTACAATGAACTTCAAGCAGAATACAGAAAGATTGAACAACAGCTTAACCATATGAAAGCAGAGATTAGAACTAAACTCTCTGCTGAAAATGTGGAAATCCAGAATAAGAATATGGCAATACTTCAGAAGTTCCAAGAGGATATGAAAGAGTATAACATAGAAACTAGACAAATTCTGACTAAATTTAATCAGTTTAGAACAGAAGAAGAAGCTCGTCTTGCCAAAATTAAATTGGCTATTCCAGACAGACTTATCAAAATAATGAATTATCTTAATTCTTTAGGTTAAGAGACTTGACCTATTTTGGTCTAACTCTTATTTAATGTAACAAAAGTAAGGACCTTATATAAAGCATTATTAATGAATCAATAACTAAAATTAATTCTGATTTGCTTGACAACACGTACAAAGTGTCTGTTTTTCGCACTATAAAATATAGTAGAGACATTTAGACTAAGTCTAAGGTGTACGTGTTGGTCTAGGTCTAATACTAGGTCTAAGTCTTCACGCCTTACTTTTGTTACTAACTAATTTTTAACTATTAAAAAATATAAAGAATGGACGAAGAAAAGAAAGGTTTTACCATTTACGAAGACGGTTCTATGTCTGGTGGTAAAGAAGAGTTTGCTGAAGTAATCATGTCAGCTATTAAGAAGAATCCTGAAATTGTAGCATTTTTTGCTGCTACATTAGAGGTTCATCTTTTGTTGAGCGATCCTATCGCTTGGATGAGTGTACACAGTCCACAAGAGTTTGTAGATGTTGTATCAGCAGCTCAAATGAAGGCTAAAGCAAAAGCTGCAGCAAGATTCAAGTAAATGGCTGGCGAGGTAGCTCAGTTGGATAGAGCAATTGCCTTCTGGAAGGAGTGCATGGGCGAGAAATCCCCATGTAGAATCACCCTAAAACGGTGGAGGTCCCCCACCTACGAGATAAATAATAGGTGTATGAGAATATCCTCGTAATAAAATAAGGTCTACACACGCTAAACAATACGGCGTAGGGATAATACCGTGCTAAATTGAGAATTCTATTCTTCCTTTACGGAACACTGAATACAATCTGCTTAACGGTCAGATGATTCTCATAAACGTGTAGAGAGTATAGAGGTGATGTCTACAGTTGGAATTTGCTATAAAGCAGAGTGTAGAAACTGCTATATATGAGATATAGTTCCGTAAGAACCTATTACCTCAAAAGGTTTTAACCCTATAGCAACTTGCAAGAATTCCAATATGACAATAATGTATTCCAGACTACAACAATTTACTTGGAAATATGTAACTTGATGTTGTATGAAAGAAAATGCAAGACTTTAAGTAATATAACTAAATAGCAGTTACAAAGGATAAATTGGCTACAGCAATGTAGAGTAGTAGGCTAAGCAATGGGTCAAGGGTTCGAATCCCTTCCTCGTCACAAAACGGCCTGGCGTAATGAATGAGCCATAATTCCAGGTAGGAAGCCTAGTATAAAAAGGTAGCTACAAGTTAATGCTTACTTGTCCTAAAAAAAGCATTTTTGTTTTCATAATTAAACTTATTACGAAAAAAGGGTTATAGTAGTATCAGCAAACCAGAACCCTTGAACCTAAAAAGAGCCATGGATTTTACTATGAGGAAGCTCAAAGGTGACAGACCATTGCGTAATTGCATAGGAGTGCTGTTAGGCTGATATTAAATCCTTACACTGGTCAACGACTCTAAGGTACAGAGGGGTGTAAGATTGAGTCATAAACTCTCAGAAGGTTTCCGAACTAGCGAAAAATGCGTAAAGTGCTGACCCAAGAGCAGTCGTAACGGGTTTATGAGATTTAATTTTTAAATTTTTAATTAACATGAGAAAAATCATTCTAATTCTTACTTGTTTATTCTGTTTTGGATTAAATATTAAAGCAGATAAGGTATTAACCGATGAACAGTGGAACAATCTTCCAGAAGAAACTAGAAGTACCATTACTCTAGAAAATAATGCTGAAAAAACTTCTAAATGGACCAATATTGGTAAGGAGATTGGTATTGCAGTAAACGAAACTTTAACAGCAATTGAAAGTTCTGCACAACGAATTTCAGAAACTCATTTGGGAAGAATAGCAATTGGAATTGTTGTTTGGAAACTCTTATATAAGGATATTATACGAATAGTTATAGGAATTACTCTTTTAATACTTGCTATCATATATTGGAATAGAGCATACAAGATAATTTCTGCAAAAGACTTTAATTCATATGATGATATAATAGGAGGAGCTAATATAATAGCTTGTGTAGTTCTTCTTATTGCAGCATTAATATGTCTATTCTGTTAAGACAGGTTAAGAAAATCCTCATATGGAGGAACCTCGTCTATCTTCCCAACTTCGGTTGGGATTTGGCCTCTTAGCTCAGCCAGGTTAGAGCACGAAACTGATAATTTCGGGGTCAGTGGTTCAAATCCACTAGAGGCTACTAGTTAACAGAGATATAGGGTGAAATTCTCTGGGTACATTGCGTATCTCCTGATGTGTTCGTAACTCAGTGGTAGAGTATCGCACTTTTAATGCGAGAGGCCTGGGTTCGAGTCCCAGCGAACACACTACTTAATTTATTAATATATTTAAATTTATGGGAAGAAGTAAGAAAGGTGGGCTTAATGCACGCCGTAAAGGTGCATTGAAAAGGCTTGAAGCCACTTATAAGAAATTTAAAGAAGCTAAGAAAGACAAGGAGCCTTGGACAACAATAAGAGGTAACTTTGGACATTATCATCCAGGAAGAAGCTATGCAGAAGAGTGTGGTAGACTTTCTGAAGAAATTGCTAGACTTAAAGCTAAAATTCATTGATTATGTTATTTAAAACTTATAAAGTCAAGCAAGGACAATGGGGAGGAGTAATAGATTCTACTATTACAATTCCTGATGGCTTAAAACTAATAACTGGAGGTTCCCATTCTATGGGACATTTTATTCATGAAGGTAATTTACATTATTTAGGCATTATTGAAGCAGATATTGATGAAATTTCTAAAGGACTTGAAGGACTTCATGTTACTGCTGAAAAATTTGACAAATATGTCTTTATTACAATTCATGATATACAGTTTATAGAGGACTATCCTTACTTAGTACCTGCAGATGAATTAAATAATGAATTTAATCTTAAAGATTATTATATTATAACTTGGAGTAGAGATCTTCAGTTAATGAACATGAAAAGAATCGTGAGAATAAATTCAGAATTTGATATAAAAGTACAAGTAGTTACTAATACAGATTATGTTGGAAGAAATCCTTATAAAAGTTTAATAAAGGATAGTCAAGAGTTAGGTATAATTTTAGACAAACATTTCTCATTATCTGACTCTGCACCGTTTCCTGCTATGGTAGTAAAAGGTGAAATTGCAGATGCCTATTGGAAAACATTGGTAAATAAAGTTGTAGAAGGCTTTGGCCCAGAAATGCCTAATTTTAAGATTGTTAATCTAGAAAAGCCTCAACAAATTTATCATGCAATGAACTTTGGAACATTAGATAATTACTTAAAAATGAAAGAAGTTGAATATTTATGGAGTTAATATTTGCTATCTCTCTATGGGTTTTTGTAATGTTATTTATGACATTTTATTGGACTATAAGTAATAACAAAGTTTGTTGTTACGTATGGGACCATAATATATATAAAACGTGGAAAGGCTTACATAAAGAATATTCCAGATTTAAGTATGATAAAACAACTACGGAAGGTTGTCATGTTTATATTTGGAAAAATGCAGATTTAATAGCTTATGTATGGCCAGATAATGATGAATATCCTTGTGATATCCATAAATTATCAGATAATTCAGAAGTTTTCACTACTAGATACCAACATCATTCTGAAAAAATGGCAAAACTATTATTAGCATCATGAAATTTTTTAAAAAACCAAACTGGTATAGAACTATCAGATATTGGTTTTATTGCAACTGGAATAAAGAACACTGGAGACTTGTTAAGCAAGCCTTTCTTAGCTATGGTTGGGACTATTATTTTCTTACCGAGTTAGAAGAAAGACAGATTGATAAGGCTCTTAGATGGTTCTCTAAACATAAAAGATTAGAAAGTTGGGAGCAAACATATCGTTCTCTTAAATGGGCAAAACACTGTCTTCATGTTATAAATACTGAAGGTTCAGATTATTTCCATTTTACTGGGAAAGTAGAGTTTATTCCAGTAATTAAAGATTATTATGGAAATTCTATAAAATCTCCAAATAACAAGAAAGCAGAATTATATGAAATGGACTGGTCCAATCATAAATATCACTATGATGGACCTTACATAAATACAAGAAATGCCTTAAGATTTATTAATGCTGATAATAAAGAATATTATCTTAAAAAACTTCATGAACTTTATGTAGCTAAATGTAAAAACTTGTATTATAAAATTAGAGAATATTACTCTGATATTTGGTATGATTAATATGAATACTTTACTTACAGCAGAAGAAGCTAAAAGAATAGCGGATAATAGTCCTAGTCTCATGTATATAAATAATAAAATACAAGAGGCTGCTGAAAAGGGATTGTATAAGTGTGCTATTCAACCTTGTCTTCCAGAAGAAAAAGTCTTAGTTTATAAAGACTTTGGTTATACAGTAATTCAATGTAATGATTATACTCTCATAAGTTGGTGATATGATTACAGCAAAAGAAGCAAAGGAATTAACAAAAATAGGTAAAGTTCTTAATTCTATTTTTGAAGGAATTATAGAATCAGCCAAAAAGGGTAAAAGTGAATTTAGAGTTAATGCCCCTCTTCCAGAAACTTATTTAAAGTATTTGGTAGCTTTGGGTTATGAAATTCAAGAGTTTAAAACATATTATGTAATTATTTGGTAAAAATGGAAGAAGAAAAGAAATCAAAACTCTTAATTGAGGTAAATGAAAAAACAATCCACTTCGAATGTGACGGAAACGTTGTAGAACTGATGGCTGCTATTGCATATGAAATGCATCATAACCCTACTTTCCGTATGATAGTAGAAGGTGCTGTCCAAGGTGTTGAGAAATTTGAAGCTTTTAAAGAACTGGGAACAATATTGAGTGAAGCTTAACATTAATAATTTTCAACATAAACCACATTTTAAAGGAGTCTTTTTAGGCTCCTTTAATTTTTTATATTTTTATTTGTATTTTTAAAAAATTTTTTATACATTAGTTTGTAGTGTAATTAATTTAATTTTAAATAAAATAAAGTAAAAAAATGGTTAAAAAATATTAGAAAGGTTATTACTTTGATACCTCAGAAAGATACAAAAGTAATAAAGGTTACTTTGGAAAAGGTGTCTGGAAGAAAGATGGAAAGAAGATTGGATTAGGTGTAATTTCCACAGATGATTTGGGAGATTAGTATCAATTAAATTCAGATGGAACAGCTATTAAAATTAAAGATAGCAAAGGAATCACAAGTGCTGGTTAGAAATTATTATCAAAAAAAGGTTTAGTATCTAGAAATGCTGGACAAAATACCCCTGAAGAAGATGAAGGTTTATCTGCCAATATTGTAATTGGAATAGCTAAAAAATTAGGTTTAGATGACAATTTATAGAGATTAGAAAATTCAGGAATAGCAGGAGCTTTAACTTCAGGAATAATAAAATCTCTTCCTTATTTCACTCCAGTAGGTTCTTTAATCTCTGGATATGATGCCATTAAAAATTTTAGAAAAGGAAGATGGAAAGAAGGATTAACTGATGCGGCTTTTATATTACCTTTTATTGGAGGTCTTGGTAAACTTGCAAAAGTCGGAGCAAAAGCTTATAAACCTTTAGCTAAACCTATGGCAAAAACTGCAAATAGATTAAATAGATTACAAAAGTCTAATTTTTCAAAATTTTCAAATGGATTTGGATTGGGTATGATAGGAAATGATATATACCATGCTTTCTTTTAGGAAGGTGGACTAATAAAAGCATAGAATGGAGATAAGTTTAATTATTTCAAAAAATATGCTGAAGAAAAGAAAAAAGTTCAAGAAGAACAAAAACAAAATGAAACTAATTTAGAATCTCGTTGGAATAATACACTTAATAAACATTTAAATAATGTAGATTCTAAAGTTCAAAACGAAAAGACTGTTAGAGATAAGGCAGTTAAAAAAGAATCAAGAAGAAGAAATAATTATGTTGAAAATGTAGCAGGACTTCAAGAAAGACTTTTTAAAGGAGGCTTCTATGATGAAGGAACTACTTTTGAACAAGCGGTTGATGGAATTATGGGTCCTAAAACTAGACAAGCTATGGCAAAAGAAGCTGCTAGTAGAAAATCTACATAGAAATAGATAAATGAACCTTAGATTATTAAGTCTTCTATGTTTCCAAATATTTCTTTTATTAGTAAATTATTTAAGCCAGCTAAAGAAATTGAAGATTCCCCTAATACTGGACTTTAGGCTATACTGGACCATAAATCAAAATACAATGTTAATGATAGATACGGTGTAATAGATAAAGTAAATCAAAAATTATAGATTTATCAAAAAGATAAACTTTTGGAAGAACATCCAATTACATTAGGAAAAAATGTTGGAGATATGATGGTTAATAGTGATGCTAAATATTTATCAGATTCTCCACGTACTACTGGTGCTGGAGTATTTACTTTAGAAAGTAGAGCTAATAGTAACTATTTAGGAAAAGAACCTTTGTTTATAATGTATCCAGATTCTCCTGGAAAAATAGGATAGGCATTACATAGTCCAGCAAGTAATAGTAGATTACAAGCATTAAAAAATTCTAAAGCATCTAAAAGAGTTTCATATGGATGTGTTTCTCCAGATTGTGGAGTTATGTCTCATTTGTACAATGATAAAATATTAAATGACAATGATACAGTATATGTTCTTCCAGAAGTTTAGGGTAATAAATTAATAGAAAAGAATGGAAAAATGCAAATGTCTTGGGGAGAAAATAATCCTGATAGTATTATGAACAGTAAAGGAAAAATGATAAAAGCCTATTATAATAATAGAATATGAAACTAATTTTAATAGCATATATAATATTAAATTCTTTTATAAATGAAAAAATAATTGTAGAACTACAACCATATAATAATTTTAAAATTAATGAAATTAAAGAGTTAGTTCCTAAATTAAAAGAATTTATAACAAATGAATTAAATTTAAATCCGGTATTTATAATAAAATCTCCTCAAAATCTTTCTGATGATTTATATAATGTAAATCATTCAAGATATAGAGGAAATAAAATTATAAATAAGTATAAGCAAAAAGCATCTAAAAAACATATAATAATTGGATTATTACATGATGATATTTCAACTACATTAAGAAATCATGATGATTGGGGAATTTTAGGACTTTCAATTCTTAATACTTATACTTGTGTAGTTTCAGATTATAGATTAAAAAATAAAAATAGAGATTATTGGAAAGTAATAATTCACGAATTTATACATACATATTATTGTGTTTCACATTGTTCTAAAGATGTTGAGACATGTATAATGAAAGATGCTAAAGGTAAAGCGAATTTTAAAAATAAATTTAAACTTTGTGATTACTGTAAATACAATTTAAAATTGTTAAATTTATATAAAAATGAATAAACTATTAAAATATCTTATAATTGCTTTCATTGCAGGCATAGTCATTTCCTTCTGTGTTCCCAAAGGACCAGAATGGACTCCTATAAAAGATGAAGTTCCAAATTTTCGTACCTACGAAATACATGTGGATTTCTCTAAACCATCTTGTGAAGATAGACTGTTTATCTATGATGTTTCTATTGATGCTCACTTGATTTACTCAGGAGTATGTTTACATGGTTATGGTGGAAAAAGTACTTCTTCAAAACCAGAGTTCAGTAATGAAATAGGTAGTAAATGCTCTTCACTAGGTACTTATACTTTGGAAGGAATTGTAAGAATGGAAAATGGAGAAGAAGCCATCAAACTTAAAGGTTGGAGTGAAACAAATTCAAATGCAGAAGAAAGAGGAATTTACATTCATTCCAGTCTTATGGCTTCGTTACTTCCATTTAATATTCCTGGTATGAATTTTCCACTCACAAAAGCAAGTGAAGGATGTTTTGCAGTGAGCTGGCATACCTATAATGCTATAAAATATTGTATGAGTCATGAATGTGAAAACGATAAAACAGTATTAATTGCTTATGAATAAAATTAATAAATATTCGTTTGGAGGTGATGTTCTTAGTGCAATAAAAAATATTATTTAGAAAGCTTCTGGATATGCAGATATGTTAACTCCAGCAAATCCTTTAAAAAGAGCTTCAATGCATGGGATAATGATGCCTGCACCTCCAGAATACTCAGATGCACGAGGTAGAAAAAGATATCGAATGCATCCTACAGGTTAGAAACATACAAGTCCACAATGTGCCCACTTTGTAAATAAATATTTTAAAAGAGAAAAAGGGGGAAATGCTTGGACTCATGATTATGTTAAACCTTATATAAATGGTTATGAAGGAATTACTTTAAAAGATAGAAAGGGTAATTCCTATTAGAATCATTATTCTTATAATTTAGATGCAGCAGAAAATTTAAAAAAGAAACTTGATATAAGTAAGTTAAATCCTAAACAATCTTATGTAGCTAATATGTATGTTAATTTAAGTCCTTGGGATTATAAATCAAGAAAAGGAAATTCATACTCTCAAGGAACTCATACAGGAATCTTATTACATAATGGAAAAGATTGGGTAGTTAGACATAACTTTCATGGGAATATAATGGAAGACCCTTTAAAAGATTTGTTAGGTTCTAATTATGATATAGGAGTTACATCGATAATGACTTAGAAATAATTAATTAATATAAGGGAAAGGGTATTATATCTTTTCCCTTAAATTTTATAATGAAACTAGAATAATATTTAATGAAGAATTAACAAAGAAATTTAAAATATGATTTTACTCTGGTATCATATTGTAGGTATAGTATCCTACTCTATCTTTATAATACAATTTATCATGTCTCTCTTTGCAGGAGATATCGATGTAGACATTGACTTAGATACAGATGTAGATTTCTCTTTAGGAGATTTATTCTCCTTTAAAGGAATTACTCATTTTGCAATGGGATTCTCTACTTGGCTAACTTTAGCAGGAACAGTTGCTTGGTATAGTTATGCTATAGCTGTTTTAGTAGGAATTATCTTCATGTTTATACTTTACTACATATATAAATTAACTCTTAAATTGGAACACTCTCCTGAAATTTTAGTTGGAGAAGATTTAGTAGGAAAATCCGCTACTGTTTATATGTCTCATCAAGGCAATAAAACAGAAGATGGTTTTTACAAATACGTTATAACCTTCTTCAATGGTTTAGGATTAATAGAAGAGATTGCTCTTTCTAAAAATGAACATTTAGAAACAGGAGATATAGTTACAATTAAGGAATTTAAAAACTCAAATTATTTTATTTAAATGTATTCAAGTTTAATTATTACAGCAGTGGTTGTTCTTCTTATTATAGCAACCATCGTAGGACTTCTTTCTCGTTATAGAAAATGTCCAAGTGACCAACTTATGGTAGTATATGGTAAAGTAGGCAGTAAATCTGCTGCTAAACTTTATCCTGGAGGTGGTGTATTTGTATGGCCTGTTATTCAGGACTACAAAACTATGTCTATGCGGCCTATTCAAATTACTTCAAACATCATAAGTCCTGATATAAATAAAATTAAAACCAGAGTTAATACTGCTTTAACTACTGCTATTTCTTCAGATTCAGAAATACAACCAAATGCTGCAATGCGTTTTTTAAGCTCTGATCAAGATGAAATAGAAAATGTATTGCAGACTATTGTAGATGGTAGCATAAGATTGGTAGTAGCTACTATGACTGTAGAAGACTTAAACTCTAATAGGGAGGAATTCCAAGATAAAGTTAATAAGAGTTTGAGTATAGAATTAGCTAAGGTGGGTTATGTAATCCTTAATATCAATATTCGAGAGGTAGCTGATGAACAAGATATCATCAATAACTTGAGTAAGAAGAAGGAAACCGATGCTAGAGCACAAGCAGAAGCTGACATTGCTGAAAAGCAAAAGGATGGAAAAGTAAGAAAGGCAAAGATTTATCAAGAGCAAGAAATTAATGTTGCAGAAGCTGATAAACAAAGAGAAATTACAGTTTCTCAAACTAAACAAGAGCAAGCTATTAAAGTAGCAGAAATTGAGAAAAACCAGGAAACTCAGATTGCTGATACTCAACGAGCAAAGCAAGTACAATTAGCTGAGATTGAAAAAGAGAGAGAATCTGGTATTGCTACTCAAGAAGCTCTTAAGACTGCTGCTGTAGCTAATGCTGAAGCAGATGCAGAATCTAAGAAAGCAGAAGCTGAAGCACGTATGGTTGCTGCCGTTGCAGAACAGAAAGCAAAAGCAGAATCTTCTAAAGCAGATTCTGAAGCAACTCAGCGTAAAGCTATAGCCGCTGCTAAAGCAGATGCTGAAGCTACTGAAAATGAGAAAGAAGCTGCTAAACAAACTCGTATTGAGCAGGCTAATCAACAAAAGGAAGCTGCAATTGCTAAAGCAACTCAAGAGAAAGAAGCACAAACTGCTGAATATGCATCACAAAAGAAGATTCGTGCAGCAAAAGCAGACCAAGATGCAGGTGTAGCAGAACAAAATGCAAAGATTTTGGTTGCAGAAGCACGTGCAAAAGCAGGTAAAGCAGAAGCTGATGCTGACCAGACTGTTCAGGTTGCTAAGATTGAGGCAGATATGACTGCAGCTAAGACTAAGCAACAACGTCAGCTTGAAGTTAATGAAGCTGAAGCTAAAGCAGTTGAAGCTAAATTAAAAGCTGATGAAATTATTCCAGCTGAACAGGCTAAGAAGAAGACAATTATTGAAGCAGAAGCAATCAAAGAAAAAGCCATCCTTGAAGCAGAAGCAGTAAAGCAAAGAATTCTTAAGGAGGCTGAAGCTAAGGCAGAATCAACTCGTATGACAATGCTTGCAGAAGCTGAAGGTACTAAACAAGTTAAACTTGCTGAAGCTGAAGGTGAAAGAGCTCGTTTGTTTGCAGAAGCAGATGCATATCAGAAGAGAGAAATGGCTCCTGCAGTTGCTCTTCGAGAAATGGTAGATGCATTTGGAGGAAATCCTGATCTCTTTGTTCAGTTCAAGATGACTGAGCATTATGAAGGAATTGCTGCAGCACAATCTAAGGTTCTTGAGAATATCAAGCTTGGTCAGGTTTCTGTTTATGGTGATAGTAATACTGGTGCACAGTTTGCTAAGAGTTTCATTGCGGCCTTTGCTCCATCTCTTGACATGATTAATAGTGGAGTTAAGGGTCAGTTCCAGAAGCTCTTTAAGGGAACACTTCCTACTGCTGAAAACAAAGAACTTCCAAAGGATGACAAAGAAGAAAAAGATTCTTCCGAGTTTGAAGAGGTAAAATAATTTTATAGGGGAAAGGTAAAAAAATGTAGTAAAGTATAACCTTTCCCCTTAATAATCTAAATACTACCTCAGTTTACATCAATCTACAAAGATGTTGACTTTCTCCAATGTTCAACATGAAGCGTTGGTGGTAAGGGCATACCATAATCATGCTACGGGGTAAAAATACCAACAATAGAAGGGAAAATTAAAGCTGAGGTATCTTTAATATTTCTCTTCTATTTTTTTAACAAAAATTATTTTTTTAGGAAAGAAAAAATTAATATATTTGTTCTTCAATAAGAAACGTAATTTTGATTAGCACGTATGGTGTAATGGTAACACAGAGTATTTTAAATTCTCTATAATTGGTTCGATTCCAAAACGTAGCACAACTTCCATCCTCCCAATTTATTAATAACATATTAAACTGAGAGAATATGAGACTATTTAATTTCAAAAAACTTTTATTATGCATTACACTTGTAATATGTACGTTATCTCTTAAAGGACACACTACAGATTCCTTAGAAATACCTTTCAATAAGGAAATTGTTCACAAAAGTAATTACTGGGGCCCTGTAATTACAGCTATAGCCAGAGTAGAGTCGAGTTTGAATACCCAAGCAGTCAGTAAAAGTGGTAAGTATGTGGGTTATTTGCAAATAGGACCAGCTTTAGTTGTAGATTGTAACAATTACTTAAAGAGTTTGGGTTATAAGAAAAGATTTACTTTAAAAGATAGATATAACAAAGAGAAATCTATTGAAATGTTCATTATCTATATGATGAAGTATAATAAGTCTAATAGTGTTGAAAAAGCTATTAGAATTTGGAATGGTGGTGCTGGATATACTGTAAAGGGAACACAAGCATATTATAATAAAGTAATGAAACATTTAAAAACTTAGACATGAGAAAATTAATTTTGATTGCAGCAATTGTTGCACTGGCTAGTTGTACTGGAAGTGGTTATTCCCCAGTACAAGAAGAAAATGATTCAGTAGAATCAGTAGTAGATACACTATCGGCAGATACTTTAACAGTAGATACTCTTACAGTAGATACTCTTTAAAAAAGCAGGGCTATGGTGTAATGGTAGCACAGCAGACTTTGACTCTGCTGGTGTTAAGTTCGAATCTTACTGGCCCTACTTTAGATTTTTTTATTAATTAATTAATGTTTAATGTAAAATGAAGAAATTTATTTTATCTTTATTCCTTACTTTAGGAATTTTCATGGCAAGCAATGCCCAAATTGCAACAAGTTCAACTAATTTCATGGATAACTGGTATGCAGGTGTAGGTGCTGGTGTAGCAACTCCTCTTACTTTTAATAAGGTATTCCCAGTAAATCCAATGGGACATCTTGTATTAGGTAAGCAGTTCGATCCTATATTTGGTGCTGAGATTGAGGGTGATTTATGGTTCGGAAGTAATAGTACACAGTTATTTGATGCAAATCATAACAGAATTACTAATCGTTTCGACCATCCCTATGCTCATAATGCGGTTCGGGGAGTAGGTGTAGGATTATTTGGTACTACTAATGTTACTAATATTTTGTATCCATATTTTAATAAACCACATAAAGCAGAACTCTTTGTAAGAGGTGGTGTCGATTATGCTCATGCCTATATACCACATCGCAAAGATAATAATGCATTTGGTATTAAGACAGGAGCTGCAGTACGATTTAATCTAAGTGATGCTAATGCACTACAGGTTGGAGCTGATGTCTTGTGGAAAATTTCTAATAATGGTGACCAATTACAATTTAATAAAAATAGAGCACAACTTGAACCTAGAGTAACATTTGTTCATAAATTTAAGACATCTAATGGAACTCATAATTTCAAGACATACGACATTGGATATTATGAAGCAAAAATCAAAGAATTGGAAAATAGACGTCCTCCAAGACCAAATGTTGTGGAAAAGACTATTGTAAGGGAAATAATTCATAATACTGGAAATCCATTCTTTGTTCCATTTGCTTTTAATAGTTCGGAGCTTGATGATAATTCCAAAGATATTCTTGATAGATTAGTTAAACATATTGGAGAAAATTCAATTGTAAATGTATTTGGATATTCTTCATTTGAAGACTCTTCTAATCCAGAATATAATAAGATTCTTTCTGAACAAAGAGCAAAGGCAGTTGCAGATTATCTTTCTAATAAGGGAGTTAAAATTAATAAATTAGAAGGAATGGGTGCAAATACCAGAACTTCCCAACGTTGTGTAATAATTTCATTATTTAAATAAAAAAATATGAAGAATTTTATTAAAATCTTTGCAATTTTAGCAGTATTTCTGCTATCCTTCACATCTTGTGAGAAGAATAAACCTATTTCCAATGATGTTGAACAAATTGTTCCAGAACAATTTATATCTACCAATATGGAAGATATGTTTATTTCTTACGAAGAAAACTTCGTATGGTATAATACAACAGTTGTTCTTAAGGATTCCTTGAATAAGGTAGAACATTTTAACATTGAATCTATTAATAGTGTTTTTCAAGTAAATGGAAATACTCCAAAAGTAGTAATCTTTGATTATATAACTGGAAAAACAACTATTAACGGTATTTGGATGGAATGTTTCCCACTTAATTATTCAGATATAAAATTAACATTTAGGGAAGCATATAACAAATTAATGGAATCCAATTATCCAAAACCACATAGTAAAAACATTACATTAAGAAAAGCTATTGGTCCGAATATATGTAATCCACAATACATTTTTGGAAATACTAAGTATCAATTATTTGTGGATGCTGTAACTGGAGAAGTTACAGATGTTGACCCTGTATTTGGAGAAAATGTTGATTATTCACAGGGATTTAAAAATGATTATTATATTTAATAAAATAATTTTTATCTAACATAGTTTAAAAATTGGGTTAATACCCATATAACGTGTTGGTTCGTGAGAATAAACAAGTTAGCAACGATGTTAAAAACTTTCATTGTATTTGGCATACTCCTTAGGGGGTATGCTTCTGCCTCTTTAGCTCAGTTGGCCAGAGCACGTGATTTGTAATCTCGGGGTCGTTGGTTCGAATCCGACAAGAGGCTCAAAAAATTAAATATATTATGGAAAAATTAACTAGAAAATATTTTGAAGAAAATGGATACAATATATGTATTGAGAAAGTTATAGATTTTGATGTTTGGGAAGCTAAACTAACTAAACGTTATGAAAAAGGTGATGGTATCTATGCTAATGTAATTGTATCAAATTTGATGTATTCCGATGAATTTAATTTTACTGGACAATTAGGAAATAATTTTAATTCTAATTTTTTGATTATTAAATCGGTTGAAGATTTAAATATGATATATAAATTAGCTAAAGTAAATTATAATAAAGAAGAAAATAAATGGACTCATTTCTAATCTGCGAAGATAAGATTGAGTTTAAATATAAAAAAATATATTAATCATTTCGGTTGCTTATGCAACAGCCAGCCCCTTCTTTGAAGGGGTAACTCGGGATATGGTGTTTAATGGTAGCATACTTGGTTTGGGACCAAGCGGAGTAGGTTCGAGTCCTGCTATCCCGACAAATAAACATTTAAAATTTTATAAGTAATATGGTTTACGAAGGAAAAGAATTTAATACAATTGGAAAAGTGTTTGATGAAGCACTTCGTTATGCAAAAACTAATAAGAACAAAGCTATAAGTTTCTTTAAAGCGTATGTAGAACATATCCTTAATACTTATAAAGAAGTTAATACGTATGCTGAAGCAGAAAAAATAGCAAAGTCTAACTTTGGATATTTTGCAGGATATTATGACAAGGAAACTTGTGATATAATTTATAATACATATCAATGTTCACACCCTATTTTTGGAGATAAACCGTATGATGTTTCTCCAGAAGAAGCATTTAAAAAAGGTATGGAAATTGGTAAGAACATTAAATAAACCAAATCGAGGTTTAGAGGTATAAGACTCTATAAGTGGAAGAGGCATTCAGCAAGAATGATTTTGGTGGAAACCCAAAGGACGGTCTGAGGTAGGGAATTGTACGTATCTTATAATACGGTGTTCATATTGTAGATTTGGTTTAAGGGGTCATAGCTCAGTTGGCTAGAGCATTTGCTTTGCACGCAAAAAGTCGTGAGTTCGAGTCTCACTGGCTCCACATTGTTCCCCTACTAGTACGGGGCAGAAGTACTAGGCAGAAACCTATCTCTGTTAAAAATAGGTCGAATTTACTATTTCATCGAAAACGAAATAGTTGAAAGAATTGTTAAGATGGAACAAGTCTTAACAATAAGGGAGGGTAACCGGTAACTGGTAGCCGCGTGGACTGTAAATCCACTCCTTAAATGGACTGGGGGTTCGAGTCCCTCCCCTCCCACTAATTGGAAACATAGCGTAGGTGGTTGTTGCGCGTTGGTCTGAAAAACCAAAGGCCTTTGGTTCAACTCCAAGTGTTTCCACTATATAGCGAGGAGAATTGGTATTCCATCTAGTCTCATAAGCTAGACTTCGTGGGTTCGATTCCCACCCTCGCAACTAAAAACTAGATAATTGGTGTTTCATTGAAATAGTGTACAAAGACCAAGGATAGTGAACGGAGAAGGCCTCTCCTTTGTAGCAATAAGTTAAATGATTAGAAATATATATCTAAACTTGGACTAGATATTAAGACAATCTAAACACAGCATTATCAGAAACACTCATTTTTTTTTATTTTTTTTTGAAATATTATGATTTATAATTTAAAAGAATTAGTTAAAGGATCTGCAGATCTAGACTGTATGAAAAGCGGTGGTATTGCAGTATATAACATTACAACAGAACACGGTGATGTTTATCAATTTGAAATTGATTTATCTGATAAAAAAGACGTTGGTGAATGTGCAACATTTATGACTCACTATGATAAAGCAATTATTCTTATGAGATGGATACGACGAGAAAATGATAAAGAAAATATAATAAAAATAAAATAATATAATACATAAAGTGTCTATGGCCGAGTGGTTGAAGGCAGCAGACTGTTAATCTGCCGTGGAGAAATCCCCATCGTAGGTTCGATCCCTACTGGGCACGCTATAATTGCACTGGTCAACGAGTGAAATCTGTCAAGAAGAGTTATTTAACTAAGTACGTTTAGTACCTCTATATTAAATTAACCCATGAAGTGCTATTGTACGTATATCGGGAGAGTATACTAAGTAAGGTATAGGAAAGCTATACACGATGGAAGGTGCTAATGTGTCTTTATTTTAACTGGTAAAAAGCTGGTCTCCAAAACCAGAGGATGGAGGTTCGAATCCTTCAGGGCACGCAATTCTCCAGTTGCTTGAGTGGTCTAAAAGGGCAGTCTGCAAAACTGTTATTCATTGGTTCAAATCCAATACTGGAGTCTTTTGGTTTCATGGTTGAATGGCTACAATACCACCCTGTCACGGTGCGTGGTACGGGTTCGAATCCCGTTGGAACCGCAAAGAAGGAAACATCCGTGAATAAAAAGCGGAAGAAGTTACCGTAGGCAACCATTAAAGTCGAAAATTAAAGAGTGAGAAGCAAAGACGCTCCTTTAATAGAGTTGTACGGGATAGTGGAATGTAAAACTGATTCCCAACAGGTAAAATGGGAAAAAAGGAATGTCATATAGTGGTTAAGTATGCAACCCTTACAAGGTTGTCACCTCAGTTCGAATCTGAGCGTTCCTACAAATAATTTTAAATTTTGAGTTATATGAAAAAGTATCTTTTATTAATTGTATTTACTATATTTAGTATAGTAAGCTTTAGTCAAGTGTCTATTCCAAGACGAGTAGCTCATTTTCATGATTTTAAAAAGTATGAAATTGTAGATTCTTTACCTATTGAGAGGCTTTATATTCATTCTCCATTCGATTATGACGATGAAACAGTTATTTCTATGGGAGAAGGAAATTACCTTATTAAAGCTCCTCATAAAGATAATGTTATCATTAGAAGAAATAGAAACAATACAAAAGCTATTGTTGTATACAATAGTTACTTTTTTGGAAGACATAAAGAATTCAATATTAAGGAAAATGATAATCGTTTGATTCTTTGGTATGAAGATGATAAATTATATTGTGGATATATTTATGATAAAAAATATAAAACTTGCAAATATGTAGAAACTCATTACTAGGAAGTATGGCTGAGTGGTCGAAAGCGGCACCCTGCTAAGGTGTTAGTCAATTATTTGGCTCGGAGGTTCAAATCCTTCTGCTTCCGCGATGAACATGGGACAGTTCGTTCAACGGTAGGACAAGGGATTGTGGTTCCCTTTATGATGGTTCGATTCCGTCACTGCCCCCTATTGGAGATTTGACAGAGTTGGTCGATTGTACTGGTCTTGAAAACCAGAGGGCGGTAAAACGTTCCGGGGGTTCGAATCCCTCAATCTCCTCAAATCGGGGCCTTATTTGGTTTTGACAGATAATATTAAATACAGAAATCAGGTAGACACGTTGAAGTCTTTAAATTTGACAAATTAAAATTAACTGCTGAAATTGATTATTTCAACATGGCTGCCTAAGCCAGAGTTTTAAAAGTACTTGGTAACAGAAACTTTTATAATGTTGTGAGACATTAACTATCACTGAGAATTTTAGAATTTATTATATGATTTATAAACCTGTATTAAATTTCTTTATTTGAGTTATTTTGGACATGGGTTCGACTCCCATAGGCTCCACTAAACATAGTAGTCATGAATACGGTTACTTCGATTTTTAGCTCATTTGGTAGAGCGTCAGACTTGTAATCAGAATGTGTTGGTTCGATTCCAACAAAACCGTATTTGTCCGTATTCACTATTCTCTATGTATTTTAATCTTTAAAAAATATGATATTTAATAATGAACTCAAGAAGATTTAGAGCAACTGTTTGGTTATCTATACCAATAGATGTTCATTCTCATTTTACTGAGAATAAATTAGAGGATGAAATCAATGAAACTCTATATACTAAATTTAATTGTGATAATATTGAATGTGAGGTATCAAAAGAGCCACTTGATGAAGTATCTGAAGACATAACTAAATTTGATGAGCCTACTGGATTTATTGCACCAGATGGAAAATTTTATGGGATGAATTCAGATGAATTATCACTAGTACATATGGCTCTGGCAGTAGAAGTATATGAATTTTATAAAGACAAATTTGATATAAAAAATCGTACTGGATATGGTATTGATTTTGACCTAGAGAGGAATGGATTTATTAAAATTCGTAATAATGAAGTAATTTATTGGATTACTGATGATGAAAATCCTATTTATTGGACCAAAGAACAGTGTGATACTGTGCTTAAATATATTAAACATATGGAATCACTTTCTAATCGTGTAATATTTAGTAATGGTGCCAATAACTTTAGTGTTACATCTTCTCAGTTTTCTCAAATGGATAAATTTTCAATACTGAAAAAATTTGGATTATAATATAATGCGAAAGTAGCTCAGTTGATAGAGCACTAGCTTTTCAGGCCTGGGACATGAGTTCGACTCCCATAGGCTCCACTATATTTTTGAATATTTTTATTAAAATATCTTAATACTATTATAGTTGAATTACGTAATAAATACTATTTTAGGATTAAGCGGGGGTTCAGAGACGTAACACGGAACTAAGGTTTGGGGTCCTAAGGAAAAAATCCCACCTGCGAGTATAGCACAACGGCTAGTGCTTCAGCCTTCCAAGCTGGAGATGTGGGTTCGATTCCCATTACTCGCTCTAATGGGGATATCTTACTAATAGGTTAGGTGGCCGCCCCTTCAAGGCGGAGATACGGGTTCAAGTCCCGTTGTCCCTACACATGGAGGTTCACTTGCAATAATTAATAAGTCTTACAAAGTGATATATTAGGCCTATAAGATACTATTAATTGTGAAGAAATTATCTAGAATTCTGATAGTGATATAAGACACCTCCGCCTATAATTATAAAGTAGCCAATAATAAACTTACTTCGTTATTCACGGGTTCGATTCCCGTAAAGATCGCCATTTGAATAGACCTTTTAGCATAGTGGTTAATGCACTTAGACAGTTTATTATGCTTTCTCTTTATAATTTTTTTATTAAACTAATTAAAAAAATATATGACTAAGAAATTTTGGAAAGATTGGCAAAATAGAATTGGTGAAACTCAAGACATTGAATTTAACTATTGTGTATTCAATAAGAACAATGCAAGATGCTATTATCATTCAGTTTTATGGCATGTACATGGAGATGATAAAATTTTGAAAGCATCGTTTCACGGTGATGCAGTTGATTTAGTTATCGAACGTCATGGATGGGCAAATGGTCATCACACAGTAGAAAATGAGTATTTGACATTGCACCGTACAGAAATCAAAAATATTGAGTTTATAAATATCTGGAAGTAATATGAACAGAAATATATTAAATCAGGCATTCATCACAATGGGCTACCGCCAGATGTCTTCTCACAATATTGGCAATATTTATGGTAAGCCAGTAGGTTTTGGTATTGTAATTGCAAAGATTGAGCAGAATCATAAAGAAATTACATTTAAGACAGCCTGTAGATCTGTAAAGGGTGAAACACTCACATGGGATTCTAAGAAAATCAATATTGATTATACAGATCCAAAAGTTGGATATGAAACTATTGACGGAAAAGATTTGTATGAGCGTTACATCAATATGATTGCCTATGCAGAATATGAATGTCATACTGATAAGATAATTTATAGTGGCTGTCGTGGAGGAAAAGGCCCTTTTGCATTCTCTACAAGAAATGATATTATGTCAATGATTAATTTATGAAAAAATGCTTATAGGTCCAAATGTTAAAAAGTAAAACAAATTCTATTAAATATAGAGACTATAAATTACAACCAATAGGCTATAATAAAAATAATGATTTACTATTTGATTTATATAAATTAAAACCTAATAAAAGGGTATGTAAACTAACTGGTTTATATAAATTCAATGAAGAAAAATTTGAAATTATATCAACAGCAAAGAATTGGATGAATAAAAATCATAAAAAATTACTCCAATTCTTATTAAAAGAATATGATATTAAATTATGATTATAGGTTCTCACAATACAATGACTTATCAAAAACCATTAAAATGGTATTATAAACCATTTATGTGGATGGCTAGATGTTAGAATAAAGATATAGGAACTCAATATCGAGATTATAATGTGAGAGTATTTGATATTAGAGTATATTTTAAAGATAATAGATGGTATACAAAACATGGTTTTGTTATATTCCCTTGTAATGTATATAACCTCTTTAGTATTATTAATGACGCAAAAGATTGTTGGGTTCAATTAGTTTTGGAAATAACAAAAGAAGATATTAAAGAAGAAAATAAATTTGTTCAGCTCTGTGCTGAAGTGGAAAAGCTTTACCCCAATATACGGTTTATTGGTGGTGTAAGAAAATATGACTGGAAATGTCTTTATGATTTTAAAAATAAGTTATCGATTAATGGTAAGTTTTCTTCTTCTCCAAAAAATCCTAAATTTATTGGAATTTTTCCTAAGTTATATTCAATTCTATTTAATAAAAAATTCTACAAAGAACCTATAGAAGAAGATTGTTTGATGTTGGATTTTATAAATATTAAATAATTATGTTATATATACTTGGAATATTCTTCTTAGTTCTAGGTTATCTATATTTAGACCCAAATATTATAACTACAGAAGTTAAAGGAGAAAAATTAGTTACCTTATGGTATACTAATATATTCTCTGGAGTAAGAGATTATATAATACTCTGGAGAAAAGATTAATTTTTTTTATTCAATAACTAAAATTTATTTGTTATGGAAACATTTGGTTTTTGCCTTATGGGACTTGTGGTTATTATGGCCAATCTTAGCGTTTTTAGACGCTAATGCCCCAAAGGCTTTGTAATTAGAATTAACTTATTTTCTTTTCATATTCAAATTTTTGTTTTTTGGGAGAGTAGACTTTGGTCTATTCTCCCTTTTTTATTTATTATGTTTAAATTTATAAAAAAACTTTTTGGTAAATCTACTGTTACAAGAGTAGATGTTTTAAAGAAAGCCAAAGAACATAAAGAGTTTGGGTTATGTTATGCTATTCAAGAAGCTCTTGATGATTATGGTATCATTGTTCGTCCTGAATATATATTTTCTCTTTTTACTCGTAAAAATGCTTTAAAATTTGGAGCTGATAAAGAGTGTCCTTATTGGTGGGATCCAGGAGTTTGGAACACTGGTAGAATGGATTTCTTAAACTGGCTTATAGAGCAGTATAAAAACAATAAAACAGATTTAAAAAATTCAATAATATAATATGGAAACACTTTGTGTAATTTTTGGAATACTTTGTGTATTTCTAATTTGTATTCTTTGTTATCAGTATAACTCTTTAAAACTGTTAAGAGAATCTAATAAAGATTTGGATTGGGATTTACAAGAGTATATTGCTGGTAAACGTGATGATGCTCGAACTATTTGTAAACTAAAAAATCGAGTTTCTGAATTAGAGAGAATATTAAAGAATTATTATGAAGATGCTAAAAGCACCGAAAGTAAAGATGTACAAGAATAATGTGTTTAATTAAAAGTCATAGGTTTCCAAAAATAGCCTGGAAACCAATTAAGGTTTATAAAGTATTAGTATATTTTAACAAAAAATTATATACTCCCTTCTTTTGGTCTTCAGTAAAATTGAATTCTACTATTAAAGCTAATAAGAAATGGTATTCTAACTTAGATGATTGTTTTGTATCTGGAGAAGGAATACATTCTTATAGAAATTTCAAAGACGCTCGTGAGTGTAAAAAATATTTAAATACGTGTAATATTGATATTGATAGATGTTATTATATAGTAGAATCCAAAATTCCTAGATTTTCTCTTTATTGGGAAGGTATAGATATTAACAAGTCAGAAATTGCTAGTACTAAATTATATTTAACCGATAAAAAAATATAGTTATGTGTTTAATAAAAAAACATAGGTTTCCAAAGATAGCTTGGAAATCTATTGTAACTCATAAAGAGTTACATGTAGAGAACCTTAAGGAAGTTCTTTATTTTAATAGAGATGGAAGTGCATACCTTAAGCCTGGGGAATGTAATATCACTACCCCATATATGGATATAAAGGTAACATTAGATTCTACTATTAAATCTAAAAGACATTGGTTTTGGTCATTGTTTAAAGGATATATAGAAGGAGAAGGAGTACATTCTCATAAGGAATGTGTTGGCTATCCTTTTTTTGGGGGAAATATTTTAGTAGAAGCTATTATACCAAGATTTTCTCTCTATTGGGAAGATAATTCTAATGATGTAGCAAGTACTAAATTGTATTTAACTAATAAAATTATATCGCATGATGACTAAACAAATTCCTGATATCTTATGGCTAGCTAATATAGCTGGTTCTTCTGCATTATGTAAGAAAAATCCTATGGACCCGACATTTGAACCTCAAGATTACGATGTATTAGATGATTCTGTCTATCCAGTAGAAGGACTTATAGAAGAAGATAAACCAGTAAAATTTATTAGAGAAGATGAAACCAAAATTTAAAGTGGGAGATACCTTTAGGTATAAGGGAAATATCTATACAGTAAAAGATATTACTTGGTATGGTGAAGTGGTATATGTATATGAAGTAACCTGTTTAGTTAACAATTTTCCAGATGAAGATGTAGTATCGAGTATAGGTCGTGCTGGAGAAGATAACATGAAACCTTATAATTTGGAAAACTCTGATAAACTTTTTTCAAATGGAAAAACACTTCTTTATATGTATAATAAAGGAGTTGAATTAGGAAAAATTCAAGCTTTCAATTCTTTATTTAATAAATTTTCAGAAGTAGGTATTCCAAATACTCTTGAAGAAATAAGAAAACTTATGAAAGAAATCATAGATAATGAAAAAGATTAAAAACTTTATTTTATTATTATGGGCAGGAATCTTATTTATTGAATATGTAATAATAATGTTCTATGCCTCAGTACGAGAACTTTTTTATTTATTAAAACAGAAATATGGATTACGAACAAATATGTAAAGAATCTCTTAAAGGTATGAATACAACATCAATTAAAATAGAAGGATGTTTCTCCTGTTTGCTAACTATATTAATTTTTGCGGCTGTAGCACTTTTTCTTGGTTGGGTTCTTATGTCTCTTTGGAATTGGTTAGTTCCAATATTCTGGGTAGCTGCTCCGATTTTAACTTATTGGCAAGCAACTGGAATAGTAGTATTAATAAGTATTATTGGTAGACTATTATTTGGATAATTATGAAACCAATAGTAAAAGCACAATTTCAATCAGGTTGGGAATGGGCTAAAAGAGCAGCATTAAAAACTGTAGGTCTTAGTCCAAAAGATTCCCAACCTACGGATGAATGGAAATCCAAGATGTTACTTGCAGAGCATTCTCCAATTAGAAATGTAATTTACTACATTTCCATAACAAATATACGTCAATGGGTTACTGTGCATCTTGTAAGGCATTGGTTAGGTTTTATACCATTTGTTCATACTCAAAGAGAAGATAGAAGACATCTTGAAATACCAAGAGATGAACTGCCACAAGGTTCATTGAATGATATGGATATTTCTGCTAATGCTCAAGCACTAATCAATGTAAGCAAGAAAAGACTTTGTAACTGTGCTTCAAAAGAAACCAAAGAAGCATGGCAAGAAGTCAAGAAGGCTATCAATGAGATAGACCCTATTATGGCAAGCAAGATGGTTCCTCATTGCATTTATAGAGGATTCTGTCCTGAGATTAAATCTTGTGGTTTTGCCAATACAGAAGAATTTAAAAAACAATTAAAAGATTATAGAAATGGTTAAAGAAAAAAGAGAAAGAATAATTGCTATTATATTAACAATTATCATCTTGACAATAATTTTTACTCCTGTTTCTATAGGAGTCTGGTTATCTTCCTTAGCAATTGGTTGGAAAGGTTTTTGGCTTTCAGTTATACTTATGACTTATTTTTCATGTATGCCGTTTTTTGTTGATTTAGTAGATAATTTATTATTTTAAATTATGTTAGAATTATATTTATTAACAAGAATTGGAATTTTGTCTAATCTTTTTGGAGTTATAGCAGTTGTTTCTGGAATAGCTTAATAATTATGACAAGAGGAGAATTATTAGAATTCCTTACGAAGGAAGCTGTAAAATTTAGAGAAAAGCCAAATTTCATCAGCATTAATAAGCATCTTACTGGTATAGATAAAAATAATATGCCAAGTAAAGAGCAAATTGATGGAGTTCTTGTGGCATTTATCAATAGTGTCGGAATATCACAATGTATTGACTATGCGTTAAGTTATAAGGATTTAGACAAAGAAAAATAACTATGACACAAGAAGATAAAAAATTATTGCTTATAGACTTATATGCGAGATTGCCTTATGGTGTAAAAGTACAATATAATAATGAAATATACAATATTGATTATATTTCAACATTATATGAAGAAGTTAAACTAGATATTCCAGATAATTATACTGTTGGAATATCTGAAATTAAACCCTATCTCCGTCCGATGTCAAGTATGACTGAGGAAGAAAGAGAAGAGTGGGCAGATTTATTTAATTTAGAATTAGATAAATTAAACGAAATTGATGATGAAAATGAAGCAGAAGAACTCGCTCCTTATTATTTTGGGAAATCACATCAAGTTTCTATTGATTGGCTCAATGAACATTACTTCGATTATCGTGGACTAATTGAAAAGGGTTTAGCAATTGAAGCGCCAGAAGGAATGTATAATTTAAAAAAACAAAGATTACAATAGAAGAAAAGTTATGAACCAACTTAAAACTACAACTACTAACAAAGCACCAGAGAAGATTTATATGACTCCTTCATTTGGAGAACCTGATAATATTTTACTTGCATCTTTTAGTAAAAGTCACTTAGATTTTCACAGAGATATTGAGTACACTCGTACAGATGCCTTTATTGACAAGGCTTGTGGTGGTATTGAATATTTACTTAATGGCTATATTATTAGGAATTTTCACTTTGGGGATTCTTATGACATTGATAAACTTATTGAGGACTTTAAAAACTATATAAAAGGATAATAGTTATGATTATACTTAAAATCTTAATCTATATTATCTGTATTATTATTGTTTTGTTCCTTATGGAAAGCGATTAATTTAAGTGATAAGATTAAAATCATAATCTGTAATGGATAAAGAATTTGAAGAAACTCTCGCAGCAGAGTGGAAAAGCTATAATGATAGAGGTGCAGCAACAGTTGATGCCCTTGAAGATAATACACAAGAGCTTGCCTTTGCTAAGGGTTTTAAAGCGGGTGTTATTCGACAAAAGGAGAAGGACTTTAAAATTTTACTTAAATCTGATATTTCTCCTTTTCGAAAACTTTTTGATATTTTTGTAGACAATACTTGTAAATGGTTATTACAGCATAATAATTATTTAGAAAATCAGTATTCTGATGTCATAAGTTTTAATATGGCTAAGTTAGTTACAGATTTTCGTAAAGCAGCAAATGAAAAATGGATAGAGAAGAAAAAATAAGAGAAGCTTCATGGAAATTAACTGGTGAGTTTTCCAACGAAGAATTTCTCGAAGGTATTAAATGGGCAGATGAACATCCAAAAGAAGGACTTTGGGATAGAGAAAAGATTTGTGAATGGTTAAAGTCTAACTGTTTTGGTTGGATATTTACTGAATCCGAGCTTGATGATTTATGTAAAGCAATGGAAAATGAATGAAATTACTGAAGATTACGTATCTTATGAAGTAGCAAAACTGTTGAAAGAAAAAGGATTTACAGAAGAATGTGAGTATTTCTATGATTGGTATAAAGAATCAGAGTCTTATCATATTTGTAGTAATGGCGGTACTTGTAATAATGAAAAATATCCTGATGAATATTCAATGCCGACCCATCAAATGGCTATGAAGTGGCTGAGAAGAATACACAATGTAAATATTGATATTGTATCAATATGGAATCAAAAACGATTTGAATATCAAGTTTTTGTTGTTACTCCTAAAAATGCTAAACATTGCTATGTAGATAACAAATTATATCTTGGTTATGAAGAAGCAGTTGAAGCGGGGTTAAAATATGCGCTTAAGAATTTAATTTAATATGATAACAATTACAGAAGATTATTGCTCTTTTGAAATAGCCAAGCTGCTCAAAGAAAAAGGATTTAATGGGGAATGTAGAGCTGCTTATACAAGTTATGGTCAGTTATTTACTACACAAATTCAACAATATATAACAAATATTTTATGTAGTAAAGGTTATTTATGGGATTGTACTGCTCCAACTTTTCAAATGGTTCGTAAATGGTTAAGAGATACTTACAATTTATATCTTTTCAATGAATATTTTGGAGAATCTAAAACCTACAAATGGAGAATTATTGAAATGAATTCTACACATAAACATTCAGACTTTAAACATTATAATACTGAAGAAGAAGCTACAGAAGCCTCTTTTAAGTATGCACTTGAAAACTTAATTTAGTATGGCAAAATATAGAATACTAAAAAGAGAATATCCTAATGGACGAGTAGATTACGAAGTTCAAAAAAAGATATTAGGTTTATTTTGGTGGAATTTTGAAAATATAGATGCCTGCACAACTGGTTTCTATGATACATTTGAAGAAGCTGAAATGGCAATTAAAATGCACAAAGAAAACCCAAAAATGACAATTATTAAAATGTGAAAGCTATGTGTGAATATACAATAGATATACAAGGAATGTTGGGAGAAGTTTCACCTGCCATTCATAAGTCAGAACTAACACAAGATATTAAAGATTCTTGGGTTTACTGGGCTGTAGAAAATAATATTGAACATCTACATGAAGGAAATTATGAATCATTTGGATAAATTTAAAACATTACCACATATTAATGATTTTGGTAATGCTACCTGTGATGATTGGGGATATAGTCCTAATTTATACCACTTTGATTGTGCTTGGCATGTAAGCTGGATTCATTGTTCTGAAGGAGATACATTACGAGATTTTCATGCTGAAACTCCAGAAGAAGCTATAGATATAGCACAAGATTGGTTTCATTCTACTTTTTGCAATAGTTAAATTATGAAACATTATATTGATAAAGCCACAATTATAACTGAGATAGATAAAAGAATGCAAGAACTTCATCCTACCAATACACACAAGATGCAAGTTGGTGAAAGAGTCGATAGAGATACTCTCATGTGGCTTAACGCATTAACTTGGGTTAAAGAGCTTGTCAATTCTCTTGAAGTGAAAGAAGTTGATTTAAATAAAGAGTTTGATAAATATTGTGATAATCTATATCTTATTGACCTTGAAAATGAACCTTATGTAGAGTTATTCGAATGTGCCAAATATTTCTTTAACCTTGGACTTAAACTACAGAAAAGAGAATAGTTATGACACAAGAAGAATTCAATAAATTAATGGAATCAAAAGAAGAAGTTAAAGTTATAGTTTATACTGATTCTTCAAGTGTTGGTTTATGTTTCACTCTCAGCGAAATAGTTAACTTGGTCTTGCACATAAAAGAGGATGAATTGTGAGTGCTAAAAAAGATAAAAAAAGAAAAAAGAGATTGGATAGTTTACATGAAGAACAAAAAGCTAGATTACCACAAGAGATATGTAAAACTTGTAGAGGAAAATCTAGTTTTTGTAATTTGTTAAACTATAATTTATGTAAATGTAAGTTTGATTAAGTGTATAAAAAAATGAAAGCATATACAGATATTGAACAATCTAAGAAGTTAGCTGAAATATTGCCACTTGAAAGTGCGGATATGGCAAGATGTGGTGGTGAAAATGTTATAATGACAGATTATATATCAGCAAAAAAGAAATTCTCTGTGTGTGGTGAACTTACTATTACTCCATGTTGGAGTCAGGCAGCATTATACGATAGATTACCAGTAGTAATTGGGAACCTATTAGAGAAAAATGCCCTTAGACTTAGAATAGATAAGGGTGAAACTGACTTTAATGTATGGTATGATAATCTTGATACAGGTAGTGTAGAAGAAGGTTTAGATGTAGTAGAATCTAATCCAGTTGACGCATATTTTGAAATGATAATTCGGCTAAAAGAAAATAATAAATTATGAAAGCATATACAGATTTTGAACAAAGCACGAAATTAAAAGAAATATTACCACTTGAAAGTGCAGATATGTTCTTAGCAATGAATGGCACATTACCAGTAATGTCTAAATATATTGATGAAGGATTAGTTACAGCAGATGAAACTGCTATTCCTTGCTGGAGTCTTGCTGCTCTAATTAATTTACTTCCAAGTGAATTTACAACAGAAAACAAATTTGGAACCTTCAAATATACAATACGTATTCGTAAATATAAACTTACGGAAGACATAGATGTACATCAAATAGCATATGGTAATTATAAGTATTATGAAGATGGTCAGTATTCATTTAAGGATATGATTAATACTGGGGAAAAGGAAGAATTGCTTGATGTTGTATTTGACATGATTTGTTGGTTGAAAGAAAATAATATATTATGAATCTATAAAATAATATGAAAGTTCTAATCAAACATATTGACTGTGGTGAATTAGGTAGTATTATTGATTGTGATGCTCCAAGAATTTTTTGTCCTTTTTGTAAAGAACGAAATACTTCTTTCACAGAAATAAGAGAAGTATCTCCTAAAGAATTATATCATTTAATAGATTCTTTTAAATTAATCTTAAAGATTTTAAAATAGTCATCTTAATATGAATATAGTAGCAGTATTAACAATCCCTGTAGAAGATTCAAAAGGCAGGGTTACTACCTGTAATATGGTAGAAGCGTTAGATATTTCCTTAGGAAGAATTAAGGAACGTTTTGATAATCTCAAGGAATCTGGCTATAATCAAGCTGGAGAAATTATTTTGAATTTTGTTAAAATAGATGAATGAATATTCTGAAAAATTATTAAAGACTCAAAAAGAGTGGGAAAAAAGAGCAAAAAGTATTAAAAGTCCTGAAGAACTTGCGGAATTTGCTGAAGAACTATTAGAAAAAGCAGATTCTTATAACTTATGTTGCTATGCTACAACTTATATGGCCCTTGCTGGAGGTTACTTAATTTCTAATACTTTAGGTATTACTACTTGGCAAGCTTCTAGTGCTATGTGGTTATTTATTAAAAATTGGAATTTTAAAAATAATAAATTAGGTCTTAAACTTTTAGACTATGATTTATTATTATATCCTCAATATAAAAACTATTTTGATAAAACAATTACTTCTGAACAGTTTAAGGAATTGCAGAAAATTGCTGAAAAACGTTTAGAAGACAATACAATCGAACCGCATCCAGATGTAAAAAAACATTGGGAATCAATTATTGTAGGAAAAGTTCCATTTGGTTTTAAAATTAAAGACAATGGCAGCACTTGATAGAATTTATGTAGATTCTTACGAAAAGTATTTAGAGTTTAAAGAATGGTGTGAAAAACAACCATTATTTACAGATAAATATGGAAAACAAGAATCTATGACTAAATATTTAATTACTGGTTGGGATCCAGAAGATTGGAAATCCCATCCAATAGCTTCATTTCCTTACTATATCGATGCTTACGTTATTCGTAATTGTCCTTTTGATTATATTCAAAAAGAACTTATGCTTAGGTATGGTCATAAAGACCAAGAATCTATTGATAAGGCATATGAAATAGTAATGAAACGTGGTGGGGTACCTGCTTTAGAATATTCTGGACCTTATTGGTGGATGTCAGAAGACGATTTTAAGGTTGTAGATGGAGTAGTAACCTTTCCAGAAAATGAAAACTCTAGTTACATGCGAATTAAAAGAGGAGAAGTATTTAATTCTCCGATTACAGATGCTAAATATGAAGTTGGTAAACATTTCAAATGTACTAAACATCCTGTTAGATTTTATAATCGACCTGCCTATTGTAAGAGTTGGTGGGTTCAAATAACACCTCCTTCTATAGGAGTATTATATTTAACTTATCATGAAGATCTCGGTACATGGGATTTTAGTGATGAATATGTAATCTCTGACTGGGGTTCTAATACAGCATTTGTTAAAACTATTAAAGCATTAAAACGTAAAATGCGTAAATGGAAGTTACCTATAGGAACAATAGTTCATGTTACTGGTAGGTATATAGGTGATTATTATGAATTTAAAATTACTAAATAACTATGAGTATATTTGAATATATTATTGTTTTTATGTTTAGTATAGGTATTCTTTTAGGAGGGGTTGGACTTTTATCTTTTATTATAATATATCCAATATGTGAATATAATCTTAAGAAAAAATCTAATAAACTTCAATGGAAATTTATAGAAACTACTCAATCTAAAGTATCAAATTCTGATAGTTACTATGGAAGTTTATATTATAGAATCCTTCCTTCAGAATTATCTACCTTTGTAAAAATTTTTGGAAGCAATAATTGGATATATTATGAAAGCATTAAATTTAAATCTAAAGATGAATTCGTAAAATTTGCCTATAAATATAATATTTTAGATAAATTAAAAACTGAAGATTATTGGATTGAACCATGAATGAAGAAGAAGTAAGAAAAATTATTAAAGAAACTGTTGGAGTAGATTTAGAAGAAATTCTAACAAAAGCAGGAAATCTTATTGTAGATGCCTATCAAAAAGGTTTTGAAAGAGGCTTCGAAATTTGTGAAAAAATGAAAGAACATGAAACAAGAAACTAGAGAAAGAACAGAAAAATATTCAGTTTGGATTGCATCCGATGGAACAGAATTTAAAGACAAGACAGAATGTTCTAAGTATGAAGAAACGGCTAAATGTGCTCTTTTAACTAGATATGAACCTCTTATAATTAATTCTGGAATAGAAGAAGATTTATTTGGTTTTGGAAGTGGAGATTATGAGATTGATGTTGTTCAAATTACTTCCACACAGGAAGCAGATTTAATTACACAATTAGCTTTACTTCATAATAGCTATCTTCAAGAAAGTAGTTATAAAAACATGCATGATAATGTAATTAATGCCATAAAAGAGGCTACTGAATCAAATGATTATCTATTTATTGGTAGAGGTTACGATAGAACAGATTTTAGTGTTTTATATACAAGAAATAAGATGATACAACGTATACAAAACGCTTGTAATTTAAATAATTAATTAACTTTAAAATTTTTTTTATGGAAGAAGGAAAAGTACCAGTTGGTGTGTTGAAGAGTACACTCACCAAGAGTTTCAGAGACTTGAAAGAGTCTAGAATTAACACAATGAACGAACAGACTGAGATTAAGTATCGTAGACAAATTGAAGATATTATGTCTTCTATTCGTCAGTGTGATATTGACTCAGAGGATGCTATCTTAGATATTCTGCCTATGAATGCTGGACAGGGTATTAATCCAAGTGCTTTTGACCCTGATAAACTCATGGCTAAAAGAATAAACATTGCTCTTTCTCGTAGGGAGTTATCTATTAAACTCGGAATCTATGTAAAAGAGTATGAGAAGTTGTTTGGACCTTATGCTGATTTTGAGAAAGTAAAGGATTATTTAATTTAAATTTTAAATTATTATTATTATGGGAACTGGTGTTTATAGTTATTCTTTAGCTTCTGAAAGAAGTTTTTCAAGAAAGTTGGCTACAGCAAGTATGGATTCATATACTGCTATGGAGACGACTTTTACTCAAAGGAAATTGGATTCAGAAATGAATATTAAAGGTAAAATACGTGAAAGTAGAGATTCTGAAGAGCATCCAAATTCTGTTCCAATTATTGTTGCTTTGGATACTACTGGAAGTATGGGTGATATTCCTATGGATTTGATTCAGAATTCATTTCCAGAGATTATGAAGTCAATTTTAGACTCTGGAGTTAATGATGCTCAAGTATGCTTTATTGGTGTTGGTGATTGTTATTGTGATAATGCTCCAATTCAGTGTGGTCAATTCGAAAGTTCTGATGAACTTATGGAGAAATGGCTTCAGAAAGTTTGGCTTGAAAGAGGAGGTGGTGGAAACACTGGCGAAAGCTACAATCTTGCTTGGTATTTCGCATCTCGCCATACTGTAACTGATGCTTGGGAGAAGAGAAATAAAAAAGGTATTCTTATTACTCTTGGTGATGAACCTTGTCTTTCTGAAATTCCAAAGAATGCAATAGAAGAGTTATTTGGAGATCCTGCACAGGCTGGAATAACTTCAAATCAATTGATCGAAGAAGTTAAAGAAAAGTGGGATATTTATCATATTCACTTTGGAGAAAATAGAATTAGTACAATTAATAAATGGAAAAACCTCATTGGAGGAGATAAGGTTTATGCTCTTCCACGAGAAAATTATAATCTGATTCCTACTATTTCAGATATTGTTCTTAGGAGTATTGGAGATTTTTCTCAAGCTTCTTCTTCAACTTCTACAGATTTTAATGTACCAACAGAAACAGAAACTGTTAAAATTACATTATAATGAAAAAACAAATAGTCCTCGGAACTTTTTTTGGGGATGAAGGAAAAGGTTCTACGGTTCAGTGGCTTTGTAAACAAGCCATTGACCGTGGAGAAAAACCTCTTGTAGTAAGATTTTCTGGAGGTCCTCAAGCAGGACATAGAATAGTAAATAATGGTATTGAACATATTTGTAGTTCTTATGGAAGTGGAGTTTTATTAGACGTTGATACTTGTCTTAATGAAAATGTTTTTGTAGACCCCATTTGTATGAGAAAAGAATATGAAGTTCTAGAAGCAAAAGGAATAATACCAACTCTTACTATTTCTTTTAATTGTAGATGTATTACACCTTATGATGTATTCTCTAATATTAAAGATTCCAATAATTTAAATAATGGTAGTTGTGGAATGGGAATATATCAAACTTTTAAAAGATGTAAAGAATCTAAATATTCTACACTTCTACAAGCAATTCAAGACCCAGAGAAATTTTTAGAGGGAGTACGAGAGTATCATAAGTTCGTTCCAGAAAAAGAGTTTGAAGATATGTTCATAGATAGTATAAAATGGCTTGTTGAACATGCTTCTTTCTATGAAGAACCTTTATTCTTAAAGGATTATGATACAATCATTTATGAAGGTTCTCAAGGATTACTTTTGGATATGGACCATGGATTTATGCCTAACTGCACTCCATCTAAAGTTGGATTAAATGGATTAAATCCAGAAATATTGAATGATGCTGAAGTATTCTTTGTAATGAGACCATATCTTACCAGACATGGTAATGGTTATATACCTCAGCTTTCTTCAGAACTTGAAAATTACTTTACTTTAGAAGAACCTTCTAATTTAGATACTGGAATTCAAGGTGTTTTCAAACGAGGAGTATTTGATTTTTCTTTATTAAAAACATCTTTTGATAGACATTGTTTATCAAATTATCAATATAAATATCACATGAAATTTAATATAATATTAACTCATGTGGATTGTATTAATAATTTTGATAAGATTCCTGTATTAATGAATGGTGATTATAAGATAACATCTTTATCTTATTTTGATTTATGGGTATCATTAGAGGGAATTTCAATAGAAGATTGGTATTATTCTTATAATCAAGAATTAACACCACAACAATTTGTGAAAAATTATGTCTAAGAAAATTATTAATGATTCTTCAAAAAATCCAGAAGTTAGTGTAGAAGAAAAGATTTGGAAGGAAGCTCAAATCTCTTTAGCTAAAGAATTAATAGCACTTCCAGTAGATGTTGCTTTGTCAGTTTTAGAAAAACTAGCAAGTAGTAAATAATGAAAAAACTTCTGCTATATCTATTAAGATGGCAATGTAGTACTCCAGTATTATATTTGGTATTAATATTATTACCATTAAGTACTTTTTGGAATACTATCATTGCTAACTTAATAGGAGGTATTATATTTTATAATGTAGATAAATATATATTTAAGAAATAATGTGTTTCTTTACAAAAAAATTAAGAAGGAAAACTGCAAAATACGATATTCCTTGCTTTATAATAACTCTATGTAAAGAAGATTCCGATTTAGTTTCTTTTACGGGATTTCATTATGAATTAGGGGAAAATTATTCTTCTAAAATTACTGTTGTAAATGGAAATCTCCAAAACTTCTTTTTACATTTGCAAAGTCTAAAAGGAGGTTTTACTTCATATAATCCAGAAAGAGTTAAAATAAAGAAACAAAAATCTGATAGCATTCATTTTGAAGCTTCTCTAGTGGAAAAACATTCTTTGATTGTTCCAAACAAGAAAATGCACTATGCTTTAGTTTCTTGTGTAATTCCTTTTGGTGCTACTTATTACGAAAATGAAATGGGGGAATTTATTTCAGACGAAATAACAACTTTAAACTATAAGTTAATATAATATGTGTTGGGCTGGAATACATAAACGTAATATAGCAAAAGAAGATATTACAGTTTATAAATATCTAAATAAGAAACATAATTCTCCACTTTTAAAGTATCATTATCGTAAGAATGAACTCTGTGAAAAGGTACTTCTTGAGCCCAAGTCTGCTTATAAGAGTTGGAATAAAAATATAATAGATATTTATCCATATATTTATATATATAGTGGATATCATTCTTATATTGGAATACCAAAGAAAAAACCTTTTTATTTTCCAACTAATAGTACTTTGTATAAGTTTATTATACCAAAAGGTTCTGAATATTATATAAATGTTAAAGGGGAAGTTGTTTCAAATCAAATTATTTTTACTGGAGAAAAAGCCAAATGATAATATATACAGATGGGGCTTACAAACCATCTCTAAAACAAGGTGGGGTGGGTGTGGTTTGGATTCAAGACGACAAAATTGTAAAGACTTATAATAAAGGTTATAAAAATGTTTCTAATCAAAAGATGGAGTTATGTGCAGTAATTGTAGCATTACGTTACATTATTAAAAATAATATTCACTTAGATAAATTAGAAATAGTTTCTGATAGTATGTATGCTATTGGATGTGCTTCTATGGGTTGGAAAAAGAAAAAGAATATTAAACTACGAAATCTTTTAGATGAGTCTTTAGAGGAATGTCAAAAACTTGTAGATTCAGAGATAACCTTTAGATGGACTAAAGGACATGACTCAGATATTTATAATAATATGGCGGATGAATTGGCTGATAAAGCTAGTAAAGAATTTCTAGGATGAAATATAAAAAGAAAATAGAAAATCTTAAAAGAAGACAAAAGGTTTGGGATAATCTAAGTAATGCTGAAAAAGCGGCTAACAAACGCCCTGGATCGGAAAAGAAAAAATGACTCTAGAAGATACTGATTATCGCTTAGTGCCTATTGATGATGATGGTTCTCCCTTTTTTGATTTATATTTAATGAAAACAATTAGACCAAAGGGGGGTCCAGCAAGAAAAGAGATGACATTGGTTGCCTATGGAATGACTTTACGTTCTGCAATAGAGAGAATTGCTTCGTATAGAGTTCAAAAAAGACATCCAGAGGAAGCTTTGCAGATAAGACAATACTTTAAGGAATTTATCCAAGAATTAAAATTAGTTAAAAATGGAAAAGCAGATTAAATGCCGAGTATGTGGTAGACAAACTTTACACTATTTAAATTCTAAAGGAGAATATAAGTGTCCAGTTTGTCATACTACAAATGAGATTTTGCCTCCAGAAGTTAAATTTGAGGTAGATCCAAAATTTGAAGATTATATTAATAATCCAGAAATGGAAATGATTATCACTGAAGAAGGAGTAAATTATGAAAGAACATGTTAAGTATGTCTACGGAGAATTCGTAGATTTTGCAGGTGCTACACACAAGTTTACAGTAGCAGGAGTTAGTCGAATTGAGCCTACAGATAAGGAAGATAATCTTATCTCAATTGAAGGCCCTAGTGTAATGGATTATACTAAAGGACTCTATTTATCTGAATATATTCCAATAAAAGGTCTTTTAATTGGAGTATCAATATGTAGTCCTAATGATACATATGATAAGGAACTTGGGGAAAAGATTGCTTATAGTAAAGCAGTCAATGTCAAAGACCTTTATTCACATACAGCTTTATATACTCCAGTTTTTGGTTTAATTAACGATGAAGTTGTTACAGCTGTTCTTGATAACTATGCAAAATATATTACCAAGAATCCCGGTGCTATAATTGCAGGATATAATAAATCTGAGAAGAAATTCTTAGAAAATAAGGCTAAAGAAGAATTTGAAGCATCTCTTCCTCAGGAGGTAAAGAGTGTTCTAGCAGAAATTGATTCTCTTAAGTATTCTAATTTAGAATTGCTTAACAAAGCATTGAAGAATCGTGGATAAAAAATTTTGGGTGTTAACGGGATTTTTCGTAATTTTGTTTATCGCTTTCTTCTCGTGGAGGATATATAATTATACTCCTCCCGAGAATAACTCTAATATTGAGCTAATAAAGAAAATAAACAGTTTAGAAAGAAAAATTGATAGACTTTCTTATCAAAGAGATAGTTTATGGTCTATTATTGATACTGCAAAAGTTGAAGTGATTAAAATACATGAAGAATATAGTAAAGTTAGGATTGATATTATTCATCAGCCTGTTGATTCCGATATCGTCTTTTTCACAAGATACGTATCAAACAACGAAGGACTCCTTAATAGTAATAACTCCAAAACAACTGAAAATTACTAATCTTATATTTGCAGAACATTCTGAACTAAAGAAGGAACAACCCTTACTAAAATTACAAATAGAAGGATTAGAAAAAATTATAGATAACTATACTATTCAAGATTCCATAAGGACTGCTGAGATAGCTACCTATGAAGAAAAAGTAGCATCTGACCAAAAGAAGATTAAAAAGATAAAAAACAGGCTTAATCTCTCTAGTGGTTTAAATCTAGGACTTTTTATGGGGTTGATTTTAGCTATATTTCTATGAAAAATTCAAGTAAAAAAGTAAAGTTCCCAGAACGTTCTTGTATAGACTGTAAAAGATATCCCTGTATGTCCAATTTTGAAGTATTTAAGAGTGATTTTGCTAAATATGGATGTAAAAATTTTAAATGACTACATTATTAGCTAAATTAGAAGTAGCCCAACATGAGGGAGAATATATATTATATGTCTTTAGAAATCTAGAATCTGATAAATGGGATAATAAATATATTTTATGTACTAGATATCCGAGATGGGAACATAGACAATTAGAAATTGGAGAAATAGGGTTTGTTTCTTTTACATTAGTTAAAGCTGGAGAAACTTATTATAATAGAATAACTAATAAAGAAGAAACTTATAATTTCACTCATATTAGATTTGATAAATTTATAAGAAAAAAAGAGGAAGAAGATAATATTACTATTTAGATAATGAATTTTTTAAATAAAAAAAATTTTTAATATGGGAGTTTTAGGAGAAAAACTAGCACAAGCATTTGAGGAAAAGAAGAGGTTACAAGAAGCGGCAAAAAACGATATTAATAATTTTATTTGGAAAGGTCCTAAAGACAATAATAGAAACCAACAAGAAATTAAATTGCTAGATGCTACTCCACAACAACTTAGAGATTTTTATAATCACTGTATATCTATGTTATACAGCAAAGATGCTAAGAATCCAGGACGTTATGTTCTAAAAGATATTGTAAAAGACCAGATAAATAAATGTAATACTGAGTTGTTTTTAAGATGGTGTGAAAATAAATATTTACCTTCTAATGACAGAAAATCTTATCCTAGATATTTAGTATGTTCTGATTTAAGAAGTACTTTGGATAAGAATAAGCAATTATTTGGTAAAGATTGGAAAACAACTTTAACAGCTTCTACTATATATTCAGGAGCTCCTGAAGAATTCAGAGATGTTCTTATTGATAATGTTCTTAGTGGTTGTTTATATGACTTAGGAATATTTGATAGAAAACATTTATCTCTCAATTTTATAACTAAATTAGGGGTTTGGTTTACTAATAGCGAGTTAATTGATTTAACTGAAAAGGACCCACAAACAGGAAAGAATAGAAATAGATTAGAAGTTATTAAAGAAAGATTAGGTCTTAAAAATAGTACTAAAATTAGTATTAATCAAGGTAAAGGATTAACTTATACTGAATTACGTGCTATGCTTACTCTTAAGAGTAAGAAATATTCTGATTTAACTACAGACCAACTTCTTACTTTGAGAAATAAAGTATTATATCGTTTTTTGGATGAGATTGATTATCATATAAATCAATGGGAAGAAAGAATTGAACAACTTGAGAAAGTTGCTAATTTAAAAGGATTTTCCCTTATTAACGAGTCTTAGGGGATATGACGCAGCAACTAGAATTATTTACTTCTGTTGATAGAACTACAAGACAAAAACAATGTGTTCAAGAATGGTTTAGAAATAAATGCATTGGAAGCATTGTTGCTTGTACTGGTTTTGGAAAAACTAGGATTGGTTTAATGGGAATTAAAGCCATACTTAAGAAGTATCCAAAATTTAGGATATTAGTAGTAGTTCCTACAGAAACTTTAAAGAATCAATGGTTAAGTTTATTAGATGAGTGGGGTTTAGGCTTAAATACTGATGTACAGATTATTAATACAGTTATAAAAAGAGATTGGTCTTGTACTATATTAATAATTGATGAAATACATCGTATTCCGACTGAAACTTATAGCCAAGTTTTTGATAAAGTTAAATATAAGTATATTCTAGGTTTAACTGCGACATTCGAAAGATTGGACGGTAAAGAAGAATTTATAAAAAAATATAGTCCAGTCGTTGACACCGTTACTACGGAGGAAGCTTCAATTAATGGCTGGATATCACCTTTCAAGGAATATTTAGTTTTACTTGATGTTGATGACATTCAAACTTATAAAGACTATAATAAAGAATTCACAGAACATTTCGAATTCTTTAATTATGATTTTAATTTAGCAAAGTCTATGCTAGGTCCTAAGGGTTATTTGGAAAGAATTAAAATGAGGGATGATAGATGTTCATATAAAGCTAGCAAAGAGGAAAAGAGCGATATGTTAAAGAATATAACATATCATTCTATGGGCTTTATGCGAGTGATACAGGCTCGAAAAAAATTTATAAATAATCATCCTAAGAAAATTGAAGTTTGTAAAAAGATAATGGAAAACCGAAAGGATTCCAAAATTATTACTTTTTCAAATAATACCCAAATGGCAGAGTCTTTAGAGAAAGGCAAAAACGTTTATACAGGTAAAACATCAAAAAAGAAAGGTAGAGTTTTAATTGAAGATTTTGATAAAGCCAAGTCTGGAACACTACATTCTTGCCAAAAATTAAATGAAGGTGCAGATTTACACGGAGCTTCTGTAGCTATAATTTTAGGTTTGGATAGTTCTAAAACTAAAGCTGTACAAAGAAGAGGACGTGTAATTAGAGTGGAAGAAGGCAAAACAGCTGAGATTTTTAATTTAGTTATTAATTCTACTGTCGAGTTAGAATGGTTTAAAAATTCTCACAAAGGGGATAGTTATATTACTATCGACGAAAAAGGTTTGGATCAAGTTCTTAGAGGTGAAGAACCAGATGCGTATGTTAAACCTATTAAAAGATTTAATTTTAGATTTTAATGTTAACGAGTAAAGCCATGAAAGTGGAGTAAAGGTTTTAACAATTAAGATAAGACATTTTTTAATATCTTAATTAATTGTTGTGAATGAATAAATTTGATTATTCAATTGATGAAGAAATGGCTCTATTAGAGAAGTATGCATTAACCCCTACAGAATTATTTGTAGTTAAAATGCTACTTCTCCAGCAAGAAGACTATCCTGAGAATTATTTATCTCGATTTTTAAAAAGTTCTGAAGATAATAAAAATAGTTTTAGAAATACTTTAATATCTTTAAGAGATAAAGGAATTATTCTTAAATCTTATAAGATTCCAGAAACTGGACAAGTTTTTGACCCGTTAGAAGTTCCTATAAATAAAAATTTCTTTAATACTATATTTAGGTCTGCATTTGACTTAGGTAAAGAATTATTTGAACATTATCCTATGTTTGGAGAAATTAATGGAACAACAGTTTCTTTAAGAGGTATCTCTAAAAAGTTTGATAGTCTAGAAGATTTCTTTAGATTTTATGGAAAGCAAATTAAATGGAGTCCAGAAACTCATAAGAAAGTTTTAGATTTGATTGACTGGGAACAGAAAAATAATATCGGATATATTAATTTCTCTTTAGCCACATTTGTAATAGAAAATAAATGGGCAGAATTAGAAGCATTAAAGAATGGCAAGATTACTAAAATTAACTTTAATGCTATTAAACAGTTATGATTACCGAATCTCTCTTATCAGAGATCGACAGGGGCAGGTCCGGTAAGAACCAGGGAATTAGTATGGGTTTACCCAAATTAGAGTCTGTGATAGATGGAGTAACTAAACAAACCTATACAGTAGTATTTTCTAATTCAGGAGCAGGTAAAACTAATTTTGTTTTATATGCTTATGTATATAAACCATTAATGGAACATTTAAATGATGATAATTTTAAAGTATGGTTTGCTTCATTAGAAATGAATGCCAATATGATATTTGGTAAGTTATTATCTATGTACATTTTTGAAAAATATGGATTAATAATTTCTTTAAAAGAAATATTATCTAGAAAGAAAGGATATGTTTTACCAGATGAATATTATAATATAATAAAGGATTGTTTACCTTGGTTAAAGAAAATAGAATCCAAAATAACTATATATGATAAATCTTTAAACTCTAAAATTTTATATAAGTTATTAATGGATGAATTATCTAAATTGGGAAGATTTGAAGAATCTGACCACCGTAAAATATATTATCCTAATAATCCAGATTTAGTTTTTGAAGTTGTTATTGACCATATTTCGTTAGTTAGACCTCAAACAGGAAATACTAAGAAACAAGAGATAGATGAAACTTCTTCATATTTAAGAACTTTAAGAAATATTTGTGGAATCTCTCCAGTAGTTGTTCAACAAGCTAACAGAGAACAAGGTAATATGGAAAGGAGAAAACAAGGAATGAGTGCTTTTACTATTAATGATACTAAAGATAGTGGTGGTCCTGTTGAGGATTGTGAAATTCTTATTTCTATATATAATCCTAATAGAGATAAATTAAACGATTATCGAGGTTATGATATAGAAACACTCGGAAATAATTTTAGAGTTATTTGTGTTCTTAAAGATAGATATGGAGATTCCGATGTTGAAATCGGATGTAACTTTTTTGGAGCTTGTAATATTTGGGCAGAATTACCTAAACCTAATGAAATAAACGATTTTACCAAATATATTTCTCCAGAATATTTATTATTAAAAGATGATATTAGTGTTCCAGATAAAGTAGTTACAAAGAAATGTAATTTCGTAATATAATGGCTAATACTATTTTAGTTTTAGGAGAAAGTGGACAAGGAAAAAGTACTAGTTTAAGAAATTTAAATCCAGAAGAAACTTTTATAGTTAGTACTACATCTAAGCCACTTCCTTGGAGGGGTTGGAAAAAGCAGTATACTAAATTTAATAGTAAAGAGAATACAGGTAATTGGTATCAAACTGCAAAAAGTGAAAATGTAGCAAAGATTATTAAATTTGTAAATGCTAAACGTCCTGAAATCAAAAATATAGTTGTTGATGATCTTCAATATACTATGTGTTTTGAATATATGGATAGAAGGTCTGAAGTAGGTTTCCAAAAATTTAATGATATTGGAGGAGATTTCACTGATTTACTTAGATTAGCTGATACTCTAAGAGATGACTTAAATTTAATTTTTACAGCCCATTCAGAAAATACTGGAGATGCTATAAATCCACATTGGACTCTAAAAACCATAGGAAAGATGGTTCAAGAGAAAGTAACTCCAGAAGGTTTGTTTACTTATGTATTCTATGCTTTAGCTATTCCAAATGGAGATAGAATGGATTATAAGTTTTTAACAAATTCTGATGGAGAACACGTAGCTAAAACTCCTATGGGAATGTATGATGACTTATTGATAGATAATGATATGAATGAGATTTTACGAGTTATTAACGATTATAATAATGGTTATTAATGTATAAAATTGTAAAGCAAACTATTACCACAGAATGGGTAGATGAAGAAACTGGTGAAATTTTCAAAGATTCGAGAGAATTTAAAGAAGATTCAATTAAGAAACCTAGAGCATCTAGTGGAAGTTCATCTAAGTCCAAAGTGGATGAGAATCCAGATCCTATTTTAAGACTTGAGGAGAATAAATATATTCTTACTACAGGTGCTGTTGATGCTCTTGGCGTAGAACCAGGAGAAACCATAGATATTAAGTTCCAAAAGTTTAAGAAAAAGACTTATCCTGTTATAGGAACAAGTGAAGCTTGGGGAACTAAAGCAGGTAATAAATTAACTAAGACTAATACAGTAAGTTGTAGAGGTAAAGTTAATGATGAGCTTAGCAATTATGGTACAGAGTTCACTCTAGAACCACATCCTAATAAAGGTGGTTTATTTATCCTCAGAGGAGAGAATACTCCTGAGGTGGTTATAGAGACTACTCCAGAACCAGAACCTGAAGAAGATTTTGAAGTTCCTGAAGTAGATGTTGTAGAAGATGGTGGAAATGAAGAAGAAATCGGTGATGATGACTTCAATTTCGAACTTTAAAGATAATCAGTTAGTAGTAATATAAAATTGAATTAATATGCTAAATTTTGGTAATATTGCAAAAGTAAGTACAGAAACAAATTCGTTTCTTAGAGCTTGGAACATTTATGATGAAGTAAAATTCGAAGGTATTAGCGATGTAGTAACAGGAAATCGCAAAGATGGTGGAACTTGGAGAGCATGGGACTTTACATTTACTTGTCCACAAGGTTCTTATAAAGAGAGAATATTTGAACCAGGAGAAAATGGAGAGGAAAGACGTAAGATAGCTAATGCAAATGGACATGAATCTGAAATGCCTTCAGATATGGACAGAATTAAATATTTTGCAGTTCATTTAGTAGAAACATTTGCACCTACTAAACGTGATAAATTCATGGAAGCGTGTGGAAAAATTTCCACTTTTGACCAATTTATTGCTCTCTTACACAAAGTATTAGATGGCAGTACTATAACAACTTCTTTACTTCTTGCGGGTAGAAATAATGCAGGTACAGTTTATGCTGCTCTTCCAAATTTTGTAAGAATTAATAGTAAAACTGGAGAACCTTTTATGTCTGAAAGATTCTTAGGGGATAATCTTGCATTTACTGCATGGGAACTTAGCAAAAAGAAAGAATACGAAAGTGCTAAACCTACACCAATGAAAGATGCAGGTGGCAATGACATAGATACAGATACAGGTGATGGTATTGATGATCTTGATTTAGGAGATATTTAATTGTAATAAGATATGAATTTCAGAATAAACCAAAAGATTGATAAAGCCTATTTAATCTCTAAATATTCTGAAGAAACATATCTAAGTCATTATCTTGGTATTCCTGTCAAAAAGGGTTTATATAAGAATCCTTTAAGACAGGATAACAAGGTAACTTGTTCTTTTTATAAAAGTAAAAATGGAGAAATATTATTTCATGATTTCGCTACTGGTAAACAGTTAAATTTTATAGGAGTAGTAATGGCTAAATATTCAGTTAGTTATTATGAAGCTATAAATATAATTGCAGAAGATTTTGGATTAAAGGATGGAAGTACACCCAAAAAAATTACAAAAATTGTCCAGAAGTTTGAAAATCAAGAACCTGCAAAAATAGGTGTTGAAATAAAAGATTTTTCTGAATCTGAATTAAAATGGTGGTCTCAATTTGGAATAACCCCACAATTACTTAAAAAATATGATGTATATTCTTGTAAAAATGTTTTTTTAAATGATAAATTATTTACTTCTAATAGTAAATTAACTTTTGGATATTTTGGGGGAATATATGAAGGAAAAGAATTATGGAGAATATATTATTCACAAAGAGAACAATATAGATTTTTAACAAATTGGCCTGCAAAAAAAGTTCAAGGATATAAGCAACTTCCAAAAGAAGGAAAACTTTTAGTTATTACTAAGAGTATGAAAGATGTTATGTGTCTTGCTAGTTTTGGTATAGCATCTATTGCTCCAAATTCTGAGAATTTATTTATTACAGAAAAAATGTTAAAAGATTTAAAGTCTAGATTTAAACATATTGTTGTTTTTTATGATAATGATAGACCTGGATTAACTAATTTAATAAAGATAAGAAAAAGCTATCCAGAACTTAATTATTTTTGGATTCCATTTAAATATGGAGTTAAAGATATTAGTGATTTTTATAAAAAGAATGGTAAAGACGGAACAATTAAGTTCTTAAAACTATATTTAAAAAAATTAAAGTAATGGCTAAAAGTATATTGAATACTTCATGCAAAGCAACTTTGAAAGACGGTTCAGTTTAGATATTTCAATCTATTGAAGAAGCTAGTGAACAATTAGGCTTAAGTGTGGCAAGCATTAAAATAAGATGTAATAAGAAAGGTTGTGGAGGAAAAGATGGTACAACATTCGAATGGTTAGATGAACATACTAAAAAATCTTATCAAGCTAGAAAATCTAAATCTAAGGGAAAGGATTTAGAATATAGAGTGAGAGATAAATTAAGAGAAATTGGATATACTGGCTGCGAAAGGTCAGCTGGAGAATCCAAAAAGATGGATAATTCTAAAATAGATATTTGTGATACAGAACGTAAGTTACCTGTAAATATTCAAGTAAAAAATTATGCTAATACTCCAAATTATTTTGGAATTAGAGAAGAATGTCCTGATAAATCTAAACCATTTTGTTTATGTTGGAAAAAGAATACTATATCTTCTAACAATATTATTTTTATGGTAGAAGAAGATTTTTTCTATGACCTTTTAGATGCTTACACTAAACAACATAAAATATTATGAATACATATCAATTTTCTTATTTTAAAGGAAAAACTGAACATCAAAGACAAGTTGTAGCTTCTTCCTATAAAGAAGCAATAGAAAAAGCTTCCTTAATTTTGGAAGATGTAAATGATAAAGTAGATTTGATAGGGTTAGATACATGGGAAGATGTTCAAGACGAATGTGAGTCCTATGGTTTAATCGTAACTGATTTAAATGAAGACTATGATAGCTAAAATATTAAGTATATCAGATGTTATTACAAATTCCTCTAGTGAGGTATTTATAATTCATGCTAAACCAGAGTTTCAGGATGAAATAAATAAGGAAGTTCCTGAAATAATAAAGAATTTATGTGAAATACTTGAATTAAATATTAATGAAATATTAGAATTTGAAATAGCAGAGGGTTCTTATATTGATATTAATTGGGATTATCATGTAGCTAAAAATGATTTGTTAATTCATTCTGTTGATGATAATACTATTCCATATTGGCTTATGGAATTTATAAGTAGTTTATATAATTTTCCTAAATTCAAAGAGAAATTCTCTGGATATTATGCTAAAGATTTAGGAGAAATAGAACTTCCTTATTATGATTGGAACGAACCTGATTATAAAAAAAGAAATAAATTAAGGAAAACCGAAGTTGAATCTATTCATAGAGAACATTTAGGATGAAAATTTTAAGTATTTCAGATGTTATAACTAATTCTTCCTCAGAAGTATTTTGTACTATTACTGCGGATAATAAAGAAATATTAGAAGAAATTTATAACACTATAGAAAATTTAGGAAAAAGTGATAATATGGAAGGAGGTACTCATATGCATAATGGCTTTATATCAGTATCTTTTGCTTATGGTTGTTGGTTTGAAAAATTAGATATGATATTTAAACCAGGTCTTGAAAAAGTTCTTGAACCTTGGAAAGGAAAATATAAAATAGACTACGAATGGTAATTATTGGTTTTAGTGATATAATCACAAATTCTTCTTCTGAAGTTTACTGTGTTTATGATGAAGAAGGAATTAATAGAATAAAGGAATTAGTTAATTCTATTCTTGAGATTGCTGGCAGTGATAAAAAATTCGATGATTTGTTTGAAATAAGTCTTATTCCAGACTCATTTTTAGATGAGGATTTCTATGACGCTTTTAATAGAGAACCAGAAAATGAACAAGAATTATTAGAATATGCATTAACATTGGATCAATATGATAGACCTGCTTTTGAAGGAATAAATGTTGTTGCTAAGAATCCAAAAGATAAACATGCTGCAGACCTTATAAGTTATATTGATGGTATTTTTCAATTTAGAGAATATTATACTTAATGTTAGAGAAATTTATTAGAGTAGAATGGCCTGAAATTCAATTTTACATGGACCATCCGAATTATAAAGAGGATTGTTACTTTGATTCAAGTAAAAATTCTTGGTTTGTTCCAGAGGAATGGGTTTCTTGGGTAGAAAATAAGTTGAATTACGAAAAATTTGTTGAAACTGAAGAACCTCTTAATTATTTATGAAAGATTTTAAAGATTGGGGTGTAAAACTAAGAACACTTAAAGATTATAATTATAATGCATTGTGGTCTAATTTAAAGACTGTAAGATTTGGAGATAGTGTTGAAAGTATTATGGAACTTCCTCCAGAATTATCTGAATTCTATGACGTAGGTATTACTACAAGATGTAATGCCGAATGTCCATTCTGTTACGTTGCTGCAACTAAAAAAGGGGAAGATTTTCCAAATATATGTGAAACTTGGAAAAAGTGGATGGCTTTTTATCCAGAAGAAAAGTTTAAGAAAGTTACTAAGACTCTTAAACCATTTCAAATTGCTATTGGTTCAACAGGAGAACCTACTATCCATCCAGATTTTCCTAAATTCTTACAGACTGTATATGAGACTAATGTAGTTCCGAATTATACTACTAATGGTATAATTTTATCTAATACTAATTTTACTGGATGTCAAGAAATCCTAGAAGCTACTAGAAATTTTGTAGGTGGTGTAGCTGTAAGTTTTGGTAATGAATTACTTAGATTTAGAGCACTTAGAGCTATAGATAATCTTCTCAAATATGGTGAATGTAAAGTGATGATTCATCATTTGATTTCTAATAAAAAATCTGTAGAAGATTTTGTTGTGTCTACAAGAGATTTTGGTTCTAATATTCACTATCATGTTCTTCTTCCTTTAATGAAACATGGAAGAAGTGATTCTGGACTACAAGAAGGTGTATTTGATTATCTTCAGGATGAAATAATAAAGAATGATATAAATAATGTGGCTTTTGGAGCTAACTTTTATCCATATCTTAAAAATTCAAAATTACCAGTAAGTACATATCCTCAAGAAGCATATTCTAAGAATGTAATTTTAAAAGAAAACAAGGTGATTATTACTCCAAGCTCGTTTAACTTAAATCCAATTAAAGAAATATGCTTAGAGTAGGATTAGATTTAGACCAAACTGTTGCAGATTTCTATGGGGAGTATTTTAAAAGATTTGGTTATCCAAAAAAATCTTCTGACATAACTAGAAATGTTGAAAGAGTTCTTAAAAAAGATAAGAATTTTTGGTTAACATTACCAGTTTTAAGAAAACCTGATTTTACTCCAGCTTTATATTGTACTGCAAGAGTTAATCCTAAACCTTGGACTAAACAATACTTGGATAAACAGGAGTTTCCAAAGGCTCCTGTTTATCAAGTACCTGGTTATTTTGCTGATAAAGCATCTAGAATTAAGGGTAGAGTTGATGTATTTATTGACGATTCTATTCATAATTTTGAAAAATTAAATAAACTAGGTATTCCTTGTTTACTTATGGATAGTCCATATAATAGAGATTATAAAACAGAATATAGAGTATATTCATTGAGTATGTCTGAAATAGAAAATGTTTATAATAAAATGATTTATGAAAGTAACTAAAGAAGAGGAAGTAGTAAAAACACTTAGTGCTGAAATTAATGTTTCTATAAAGGAATTAGCATTAGAATCTTATAGAAGTGTTGCTTCAGATGAATTCATTGAAGATGATTTTGAATATGTTATGCAAAATGTAGAAGATTATATGCCTTATGGTTATAATGTCACATTTCAAAATCCTACAGAGTTGAATGAATTTGTTACTGAACTTTGTACCTTATTTTCAGAACATAATGAAAGACTATTTCGAAGTGTGGAAAGTCAATTCTTTTCTAATAAAGAGAGTATCTTAGAATCTTTAGAACTCTATAGTAAAATGGACACTGAATTTGGAGTCCCTAATGATGCAATTGTTGAAATGATTATTAAAAATTGGAATAAATGAAAAAAATAGTAACTAAAGAAATTAAAGAAGAAGAAATTTCTGATATTGAATCCGTTGCCAAATTGATAATTGATGCTAAATGGTTTGAATATGATACAGATGTTGATGATATTGATATAGATGATTTAGCAAAAGAGTTTGGTATAATCTTTGAAGATGAATCAGAAAAAGAAGAATTGCATAATTATCTTACTGATTATGTGAATGATAGATGGGATGAACATTTGGAAGAAATAGAGGATGAATATTTTAATAATAGAAAAACTATAATAGATACTTTATCCGATTTGTCAGAAAAATTTGATGTTCCTGCGGATGATATTATAGATATGATTCTTCGAAATGGAAATATTAGGTGGTAATGAAATTAAGTGAGATTAAAATTACCCCTCTAATTGAAACTTTAAGATTAGAGGATATAGATGATGCTATCTATTTTTCAGACAAATATTCTAATTACATTAGTAATTCTAGATTAACACTAATTAATCCAGACCAGGACGGTTCTCCAGAAAAATTTTTTGAAACACGACCTAAATTATATAGTGATAGTCTAGTATTTGGTAGTGCTGTTCATGAACTTACTCTTCAACCTGAAGATTTTGAACTAATAGATTCTGTAGAGAGACCAACAGCCAAAGCTGGTGCTATGGCTGAGGAATTATATAATCCTAGTGGAATTCCTCCTACAGACGATGAAATACGAGCAGCTTCCCAAAAGATAGATTACTATAAAAATAGCCTTAATGAAAAGAGGATTACTGAACTAAGAGACAAATGTAATTCTTATTGGAGAAACAGAGCGTTATTTGAGTCTGGTAATACTTCTACTAAAACCCCGATTTATTTAGATGCTAAAGCTAGAAATAATTTAAAGAAAGTTTTAGAAGCCCTAAATAAGAATAAAGAAATTCAGAGTTTATTACATCCTGAGACAGGGGAAACAGCTAATGAAAAAGCTATTTTAATGGATGTATTAGTAGAAGTCCCTGGTAATAAGCCATTTAAATTAAGACTTAAGAGTAAGTTGGATAATTATAATATAGATTTAGAAAATAATGTAATAACAGTAAATGATTTAAAAACTACTGGAAAATATATTACAGAGTTTGGAAAATCTATAAATAAGTATCATTATTATAGAGAAATGGCTATGTACTGTTGGCTACTTCAACTGTACGTAAAACATAAAATTAAAAACGAGAAATTTACTATTAAAAGTAATTTCTTAGTAGTAGAAACATTCCCAGATTATTATACAAAAGTAACTCCTATGACTAAAGAGTTATTTAAGAAGGGAATGGATGAATTTACCAGATTATTAAAAACTGTGGCATTTTATACTTGTAATGGATATGAAGGATTTCGAGAAGAAATTGACCTACAAGGAAAAAGCTAAGTTATATAGCGAACATTTTAGTTTAGGATACATTAATAGTGATATTAATGAAAAATTAGCTTTAATCGCCTTAGTTGGTTATGTTGTAACTAAAATTAAAAAGAAAAATCCAACTGCAACTTATTTACAAGTAGTTTATAAAATAGCATCTGGAATGAGTATTCCAGAAGATTTTTTAGATACTATTGCAGTTTTAGCGGAGGATTTTTCATATGGATGTACTAATTTTCCAACTTTTGGATTGCAAGATAAAGAAATAATTCCAAAAATAAAGGATATCTTAAATAAGTATGTTCCATTCTAATTTAACATTTATTAACTATTTGGCACTTGGGCAGTCTTACTCAAGTGCCTATATTTGTATCACCAACATCGAAGAGATGCTGGATTATGGAAGATAATTTTTAGTTGAAGAGATGATTAGTGAAAAATGAAAAATGAATTAAAAATTATGGCAAAAAACGTAGAAACAAAGTTTGTAAACTTTAAGAAATTAGAAGTAACTGGTAGAACAAAAGAGGAAGCATGGAGTGCGGCTCCATTCCAGATTAATGGTGATGCAACTAAGGCTTATAAAAATTGGAAGGAAAAGAATCAAGGAGCTATCACAGATGCAGCTCAGAAAGAATTTATGATTGAGTATCTTAAGAAACACACTAAATGTGCTCCTGGTATTGGTTTTGCAATTACTATCGAAGCAGCTGTGGCTGATACTCGTGAAAGACCTTACACCTTAACTGATGTTAAGAATACACAAGGAAAGAGAAAGTATGTGACTACTTATGAAATTAAGGATGCTTCCACAGGAGAAGTAATCGCAGCAACTCAGGAAACTAAAGCTAAGGCTAAAGAAATTGCTAAAGACCTTTATAAGAAAAAAGGTTTTAGAGGCGATATAATTTGCACATATACTAAGCAAGTTGCTGAAGGTGAACCTATTGCATTCAAGGTGGTATATACTCCTTCTAAGGCTTCTCATCCTGGAACATATCTTGTATTTGGTGTTGAGGCTTAATTAACTTTTTTGTAATATAAGTGGTTTAAGAGCGATTATCGGAGAAATCCGGTAATCGCTTTTATTTTTTACGACTGATTACATTTCTCACGAAAATAAAAATGTCGAACATTTTTACAGAAGAAGTTGGGGAAGATTTACTTAATAAAATGGTAAATCCAATTAGCAAAGATGTAGATTCTGAAGTAGAAGTAGAAGATGTAATCAAATTAGTATTATTCAAAGCATCTAGTGGAAAAGTTGTTATGATTAAAAGGAAATTTCCACATTGTAAAGGATGTACAAATGATGGACTAATAGAAATTGATATTGATGGGGAAATATATTATGGACAAAATGAGTCTAAGCTAAAAGCAACTCAAGGTAATAGAATAACCGCTTTATGTCAGTCTTTTGTATATTATACTATGTATCCAAAAGAAATTCGAGACAAAATTATGTTCATAATGATTAGTACTAAAGAAGGGTGTGAAATAATTTTTATCCCGGAAGCTAAAACAGTAATAGAAGAAATCACAGAGATTTGTAAGCGAGAATATATTACTCCCCATGAAGCTTATAAAGATATGGATATTTTGAGTGCTTTAGCACTTAATGAAGATTATCTTAATAATTCTATAGCTTTTAAATGGAAAGATTATTCTGATTTGTGTGTTCCATTTAATATGATTATAGACAGAATTTTAAAATATAAGGAAAATGGAAATAACACTTGATGAATTATTAAAAGGAAAAGCAACTAAAATTAAAGATAAATCTTTCTTTCAAACTGCAGCTTATGTAGAACCTTTTTTAGAAAGAATGAACAAACTTACAGATAACTTTCAAGTTAAAGTAGAACTTCCAGAACAAATTACTGTTACTAAAAGAGAAGATGTAGACTTTGAAGATATAACTTATAATAGAGTATGGATTCAAGCAATATTACCACAAAGTTATCAGATTGATAATCATGATGATGTAATTGGTATGGTGTACGGTCTAGATGTCCGTAAACCTATTGTAAAATTTTATAGAGGAGGATTAAACAAAGCCTGTTGTAATCTATGTGTATTTGACCCTACATATCTTAATGTTCAAGAAATACAATCAACTAAAGCTATTAAATTTGGAGGTTTAGATAACATTATAAATAAAACTAATGAAATAGAACAATTTCTTTCATCTCTTCATAACACTCCATTCATAAATACCGAAGAGAATATAAACGAAAATCTTGGAAAATGGGTAATCAATACTCTTGATTTATCTTATGATAATGGTTTAGGTAAAGCAAAATTAGCTACTTCTACTGCTGTTGATGTTTATAAACTATTATTTAAAGACTTTAAATCCCCTTATTTTGTGGGAGATAAAGATACTACAATGTTCAATGTTTATAATGCCTTTACCGAACTTATAAGTAATAAGGATAAAGATATTATAAATAAATGTGAGAAGACTCTTCTAGTTAAAGACATTTTAGGTTTAGAGTAATTTTTCCAGAGATTTTTTTGTTTTGTAAATCTCAGAAAATTTTAATATTTTTATATCTCACTAAATTTGTTGATTATGAAAGTATTAAAAAGAAACGGTACGTATGAAGAGGTAAATCCTATGAAGATAAAAGATGCTATAAAAGCAGCTTTTACTTCTATAGATTATAGTGTAGATGAAAAAGTATATGATGAGATTGTAAACAATGTACAACTTTGGGATGGAATTTCTATTGATGAGATTCAAGATGAGGTCATTGAAACTTTAAGAGCATTTGATTTTGATGAAGTTGCTGATGAATATCTAATTTATAAGTGGAAACATGATGAAGCTAGAAAATTAGTTAAAGCTAAAAAGGAATTTATAAATAGATATAAAAATTCTAATAATACAGCTAATGCTACTATTGATGATAATAGTAATGTTGGAGGTAAGAATATTGGAATTTTAAATTCAGAAGCACATAAGCCAGAAAATATTCTTGTAAGTCGAGGAATGATTACTGACAAACTCAAAGAATTATTTCCAGACTTTAATTCCAAACAATATGAAATAGACTTAAATAATCATATTATTTATAAACATGACGAGTCTACCTTTATGGGTCCAATAGCTCCTTATTGTTGTAGTATAAGTATGTATCCATTCCTTGTAAACGGAATTAGAGATTTAGGTGGCTTATCTGCTTGTCCTAAAAATTTGGATTCTTTCTGTGGAATGTATATAAATCTTATATTTGCTGTATCTGGACAATTTGCAGGAGCAGTTGCAACACCTGAATTTTTGGTATGTTTTGATTACTTTGCAAGGAAAGAATGGGGGGATGATTATTATAAGAACTTTAATAGACTAATAACTAGTGATATATGTCTTAGAAGTAAAACAATACAAAAACAAATTCATCAGTATTTTCAACAGGTTATTTATTCAATAAATCAACCTTCAGCCGCTAGAGGTATGCAATCAGCATTTGTAAACTTTAGTTATTTCGATAAACCATTTTTTGAATCCATGTTTGGAAATTTCTATTTTCCAGATGGAACTCAACCTACTTGGGAATCAGTTAAATGGTTACAAAAGGAATTTATGATGTGGTTTAATGATGAAAGAACTAGATGTCTTATAACTTTCCCTGTAGAATCTATTGCTCTTATTTACAAAGATGGTAAATTTGAGGATGAAGAAATGGCTGAATTTGTAGCTGAGGAATATGCAAGAGGTCATTCTTTCTTTACTTACATAAGTGATACTGCTGACTCATTATCAAGTTGTTGTAGACTTAAAAATAAGGTTACTACAAAGGAATTTAACTTTACCAATGGTAATATTGGAGTAGAAACTGGAAGTAAATCTGTTATTACTCTTAATTTAAATAGAATAATCCAAGATTGGTGTAAATCTATTGGAGGAGTTCCACTTGTTGGGAATCAGTATGATAGTTTACGTCTTTACCTAAATACTATATTAGATAGAGTTTATAAATATCACATAGCGTATAACGAATGTTTATGGGATATGTATGACGCTGGACTTCTTCCAGTTTATAAAGCAGGTTTTATTTCTTTAGATAGACAATATTTAACTATTGGAATTAATGGTTTAAATCAAGCCGCAGAATATTTAGGAATAGAATGCAATAATAACCTTGAATATCAAGAATTTTGTCAAACTATTTTCTGGATAATTAAAGATTTAAATAATGCTGCTAACGGTAAGTATTTTGGGCATAAAGTAACTTTTAATACTGAATGTGTACCTGCAGAAAGTCTTGCTATTAAGAATTATAATTGGGATAAAACTGATGGGTACTGGGTTCCTTCTGATACTAATCTATATGCTTCTTATGTATTTAAACCAAATGATCCAAATATAAGTGTATTAGATAAGTTTGTATTGCATGGTAAGAATTATATAGGAGACTATTTAGATGGAGGAAGTGCCGCTCACATAAATCTTGCAGAACATTTATCTAAAGAACAATATAAGAAACTTCTTAAGTTTGCTGCTGAACAAGGTTGTCAGTATTTCACTTTCAATATTCCAAATTGTGAGTGTGGAAAGTGTGGTTTTATAATGAAACAACCATTTGATAAATGTCCTTTATGTGGAGAAACCAAAAATATAATTTTGTGGGATAGAATTATCGGATATCTAACTAAAATTATTAACTGGTCAGAAGGTAGACAAATAGAACAAAAAACTAGGGTATACGGAAAATTATGAAATTAATTGATTTTTATGCTGATTGGTGTGGTCCTTGTAAAGTCTTGAGTAAAAAACTTGAAGATTTTAAAAAGAATCATCCAGATATTGAAATTGAAGAAGTAAATGTTGAGGATAATGAAGAATTAGTAGATAAGTACAAAATTAAAAATCTTCCAACATTAATTTTAATAAATGAAGATGAAGTAATTAAAAGACATACTGGTTTAATAGATTTAGAAGAATTTGTTTATGGCAGTGAAAATAGTTCCAATGGATGATTATCCATATGAAAAAAGTACTTATGATTCTAATGAATATATTGGAATTCAAGAAGTTAAAATAATATATGCCCAAGAACCAGACTGTACAGAAGATAGGGATGGGAATTTTCAAGAAATTACTCTGAGTACACGTGATGGTGGTGGGGGATTCTTTATAAATATTAAAACTGATAATTGGAGTTTTGATTCTGATGAGGGATTAAATACTCTAGTAGAAGATTTTAAATCACGAATTAAAGACATTAAGCATGAGTAGTTATTTAACTTTTTATTTAATTCCTAAGAAAGTAAAGACTTTCGAAAATATGGAAGGGGTACATGAGATAAAATTATCTGAAGGTGTTCCTCTAAAAATTGATTGTTATGCTAGAAATAATGAAATGTATCATTATTTTCATGATAACTTATCTATAGCTTTTTGTGGTGAAGAAACTAAATATACTCGTATATCTCCAGAAGATTTTAGAACAGTACTTGATGCTATACAAAGAGACATTGAAGAAAATGAAAATTCTCTAAAAGTATATTATACTGTTCTTGGTACTAATAAAGATCCAGACATTATTTATGATACTATAAGAGAAGTAATGACTTTAGAGAAAGAAGTAAAGGACCTCAAAAGTCTTAAAGAATATGTCAAGAATTTTAAAATATTTATCTCTTCAGCTACTAATGAATTTGATGGAGATTTTATAGACTGTGTAGCTAATATAAGTTAATTATGGAAGAAATATTAATAATTCCAGATGTTCATGGAAGAACATTTTGGAGAGAACCTTGTAATAATTGGAAAGGTAAAATTATATTTTTAGGGGATTACTTTGACCCTTATCCTCAAGAAGGAATTACGGATGAAATGGCATATGTTAATGCTATTGAGGTTTTCAAATTTATTGAAAGAAATTCTGATAGAGTAATAGCTTTATTAGGAAATCATGATTTACATTATATCTTTGATACTTTTTCTGAAAGTACTAGATATTCATTCCAATATGCTCCAAAAATCAAGGAACTATTTAATAAGTATATTAAGTATTTCCAATTAGCTTATGAAGTAGATAAGTTTTTATTTACTCATGCTGGCATAACTGAGACTTGGGGAAAAGCTCTTGAAGATTCCAAACACTATAATGAACATCTTTCTACAGCTACAAATTTAAATAATCTTTTATTAAGAATGTTTAAAGGAGATGAGGAAGCTATAAGTTTCCTTAGTTGGGTTGGTTATAGTAGAGGTGGTTGGTCTACTTCTGGTTCTTGTGTATGGGCAGATTTAAGGGAAACTTTATTCTGTAATCAATATAAAAATTACACTCAAATAGTAGGTCATTCTCAAATAAAAGAATTAGTTAATTCTTTAACTTTAGGTCCAGGAGTAACTAATTATAAAAATCCAATATATTATACTGACTGTCACAAACCAAGTATTTTAACCAAAGAAGGAAAAGTAATTTATTATGAGTAAAGTTTATGTTTTATCCGATATAGGATATTTACCTACTGTGGATTCTTATGTTAATGTTATAGGAGTATATTCTTCTATGAAAAAAGCTGAAGAAGAAATGAGTAAATATATACTTAATTTCTTAAAGGATGTTGATAAAGGTGTTTATGGAGATTTAGAATTAGAATTAGATAATGAAATTCATGGAGAAACTTATTCTGAATGTTCCTATGTAGAGAATGAAGGATTTGCAGAATGTTACATTACAATTAGTATAAATGAGTTTGAATTAGATGCTGAAGTTTAGTGATTCTGAAGTAGTTTTTAGAGAATTTCCAGATGAAGTATCTTTATGTATAAATATTACCAATTGTCCTTTTAAATGTCCGGGATGTCATAGTCCAGAACTTCAAGAGGATATTGGTATATTTTTATCTAGAGATAAATTAACTGAACTTATAAATAAAAATGAAGGAATAACTTGTGTTGGATTCATGGGAGGTGATAGTGATCCTCTTAGTGTTACTCATTTAGCACAATATGTTAAAGATGAATTTCCTGATTTAAAAGTAGGTTGGTATTCTGGAAGAGATAAATTACCAAAAGAAATTGACTTAAAATATTTTGATTATATTAAGTTAGGCCCTTATATAGAATCTTTAGGAGGTTTAAATATGCGAACTACTAATCAAAATATGTTTAAAGTTGTAGATATTGGATATACTTATTCATTGAAGAATATAACTCAATCTTTTTGGAAAAATGTACAATGTACAAATAGTGATTGGTAATTCCTCTGATAGAGAGATTATCGACTTTGTAGAGTTTAAGAAAGATGTATGTTTAACTATCTATGACATAACTTCTAAAAAGGATAAAAGTGCTGCCTATAAACTTAAATCTCATTGGGGAGCACATAAAAATCCTTTTGTGGTAATAACTAAAGGAGATAGTACAATAAAAGTATTTTATTCAGAAAATGGAAACGCTATTGATAAATTAGTATTATGGGCGGCGACAGACGATTAACTTTTGGTAAATATAAAGGATGGAAAGTTTCTGATTTAATACTTTCTAATCCAGATTATATTAAGTGGGCAGATAAGAATATTCCCTATTTTTCTTTAACAAAAAATGAAAAAGATATGTTGGGAATTGAGGATATTAAACCTAATATTAAAGTAACATTATGAACGAAGTAATTGTAAAATTTAAGAAATTAGACCCTAATGCAGTTATTCCTGCATATGCAACAGAAGATGCCGCTGGAATGGATATTACAGCTACTGGACTTGAATATGATATTCAAAATGATAGATATGTTTATCATACAGGATTAGCTTTTGAAATTCCTAAAGGATATTTTATGGATTTAAGACCTCAAAGTAGAAATACTAAGGGGGATTTCTATATTCCTAATGCACCAGGCACTCTTGATGCTGACTATCGTGGAGAACTCTTATTCATGTACAAAAGGAGAGATAATGTAAATCCTAGACCTTTTATTGAATTAGACTCTAACACTGACAAAGGAATTAGAGCATACATTAATAGTATGTTAGCTATTGCTCCATATGTACCAGGACAAACTATTGGACAATTAATTATTTTACCTTATCCAAAAGTAAAGTTTGAAGAAGTAGAAGAACTTTCTGAAACTAAAAGAGGAGAAGGTGGTTTTGGAAGCACTGAAAAGAAATGACATTAGAAACATTTACTAATGGAATCAAACGTTTTCAAAAGTTTGATTCTATTATTGATAGTTTATGTGATTTAGGTGTTGACCTTAACGATAGTGAACTTTATGCAATATCTCAAGATTTATTCAATTATTTGTTAGGAGAATATTTCTCAGATGCAGGTATTGACTTTATATATTGGTGGTTATATGAAGCTGAAGTATGTAAAGTAGTTTCTGTTGAAAATGTCACACTATTTGGTAAAGAAGAACATAAGATAAAATTAGATACTATTGAAGATTTGTGGAAATATTTACATTCTGATAAAATATATTTGAAAAATGGAACTACCTATAGTTAACGACATTATTAAATTTATTGAAAGATGTCCTTTTGATAAATATGGAATGGACAATTATTCCATATACAAACAAGAAAAACCTGAAAGTGCAATATTATCAGTTAATTGTACTGAAGATTATAAATATTTTTATATTGGAAATATATATTTAACTGATAGTTATGCTAAAAATGATTTATTGCGTATATCGGAAGCTTTACAAAAAAGAAATAAAGAATATCAACAATATATTATAAATAATATTTTATATGATGATATTGTTCCTGTTATAAATGATTATTCTCCAGCAGATGATTTATTAATAAGTGACGGACCAGTTTCTTATAAAAGGTAATGGATTTATTTAATCAAGAACCTGATAAATCTTTAGCATATTTAATTTCAAGGGATGCTAAGAACAAAATTCGATGTGTTAAAGTAGAATATTTAAACTATTCTAGTGGATATGTAATAAATAGGTATACTTGGCAATTAAATGGAAAAATAACTAAGCAACCTGAGATTTATGTGAAAAAGGGAAAAGTAAAGAGAACTGTCCAAGAACAAACTCAATTACAATTCGATTCCCTTGTTAAAGAATATAAAGATAAAGGTTATAAAGAGATTAATAAAAACCCAGAAGAATACTCTGAAGAGGATTTACAGAATATGCTTCCAGAATATGCTACAGATGCTAATGGAATTAAAAAGCATATGCTTGCTAAATCTTATACAAATGTTAAACGAGAAACAATTGATAATTTAGAATATTGGTATGCCAGTAGAAAAATTGACGGACTTAGAGCGTCCTTTTATTGGACAGGTAAAGAAGTTAGAACATCCTCGCGGGGTGGGCATGACTACAATCCAGCAACAACTCATATTGCGGAACATCCTAAGTTAATAGAATTCTTTAAAAATCATCCAGATTGGATTTTAGATGGAGAACTCTATAAACATGGAAAAACTCTTCAAGAAATTAATGGAGCTGCTCGATTAGAAAAAAATGCTTATGATTGCGATTGGCTTCAATTCTATATCTATGATATAATGATTCCAAAAATTCCTTTCAAAAAAAGATTAAAATTACTTATTCAAACAGCCAAAGAATTAGGTATAGGATTTAATCCTTATCATGAATTTAATAAAGGAGATTTGCAAATGCAAATAGTTCCTCAGGTTAAAGTAAGTGGTTTTGATAATATAATGAAGTTGCATAATAAATATGTAGAAGAAGGTTGGGAAGGAGTTGTTATTAGAGATCCAAATGCTAATTATGAGTTTGGTTCTCGTAAGAATTGTATGATAAAAATAAAGAAGTATGAAGATGGGTGTTTTAGAGTTGTTGATTATGAATTAGGTTTAAGAGGGGCTGAAGATATGGTTTTCATATGTGAAACTCCAGTAGGAAATCTTTTTAAAGCTAAGCCAATGGGAGATAAATCTGTTAAAGAGGAATATGTAGCTAATTTTGAATCTAAATATAAAGGACATATTGGAGAATGTAAATACTTTTACTATTCCAATGGAGGTAATGTTACTACAGGAGTTCCATTACAACCAGCCTTTAAATGTTTTAGATGGGATTTAGAATAATATGGCTAGAAAGAAAGCAACTAAAGAAGCTTCAGTAATGCTAGTTACTCCTAGAGAAAAATTTGTTCCTAAAACTTTTTACGATAGGAAAGCTTGGAGTATTCAAGTAAAAAGTGCCGATGGAAGACTTAGGGGAAAACTAGATGTTAATGAATCTGGATGGTTAGAAGTATATTTTATAAATCTTGATAAAATAATTGCTTCTAACCATCCTTCTGAAGATAAAGCCCAAGAAATTTTAGAAAAGTATAATAGTATTTATAAAAACTATAAAATTGCTTCTAAATATGTTGATACTTGGGGAAATACTTGGAAAGGGAAAGCGTCTTTTCCAAATAAAAATAGAATGTTAAATTATATAATTAACAAGATTAGAGAACATGGAAATACTGACAATGTCTAAAGAGGGAACTTCTGAATACTGTTGTAATGCCGTTAAAATTGGAGAAATTACTCCTATTCCAAATAGGGATAAAATAGCAACTACAGTAGTAAATGGGGAGGTTATAGTAATTAGAAAAGATCAGGTAAAAGAAGGAGATATTCTATTTTATGCTTCTAATGAATGTCAACTAAATTCTACTTTTCTATCTTTAAATAATTTATTTGAATTTAGTGAAAGAGATAGAAATGCTAATGCCGAAGAAATAAATGCTCTTATTGAAGAGGGTAAAATCGATGAAGCTAAAAGTAAAGTAGGATATTTTAATAAATATGGAAGAGTTAGAATGATAAAACTTGGAGGAGTTTTATCTATGGGATATTTATTCAGTGTAGATGAATTAGCCAGATTTTGTCCAGAAGTAAAGACATTAAATTTGGAAGAAATCTTAAATAAGGATTTTGATACTGTTAATGGGGAATTATTTGTTAAAGCATATGTTCCTCCAATAAAGGAAAAAGAGCATAAGAAAGGTTCTAGTCCTAAGAAAGATAAAATTGAGAAGTTTGATAGAATGATTCCAGGACAATTTGCTTTTCATTATGATACAGCTCCTTTACAAAAGAATATGTATAAGATTTCTCCAAACGATACAGTTACTATATCTGTAAAAATGCATGGAACTTCTGCAATATATTCTAATATAAAGACTAAATTCCCTATTAAATTGCCTTGGTATAAGAAAGTAATTAATTTCTTTAAAGAAGAAACTTTCCCTACTTATTATATAAAATATGACGTTGTATATTCTTCTAGAAAGGTAATTAAGAATAAGAATATTAATCCAGAAGTTACTGAAGGATATTATAAGAGAGATGTCTGGGAAGAATATTATCAAATTCTGAAAGATATAATTCCTCAAGATGTAACTCTCTATGGAGAAATTTGTGGAAACTCTATTCAAAAGGGGTATGATTATGGTTGTAATCCTGAAGAAAATGTTCTTATGATATATCGTATTACTACTAATGTACAAGATGGTAAGAAATATGAATGGGAACCTGTAGAAGTAGTCGATTATGTCTTAAAATTAACTTATGATCACCCAGAACTTAAGAATAAAATTATTCCTCTTCCTATAATTTATTCTGGAACTTTAAAAGATTTATATCCAGAAGTTTCAACTTTTGAACATTGGCATGAAGATATTCTTCTTAAACTTCAAGAAGATAAAAATTTCTTTATGGAAGAACTTGAGCCAATGTGTAATAATAAAGTTCCTAGAGAAGGAATTTGTTTAAGAATAAATTTTGATAAAACTCCAGAATGTTTTAAATTAAAATGTAAGAAGTTCTTAGAGAAGGAAGCTAAAAATATAGATAAGGGAGACGTTGATATTGAAATGATTAATAATAGTGAAATCGATTCAAATTAAACAAAGTATCACTGATAGAAGTGGTATTTTAAATAATTATCTTAAAGACATAGCTAAAATTAAAATCTTAACTCCGGAACAAGAAAAAGAAGTAGCTAAAAAAGCTCAAAATGGAGACCTAAAAGCTCGTGAGAAATTAATAAATTCTAATCTTAGATTTGTAGTATCTGTTGCAAAACAATATCAAGGTCAAGGTTTGGATTTAATGGATTTAATTCAAGCTGGAAATTATGGAATCATTAAAGCTGCTGAAAAATTTGATGTTGATAAAGGGTTTAGATTTATTAGTTATGCTGTTTGGTGGATTCGTCAAGCAATTACTCAAGCTCTTTCTGATTTATCAAGAACTATTAGACTTCCTTTAAGTCAAATCCATTCTGCTTCTAAAATTAAAAAAGCAATAGCTAAATTTGAATTATTAAATGAAAGAAAACCTTCTACTGAAGAATTAGAAGATTTAGTTGATTTACCTATTGATAAAATAGATAAATTTCTAAATGCTGAGGCTAAAATTATTTCTGTGGATACTCCGTTCTCTGAAGAAGAAGGTACTTATTTAGATGTTATTCCAAATACCAATATTGAAAGAACAGATGGGGAAGTATTAAAGAAATCTATGTCTAATACAATTAATATGTATTTAAATAAACTTCCAGAAAGAGAACATGATATACTATTAATGTATTTTGGTATAGGATGTGATTCTCAAACTTTAGAAAGTATTGGAGAAAAGTTTGGAGTAACTTATGAAAGAGCTAGACAATTAAAAGATAAAGCATTAAAATATTTAAGAACAACTAATTTAAATAAGGAAGTATGAAGAAAAAATGGGTAGTTACGGTTTCAAGTCCGTTTGTACAAGAAGTTGACCGTTATGGAATAGAGTCTGAAAATGAACCTACAGAATATTATGATGATTTTATAGATGATTCTTTTGAAGACTGGGATTGGGGATCTGATGACACTGAAATTGATGATGCATCTTGTGAAGCAGCATACGATGCTTGGGTGAAAAGTTGTAATATATCTTTAGAAGTAGTGGACGAATTTCCTAGTAATATTATAATATATGAGTAAAGTTATATTATGTAGAGGAATTCAGGGTTCTGGTAAAAGTACTTGGGCAAAAGCCTGGGTACTTGAGGACCCTGAACATAGAGTCAGGGTTAATAATGATTCTATTGGTGAAATGTTAGGAGAGCCTTATAATACTAAAGGGCTTTATCAAAGAATTAAAACTATAAGAAAGAATATTATTAAAGATTCTTTATATGAAGGGTTAGATATTGTCGTCGATAATATGAATCTTAGTGATACTTCTGTAAATGAAGTTAAATCTATTGTAGAAGAATTCAATAAATGTACAGGTTCTAATTATACGATAGAATTTAAAAACTTTTTAGACGTTCCTCTTAACGTATGTTTAGAAAGAAATGCAAATAGACTTAATCCGGTAGAAGAATCTGTTATAAGACAAACTTATAAAACATATAGAAATAAGATAACTGCTATATTAAATAATAATATAGTTAACAGTTGGAAAGCTGATGATGTTAATCTTCCAGACTGTATTATTGTTGATATGGATGGAACATTATGTTTTAATACTTCTGGAAGGTCTTTTTATGGGGAGCCAGAGAAAATGCTTGATGATGTTCCTTGTGAAAATCTTATCTCAATAGTAAATATATTGTCTTATTATTACGAAGTTATTATTTTAACAGGTAGGGACGAATCTGCAAGAGTAGCTACTGAGGAATGGTTAAACAATCATAATGTTAGATATTCCAAAATACTAATGCGAAAAGAACAAGACTATAGAAGTGGAGATATTGTTAAGAAAGAAATTTATGAACAACATATTTTAAACAAATATAGTGTTGTAACTGTATTAGAAGATAGTCAAAAATGTGTAGATATGTGGAGAAATGAAGGTCTTATATGTTTACAACCAAATAAAGGAACTTTATGAATAAATATATTTACAGTGATATAGCTACAGGAATTACTTCTATGAAAATAGGAATAACAAATGCCTTAACGGCAGTTAAAAATGGAGAAACTAAAGAAATAGTTTTTGAAAAACATATTCCCGTTAGTCTTGTGTTAGAATGCTGTGACCTTTTAGGTATACCGAGAATATATCTTAATGAATACCTATCAAATTGGACCATTGAATATGAAAATTTAAAAATACTTGGTATATCTAGAACTGGATATATAAAAATCACAAATGTAGGAAATGACTGAACAAGAAAAAATTAAAGAAGCTGAATTTCTGAGAAATAGAATTCCATTTTTTCTAGATGAAGAGTCAAGAATAAATGTAATAAATAGAAATGATGCAGATCAAAAGCATAGTGATATTTGTGATAAATATCATTATAACTGGCATATGCATATTCGAGGGTATATAAAACCAAATGAGTTTGTAATGATGTATATTGCTGACTACGAGATTCCAAATTGTACTACCTGGCTAATTCAATATTTCTTTAATAAATTTCCAGATATAAAATGGGTAGGTCTTGGATGTATTAAAGGAAAAATAGGAGAATATTGGAGACCTAGAATGGTGGTAGTTAGAGATACTCCAGAGAACTTTAAACTATTACCTGCTAATTATAATGATATATTTAATAAGCAATCAGAAGAGTCTATGGGAGAGTGATAAATATAAGATTATATCAGCAGAAAAGGCTTTAGAACTTTTAGAATCTCTAAATGAATGTGAATGTGATACTGAAACTATGGGATTAGACCCATATACTAAACCTTTATTAACTATTCAATTAGGAAATAAAAAAAATCAGTTTGTATTTGATGTATCTCAAGGCATTCCAAAAGGAATAAAAGAATATTTAGAATCTAATAGACTTTTTCTATTTTGGAATGCTCAATTTGACTTAATGTTTTTATATCATTATGGTATTTGGCCAAACCGTGTTTATGATGGAATGTTGGCTGAACAATTAATTAATAATGGATATGAAGATGTTGGATATTCTTTAAAAGATACCTATTTTAGATATTTTAGTGAGGATTTAGATAAGTCTGTAAGAGGTAAAATTATTACAGAAGGTTTATCTGAAAGAGTAATTGTTTATGCTGCTGGAGATGTAATGCATCTTTCTGATATCAGAGATAAACAAATGATTAAAATCCGAGAGGAGAAACTTGAGAAAGCATTAAAATTAGAAAATGAATTTGTAAAATGTTTAGCTTATATCAAACTTTGTGGAGTCAAATTAGATGTAAATAAATGGAAATCTAAAATGGCTAAAGATAAAGCTAAAATGAATGAATCCAGTAAGAAATTAAATGATTGGGTAGTTAAATATTTTTATGCTAATAATGGAAATACAAAAGATTTAACTATAGAAAGAGAATATATAGTTGAAACCCAGTTTTGTCATGATATTAAAACTCTAAAAAAATTTGGTATAACTTTACACCCTATGATTAAAGGTGAAGTATTCACTAGACAATCTAATAATCCAGATGTTGGATTGCTTTATGGGGTTAAAGTTAGGGAGAAATTTCCATATATTAAAATAGATACTCAAGGGGATTTATTTACTGGTTTTAATCTAGAACCTCAATGTATAATAAATTGGGATAGTCCTAAACAGATTATCCCATTCTTTGAACTTCTTGGATATAATCTTGAAATATTTGATAAGAAGACTAAAGAAAAAAGGAAATCTGTAGGTTCTGATGTAATCGAGAAACAAATGAATGTTTCTACAATTTCTAAACCTTATTTGGAATATAAGGAAGCCTCTAAAGTTGTTAAATCTTTTGGAGAAAACTGGTTAAAAGCAATTAATCCTGTTTCACATAGAATTCACGTTGATTTTCATCAACTAGGTACAGATACTGGAAGAGTAAGTAGTGGTGGAGGTCCTTATAAATTAAATCTCCAACAGCTTCCAAGAGATAAAGAAACTAGAGCTTGTTTTGTAGCTGAAAAAGATAATAAATGGATATCTTGTGATTATGATTCTCAGGAGAGTCAATTACTAGCTTCTGTAGCTAATGACCCTGCTATGTTAGAATTATATAGAACAGGCTGTGGAGATATGCATGCTCTAGTAGCCTATATGAGTTATCCAAATATTATTCCTAGAGATACTAGAATTGAAGATATTAATAAATTATTTCATAATGAAAGACAAAATGCTAAAAGTATTGAATTTGCCATAAATTATGGTGGTGATTATAATACTATTCATGCAAATGCAGGTATTCCTTTAAAAGAAGCTAAAATTATTTATACTTCTTATATGGAAGGTTTCCCAGGAGTTAAAAAATATCAAGATTATTGTAGAATGGCTGTTATGAGAGATGGTTATATTCTAATGAATCCTGTTACTGGACATAGGTACCATATTCCTAATTGGGAAGAACTTGCCGAAGTTCAACAATATGCAAATCGTTCTGATTTTTGGGAATATTATAATCGAGAAAAAGAATCTGGATATTATAATTCCGATGTAGGAAAAATAAATAAGTATTTAAAACAAAAGAAAGAACTTGAGAAGTTTTCAATTAATTATAGAATTCAAAATAGAGGTGCTTGTTGTTTTAAATTAGCTTCTATAAAATTATTTAACTATATTAAATCCCATGATTTATTATTTAAAGTTAAATATTGTGTGCCTGCACATGATGAAATAAATATAGAATGTCCGGTTGAAATAGTTGATGAAATGTCTAAAATATTAGTAAGATGTATGGAAGAAGGTGCTAAACCTTTTTGTAAAAGGTTGCCTCTAAGTGCAACTCCAGAAATAAATGATTTTTGGGTTCATTAATAAAAAAATATATTATGTTAAATTATTTATGGGAAATTCCAATAGGAGATTGGAGTGACGATGGTCATGGTAAATGTGACTGGTTTATTGTAAAAAGTAATTTTACTGTAGAACAAGCTAGAGAAGCCTATTTTAAATCAGTAGAAGAGTCTAAATTAAATATTGTTAATGAAATAGCTACAGAATATGAAGACAATTCAGTATCGGAAAAAGTTGTTAAAACTTTTCCAGAGTTTGTAGAAAAAGAACTTATATTTAAAGAACCTTTTTGTGAAGATTATTATATAGGAGATTCTCTTAGTTTAGCAGAAATAGTTTGTCTTTTTATTAAAAAGTATAATACAGAATTTGAGTATGAGATACTTAATCTCCCAATGTTACCCTTCTATAGTTGTGATATAAAAGGTAGACATATAGGACATATTGGGTATGGTTTATTTTGGTCATGAATAATATATGGAACAAAATTTCAGCTTATTTAATGTTCACTGATTCAGAACATAAATTAGATGTATATATTCTTTTAGAAACTGGAGAAGAATATGGATTATCCACATTAGATATGTTACATATAAATAAAATATGGCAAATTCCAGGTTCTGGAGAAATAGCTTATATGCTTGAAGGAAGTAATGAAGAATATGATTTATCTGAATTAGAGGAATGGCAATTAAATGAAATTTATGAACAATTATTAATGGAAAATGTTAATAATAATATTGAATATTTGCCAGAAATGATAGATTATGATGATTGATATAATAACTTTTATAGAACAATATTGTTTAGTTAATAATAAACATATTAAATTAAAAGATTATCAAAAGAAATTTATTAAATGGATAAACCAATTTATATAGGAAATGGAATTTTAAATCAAATAAAAGAATCGCATTATATTACTGGAACAATTACTAAAAAACAGGTATTTAAGTATTGGATGCAATCATTTAAAGATTTCTATAAAAAATATCCATATGCTATTAAATGGGATTATGAGAACTTTATAAGAGATATATTAAATTATTATGATTAAATATAACTTAGTAATAATAGAAGATAAACAACGTATTCCGTTTTTAAATCTTACAGAACAAGCATTTTATGATAAACTTTGGGAATGGACTTATGAAGATGATTTGTGGGATTACATAGAAGAAAATAATCCTACTGATGAAGAACTTAAGGAAGGTTTATATCAATTTATAGAAGAAAATGTATTCCACAAATATGAAGATGATGATATAGACTGCTTTGCTTTTATAGACGATGGCATTATAAAAGAATATCAAATTAATGATGGATTATATGAGTTTATATATAATAAAATAAAGGAGCATAATGAAAGGAATTAATAAGTATGGAGTTGTAGAAGATTTAGATTTAGCTAAAAGAATTATAAAAGAAAAATTTTCTGGTTGGCCTTTTAATTTACATAAATTTAAATGTTACGGAGACAATAATGTAGAAGAATGGTTAAAGAGAATTGATTCTGATTTAATTGAAGAAGATGAAGGTGGATTCACATTAAAAAGAGAAAATGGATATGATTTCTTAGGTGGTCCAGATGGATGGTCTGGATTTATTATATGCGAACTTAATTCTTGGTATGAAGATTTTGATTTAGGTAATACTAAATTTAATCCAAATGAATGTGATCCATTATGTACTATATATGATGAAGAAGAACAAAAATTTATAACATTTGTATTACATGAAACAGATTAAATCTTGGCTAGTAAAAGCATCTGCTCCTATTTGTGGAACAGAACAATATTATTGTGCATTTTCTGAAGAAGATCCATTAGATTGTCCTAATTTTCCTTATTCGGAAATAACAAATGAGTTATGGAATGATTATAGCTGGATGCTTCATTTAGAAGATGAAGAATATGAATCAGAAGAAGAAGAACGAGAAGCTTACGATCAAGCATACGAGGACTGGGAATGTGATTGTAGTTTTGAATCAGAAGAAATGTCTGTAAAAGATCTTCAAGATTATATTCCTGGAGGCCCTACATCAGAGGACGATTTACCTGAGATTATTTATGATGAACGAAATTATGATTGATAATTTTGAGTTAATAAAATCTCTTTTAGAATTTCCAAACGATGATGTATACTATCATTTACAAATTATTAGAAGAGGAAAAGACCATCCAGACCTTCCAGCTGCAAATAGATTAATTAAATCATATTTTATTTGTAGTCTAGAAAGTCTGGATTATGTTGAAGAAGAAGTTAAAAAACTTTGTGAATTTTTTGGAGCAAGAGCATATATTAATCTGACTCAAAAATCGATAAGAAAAACAGCTTTACTTCAATTAAAATATCTTTCAGAAAGAATATATAATGGAGATTATAAAAAGATATGGAAATCTTGGAATACTTGTGCTGGAATGATAAAGGGAGAAGACCCTAGATGGATTGTAGATATTGACCACAGTATGGAATATCCTAATTTAGAACCTTCTTGGGGAGAAATTGCTGATTTTATAGATAAAGAATGTGAACCACATACTTTATTACATAATCCGTTAAGAATTGCAAAAGTTATTACAGATATTCCAACTAAAAATGGATATCATTTAATAACAACTCCATTTAATCTTCAACAATTTAAAGAGAGATATCCAGATATAGATGTTCATAAAAACAATCCAACAATTTTATATATACCATGAAATATGAAGTAAATGTTACTAAGTTTTTGGTTGAAACTGGAACTTATACAGTTGAAGCAGATTCAGCTGATGAAATATTAAGTAAATATGACTTATTAGACTTAGATATGACTAATACCTATGAACCTGGAGATTTAACAACAGATGATTGGCAAATTGACTCAATAGAAGCAGTGAAAGAATGAGTTATGTTAGGGGTTGGAATTATGCTTTAGAAAGAGCTATAGAAATTGTGAAATCTAATAAATCTAAAGATGAAATTATTGAAGAACTTAAAAAATTGAAAGTTACTTATGTTAACAGCTGAAGAATTGTATGATAATTATGTAAAGGAAGATGAATATGGAGATTATTACAAGGATAAGGCTAAAGAAATAGTAGAAAAATATCTAAGCGATAATCCAAATGAAACTATAAGTGATGAAGATAAAGAAAGTGTCATTGAAGAACTTGATGATTATCTTTTAGATACACATATTCAAATGGTAGAAGATTCTCTTGATGATTTTTGGTATGAAATACGTGAAAAAGTCGAAAATCTTCCAGAATATGTGGAAAGTATAGAAGTAGCTAAAGCTTTAATTAGAATAGGAACATCAATACTTGAAGACTATGTTCCAACTTATTAATAAAATAAAAAAGTTTTTTACTAAACAGAAATTAGTGAATAACACAGACCAATCTTGTTATAAATTTCAGTTGACACCAAAACAAATGGAATATATAAAAAATATTGAAGGAGACAAAGAGTTTATCTTCAAACTTAATGGGATTGGGTATACTACTAAGATGTCTTGTAATGGACATCTTTATGATATAACTGATACTGATGTATGGTAACTAAATTTAAAGAAGAAGAATTGTCCAAAATATTTTTTACATCTGATACTCATTTTGGACATAAAAATATATTAGAATACTGTAAACGTCCTTTCTCCAGTGTTGAAGAAATGGATAAAAGATTAATTGAAAATTGGAATAATGTAGTTAAACCTGATGATATTGTATTTCATCTTGGAGATTTTGCTTTTTGTGGAAGTAATAGAATACGAGAGATTAGAAACCAACTCAATGGAAAGATTATTCTTGTAAAAGGAAATCATGATAGACATCTAAAAGATTCATTATGCAATGAATTATTTGAAGGAACCACTTATCAATTACAAATTCAATTAGGAGATAGAAGTGTCTATTTAAATCACTTTCCTTTTTTAAGTTGGGGTGGATGTGCTAGAAAACCTGAAAATGCTGTATACCAGTTATTTGGGCATATTCATTCCTGTAAAAGTAATCCATACTTTAATTTACATAGATTTCAATATGATGTTGGAGTAGATAACAATAATTATAAACCAGTATCTTGGAATGAGGTACAAAGTAAAATTGATGAACAATGCAAGACGAAAAACTTACTCCAGAAATTCAAGCAGTGGAGCTTGTTGACAATCCAAAAGATAAAGAAATTACTGAAGAAGATTTAAAAAATATTGCAAATAGTGCTAAATTTCAACAAATATGGCATCAAGCACATACTCCTTGGGTAAGAAAAAATCTTAAAATAAATAGAAATGACCCGTGTCCTTGTGGTTCAGGTAAAAAATTTAAAAATTGTTGTATTAACAACTATAAAAGTGATTATTCTTATGTATTGTCTGATGACCCATCATATTCATTATGAAAATTTGTGCAATAGGAGATATGCATGGTTTACAAAATAATATAAATATTGAACCATGTAATTTATTATTAATTTGTGGTGATGTTATTCCACTTAAAATGCAAAGAAATATTCCCCAATCTTTATCTTGGTTAAAGAAAAAATTTGTTCCATGGTGTCAAAAACAACCATGTGAAAATATTATTTTAGTCGCTGGAAATCATGATTTTGCATTTGAGAATAATACTCCAAAAATTAAAGAAATATTTAGAGGAACTAAAGTTATATATTTAGAAAATGAAGTTGCTGAATATATGACTGAAGATGGTAGAATCCTTAAAATATTTGGAACTCCAGTGTGTAAAGTATTCGGTAATTGGGCGTTTATGAAAAATCAAGAAGCTTGTTATGATTATTATTCAAGAATGCCTAAAGACTGTGATATAGTTGTAAGTCATGATGCGCCTTATGGAGCAAGTGATATTTGTTGGGGAAATGGAATACATATTGGAAATGAAGCTCTTAGATCAGTTGTTTTGGAGAAAAATCCTAAGTTATTAGTACATGGGCATTTACATTCTTCAAACCATGAAATTGAAATGTTGGAAAATACTAAAGTAGTCAATGTTTCTGTAGTAGATGAATCTTATACAATTTCTTATAAACCTTTTTATTATGACATTTAGTTTTAATATTAACAATGTATCCCTTGAACTTATGGGGAAAGAACAAGATATATTATTTACTGGAATTTTTGAGCATGCTATTAATTCAGCACTTATTGCAGCAAGATTAGGTGCTCCAACTAATATACTACCTCAAAATAATCAAGCCCAAGTTAATAAGGAAAATATAGAAGATTTAGATTGCAACGATAAGGAGCCAGAAACTGAAGAGTAAAAATTTTACTCTCTAAAAGGCTTGAGATTTAGAGTGGGACAAATTCCCGTTGGTATATATAAAAAGGCACCAGCCGAATGACAGGTGCCTTATTTTCTAAATTTTAATAAGAAATTATGATAGTAGACTTACTGGATTCTAAAATTTTGGAAGCGACCAAAGAAGGGAATCAACAAAAAAAGGAAGCTCTAAGAGCACTTAAAAATGCTTTTTTACAATATAAGACAGCTAAAAATGCTAAACCTTTAGATAATGCTGCAGAAATTTCTATTTTAAAGAAATTAATATCTGAAAGAGAAGATGCAGCTCTTATATATTCACAATATAATAGAATAGATTTAGCTGATATTGAAATGGAACAAGCTAAATATCTTAAAGAATTTATGCCTAGAATTCCTTCAAGGAGTGACTTAGAAATAGTGTTAATTGGTATGTATGATTCAGCTAATCCTAAAATAGATAAGAAAGATATGGGAAATGTTATCAAGAAATTAAAGGAAGCATATCCTGCAGCAGATGGAAAAATGATTGCGGACATTGTAAAATCACATACAGTATGAACAACGGTTTATTTGAGTTTAAAGGAGAACAGTATCCTTTTAGAGAAATAGTTTTATTTTCTGGAACTAAAAATGAAATGGAAGTTACTGTTGCGGGAGAATCATTATGGGAAGTATTAGAACCCTATGTGGAAGATAAAGAAGATCCATTATGGTTTGAAGCAACAGATATAGATGATTCTATATCTTTTTATGTAGATGATAAAGATTTAAGTAAAGATTATTCTAAATTAGTAAAACAAATAGAATCTTCTTATGAATAATGTGGACCATCCTAAACATTATACTAGTGATCCATCTGGTGTTGAGTGTATTGAAATTACAAAATATAGGGATTTTTGTATAGGAAATGCAATTAAATACTTATGGAGGGCTGGATTAAAGGAAGATTCCATGTTATCTCAAAAAGATAAAACTATAGAAGACTTAAAAAAGGCTATCTTTTACATTAATAAAGAAATCGAATTGATACAACAATCTAAATAAAAATAATAGGGGGAAATCACGGCATTATGCTGTGGTTTCCCCCTTATTTTTTTATTTTAAAAATTAAATGTTAGCACCAGAAATATAATTAGAATAAGAACTCCAAGCAGTTTTATAAGCATTAACACTTGCATATGGAACTAATATTGAAAAAGCTCTTCCATAACCAATATTAAATACATTACTTCCTATTACAGGAGGTTCTATAGCCTTTATTGTAACAGTTAGTGTACTACTAGTATAACCACTTGAGAAATAGAATGCATTATCACCTATATATAGAACTTTAGAAGGAATAGTAATGGAGCTTACATAAGAAGCACTTATATTAAAAGCCCCACTTGCTATAAATTCTGTATTATTTGGTATATAATTTAAACCTGAAGAAGAAGAACTTCTCACAATACATGTACCTAAGCAAGTTAAATAAGAATTTACTGTAGGTAAACTACACTATTGAAATGCAGAGTCACTTATATAAGTGATAGACTTAGGAAATTCCATATCAGTTAACTATATTCCTGTAAATGCTCCACTTCCTATACTAGTAACATTAGAATCAAATACAATTGTTCCAACACCATCTTTAAAAGTATGGGTTACAATATTCTCGTTGAAAGCATTAGTATTTATACCACTATCTCCAGCATTCTAAACTTCAGCTAACTTACTTGAAGATTTATAAATTAATACCATATTTTTTGAAACTATATTACTAGCATGATTACTCCAGTTAGAAGCTGTTTTATATGCAGTTACACTCTATTCTGGAACATATATAATTGTTGAATCTGGAATATCATCATACTATAATCTTGGAGGAGTAATTGCTTGTATTTCCATAACTTCAATAGGACAATTTAAGAAAGCATCCTAACTTATATAAGTTACTGTGTCTGGAATAATTATTTCTTTTAATTGAGTTTTCATAAAAGAATTCCATCCAATTGAAGTAACATTATTTTCAAATAATAATAATCCAATTCCATTTCCAAATATATGTGCAATTACATTAGTATTAAATCCTGGATCCTCTTCATCTCCTTCACAATTCAGCTTGTAAGAAGCCTTATATATAATATGAGAAGGTAAAGCCTATATTTTAGTAGTAACATCAACAGTTTTTCCTCCCCATACTGTAGAAGAAGAGTTCCAAGTATTTCTATAATTCTAAAGACTATCGGAAGGAACATATATTATACAATTGTTAGGTAGATCAGTAAATATTCCAGTTGATCCTGTTGGCACATTTGTTCCTAAAAGTATTACCTTTGTTAGGTTTGCACAGCCTGTAAATATAGAATAACCTATACTCTATATTCCTTTTCCCAATATTACATCTGTAAGGTTTTCACATCCATAGAAAGATTCAGCTATTGAAGTAATATTATCTGGAATTACTATAGAGGTAAGACCCTTACAATATTTGAATGCTCCTCCTATAGAAACTACACTATTTGGTATTTTAGTATTTTTACAGCCTAGAATTATCGAATTCGTACTTTTCTGTATAACAGCATTACAATTATCTCTAGAGTCATAGAACTAATTATGTTCATCTACTGTTATAGTATTTATTGAATCACATCCCTAAAAAGTAGTAGAATATAAATTAGTAACATTTGTTGGAATATTAATACTTTGTAATTCAGAACAATTAGTAAATGCAAAAGGATATATTGAAACAATATTATTAGGAATTGTTACAGTATTGTTGAATCCCATAATTAAAGTATTAGTATTTACATCTATTAATATCTTATTCACAGAGTCTGTTGCATATACAGTATTACCATTTTCCACTGAAATATTATTAAAGTATTTTAGTGATTCATTAAAAGCTACAGCATCAATAGAGACAATATTACTTGGAATTACAAAGTTACTTAATTTATGACAATTTGAGAAAGTGTATGCTGGAATGGCACTTATTCCAGTTCCTAGTATTACTTCTTCCAAATTATAACAATTTTGGAAAACGCCTGATCCTAGCTGTATAACACTATTAGGAATAGTTATATTAGTTAAACTTGTACAATTATAGAATACTTGATTTCCAATATATTTAATTGTATTAGGAATTTCTATATTTATCAAATTTAAACAGCCAGAGAACAGATTACTACAAAGGAACTATGTTCCTTCTTTTAAACTATAAGTTGTTTTAGTTTTATCTGTAACAGATAATGCAATTACATCTGCATACATAATGCTATTTACTATAGGCAAATTATTACAATTTTCAAAAGAATTGGATTGTATAGAAGTAATTGTGCCTTTTATAATTATATTTTGTAATTCAGTACAATTAGTAAATAATGATGCAGAAATAATAGAAATACCTTCTCCTAGTGTTGCTGAAACTAATCTGTTACAATTATAAAAAGCGTATGAACCTATACTTAATACATTGTTAGGAATCTCGATGGATGTCAAGCTACTACAACCAGAAAACGCATAATCCCCGATGCTGGTAACGCTGTTAGGAATAACGACGGATGTCAAACCACTACAATACTCGAACGCACGAGACCCGATGCTGGTCACGCTGGAAGAAATAGTGATAGAGGTCAAGCCACGACAGCCAGAGAACGCACCATTTCCGATGCTGGTCACACTGGAAGGAATAGTGATAGAGGTTAGACTTGAACAGTTATAAAAAGCAGAGCTTCCAATACTTGTCACACTGTTTGGGATGGTGACAGAAGTTAGATCTGAACAACCTTTGAAAGCATCGCTGCCAATCGTAGATGGAGCACTCTCAAACTTAATAATTCCAATTCCATTAGAATACTAATACGATTTAAAAGTAGTTCCAAATGCATTAGTATGTATACCATTACTATAATTAGAAGTAGTAGTAGAAAGAGCTGAAGATGCTTTATATAATATATAATTAGAAGGATTTATTCTATTAGCATAAGTAGGCCATTGTTGTTTATATAAATCTTCTACTTCAAATGGAACAATTATATCAAAAGTTCCATCTAATGCATTATTTCCTAAAGTTGGAGGAACTAATGCATTAATATAAATATACTATAATTTAGTACAGTTATTAAATGCTTCTTCTCCTATAGATTGTAGAGTTTCTGGTAGTATTAAACTACTATTTATACTTCCTTCAAAGGCATGATTTCCTATACTTTGTAAACAAGTAAATTCACTACTTATAGATGCATTACAAGCTAGACCATAATTTCCAATACTTATTATATTATTTGGAATTGTAAATGATGTTCCATATTTTAGATCTGTTGCATATAGAGCATAATCTCCAATAGTAGTTACATCTTTGTCGAATGTTATTTTTCCTATTTTATGACCATGATCATAATCAATATCAGTATAATAAGAAGTTATATTTGCATTTCCGAAAGCATTAGAATGTATTCCAGATTCTGCTGAATTAGTAGTTTGAGGTATATCAGGATCAGTGTATAATGATAAAGTATATGAAATGTTACATTCTGGCCATACCTATATTTGATTATAGTAATTACTAAAATAAGAATCATTTCTATAAGTATCCTAAGCTCTAAAAGAAGGTACATATATCTTACAATTAGATGGAACAATATCATAATCAGGATCTTCTGATGTAGGAGGGGTAGAAGATTTAAAATATACATATTTTAAATTATCATTAGCATATAAAGTATTTTCTCCACCAAGAATAGTTACTGTATTAGGTATTACTATAGTTTTTAAATTAGATAAGCCACTAGCTAGTGCCTCCCAATTCATAGTTATTATATTATTTGGAATTACAAAATCTACATTAGTTCCTGACTCTCCAATACTTTCAATGTTATCACAATTTAAAAAACTGTTTTGTCCAATTGTAGTTACTAAGTTACTATCTGTAGGAAGAATAGCATTTTTAGATATAAGTACAGCAGTTTTAGTATTTTTATCAATTATACATCCATCTATAGTGGTGTATGTGTTATTTTCTGGTATAGTTACAGTTATCAAATTATGACAAGCTGCAAACGGTCCAGACCAACCTCCAACAAGTCCTGAAGTAATAGTACTAGGAAGATTTATTTCGTAAGCTTCACATAACTCAAAAGACATAGATGGAATAGTAGTTTCATCCTATAGAGTATAATAAACAATATGTTCTCCAGGAGTTTTAAATTGATATACACTAGGAGTTTCTTCATCAGGCATTCCATCATCTGGATAAATTCCTGAAAGTTCATATCCTCCTAACTCTACAGACTATGTAATATCTTCAACATGGAATTTAGCTTTTATTCTATTATCAGCTACTATTTTACTTGCATATTGACTCCAAGCAGTTTTATAATCAGAAACGTTAGCAATTGGAACATAAATAATAAAATCATCATTAATAGTTCCAAAGTTACTACTTAATGTAGGAGGAACTGCTCCTTCAAAAGTAATAGTTGAAATATTGGAACAACCATCTAAGATATTATTTCCAACTGAAGAAACATTAGAACCAAAAGTTATATTTAATAAATTTTCACAAGAATCAAAAGCAGAATCTTCTATTGTAGTTACACTACTTGGAATTACTATATATGTAATATCTTTTTCTTTGAAAGTCTCTTCTCCTATAGTTACTACTCCAGAAGGTACAGTATCTACACCAAAAATTAATTTGTGTGTTGATGTTTCAACTACAGCATTATCTTCAGAATAATAAGCAGAATTACCAGAAGAAACTGTTATTCTTTTTGTACTATTAGGAATAGCATTAGATGAAATACTATTTATAGATTTTGGTATAGTAACTTCTTCTATAGCAGAATCATTTAATATCTAAGCTGTTAAAGTTGCAGGTTCTTTTAAAATATATTTAATTGTGTGAGTTCCAGTAGAATTAAAAGTATAATTATTAGTTTCTGGAGTAATCTTTTTACCATCAACTTCTATTTCAGAATATTTACTTATATCTCCTAAAGATACAGGATTTTCAGTATCTTCTACATTAAGTTTTGATATTAATCTTGTATCTGGAAGAAATGTTCTTATAAATCTATTCCATCTTCTGTGAATGTTTTTTTGTATAGTATCAAATGTACAATCAGACTTATGCATTGGGTTTGGTTGTATAGTACAATTAACTGTAGCAGTCTATGTAATACCATTTTCCGTATAAGAAAGTGTTATATTTACCTATTCTTCTTTATATACTTTTTTTGGAGAAGTAAATTCAAGAGAATTAGTAATACTAGAATAGTTTCCTATAGACCCTTTGTCTGATTCAAAAGTAAATCCTTCAGTTATTACTGAAGAGGAATTATCATCGTAATATGCAGTAACTGTTCCAATATTAAAGGTATAAGTAATGTTATCATACATATTACTAGGAAATTGCTAATTTTCCCAATATAAACCAGTTAAATTTTTCATAATTTGTTTAACTTTAAATACTAAAAAATTAATCTAATTAATTATTCTTTAATGTTATAAAAGATTTGTCTTAATATAATTAAGGTAAGGTCCAATTTATCTTTCAACAGAAAATAAATTGGTTATTCCATCAAAGAATGTTTTATCTCCAAACTTATTTTTTCTTATTCACCTTTGTCTCCAATTTCTCTTCCTAATAAATCAAGTTTAACTACATTCCAAACAGGTTTAGTAGCTCTTGTAGCACCAAAAGTATTTATTAACGCATCATAACCATCTTTAGATCCTCCTATTACTCCTCCAACATTTTTTCCAACTCTCTAAAGAGTTTGTAAAGAGAATGGAGTCCATGTAAGACCTCTACCTCCTAAAGATATAATAGGATTAAAATCATCTCCAGAAGCTTTTAGCCATTCAGCACCTATAGTAAAAGAAGAACCTATAAATGCTGGAACTAAAGATTCGTCTCCAATATCCTTAGAGAAATCTTCAGCTAATGATACCATTAAAGGAGCAAAGAATATTCCAACAAAAAGATATCCTATAAAATCATAAAGTAACTAACCTAAGTTATTTCTATATAAAGCTTTATCAACATCTTTTGCATTTTGATAATTATGAATAGCTGCCCAAATACCCTTTTCTCCAGTTTCTGGATCTCCCTAAGCAGCTATTTGAGCAAATCGCATTAGTGTTACTATAGCCCCTTCAGAAGGTCTACCTTTCCACTACATTAATGGAATATAGTCAGCTCCTTCCGGTAAATGATTCTAATCAACTATTTGAGTATCTCCATTTTCATCTAATATTTGATACCAATAATTTTTTTGTTCTTTACCCTCTTCATCAATATAGGTGTCATAGTAATGCTCATATTCTCCTTCTTGATTATATAATCTTCCTGAAATATATTGATTTTTCTTAGAAGAAGCATATGTAAACATTTGGAAAAACATTGCTCCAATAGTATTAGATTGAATTAAAGAACGTTTTTCATGAGAATAATATCCATAAATCTTGTCCGCAAGTTCTTTCATACTTTCAGCTTGTCTATTTGTATAAGCTCTAGGTAAAGCATATTTCTTATTTAAATCTAATACAAAATCACTTCCATCAGGATTTTTAAATCCAGTTTCCACAAATTCCTTAGCCATTGCTATATATAATGCTTTCTATTTATTATATTCTGCTTTATCTTCAGCACTAGCATTTTTATACTATTCTTCGGTCCAATTTGCAAATTTATCAAATCTTTTATCTTCTTTCCAATTGTATTCTAACCTACCATTAACCATATGATGAGCATCGAAACATCCATCTCCTTTCATTTGTGCTCCAAATATGGTTAAACGATTATAATAGTCAGGTCTAGAAGAAAATCTAAAACCTAAGGAATCTAAATTAAAAAATCCAGCAGTATCTTGATGTAGTCTATCAGCTAAAGTATTAGCATCCATGTCATTAAGACCATACATTTGATTTAATAATTCAGCTTCTGTAAAGTCATCCCCGAAATGTTTGATATCAGCATATACCCAAAGAGCAGCCTCAGTTAAATTTTTCTTAGTAAATGATTCTTTACCATCTGGATTTTTTATAAGTAAAGAGATATCTTTCCAAAAACCATCTATTCCCTGATATAACTGTCTAGGGTTCATCCATAAAGCAATTCTAGAAGCTTGTTGCATTAATTTTTTAGCAGCCCATTGAGCAAATCCCCATTTATCTACATCTTCTAATGGAGCATTAAATATTTTACTTTTTATAAAATCCTATGCATATTGTAAATCTTTTACAAACTATTCATTTTTAACTATTCCCTAATTAGATATATGTAACATTATGGATTTAAAAAGTGGAAACACCTAATCTAAATGTTCTTTTGCAGAATAAGCCTAAGTATGTTTCAATAAAAGTTTTTCTAAATTAGTTTCATAATAATCTTTACCATATTTTTTTAATTCAGATTTTCTAGTATCTTCTTTTTCCCCATATGAAAAAGCTGAAACCATTTCCCATTGTTGACTTTGTCTAATTTTATTTTCATCAGATTCTGCATAAATATTCTATACAGTATCTTTTATTTTATCTTTGGCCTAATCCCACCACTTTTCAGTAAGAACATTTTTTAAGTCTAATTTTTTAAACCTGCTTCTAATCATATTTAAAAATCCTCCATTATTTGCTGTTTTAGCTCCTAAATCACCTTTAGTTAGAGGAACTCTTAAATATTTATCAGGGTCAGCATTTACTAAATCCTCAATATTATCTTCTGTGATTCCATTATATCTCTACATATTTATCAGAGTAATAGCATATTTTAAATACTCTTTTTCTACTTCTGAAAGATGTCCATCATCTTCCCAAGGATTTCTAAAATATAAATCATCTTTTACTGTAGAATCATACATATTGGAATACATAGAAGTCTAATTTCCAAAAGTATACCTAGCAATCTTTCCAAATTGCTTATCTTCTTTAAGTTTTTTAGTTAATTCTCTTACTTTATAATTTACTCTAATTAAATCCTATCTAACTTTATCATATTGCTGCATTGTTAATTCAGCTAATTTATTAAGATTATCATTTTTAAGAGAACCTGGGTTATCAATTCTAGTTCCATTCCAACCCTCAGTAAGAATTTTTCTAACGCTACCATCAAGTATAGTTTCATGTTCCTAAACTTGTTGAGAATATGTAATTCCTTTTAATTCTCCCATCCCCATAAGAATATATCTATATAAGGTGTATTTTGGGTCTTCATTTTCATTCTTTTCCGTAAGAGTTGTATTTATACTATCTAGAAGAGAACCAAACTCTTTCTCCATATCTTTTCTTAATAAATCTAATTGAATATATAATTTATTGAAATCATTATTATATTCATCTATTTTAGGAATATAACCTTTAAATTTCTTGAATTTGTAATTGTCTATTATAGAATCATTATCAGTATCATCAAATAATATTTCTTGTAATTTCTATTTAGCCAAATCTACATAACCAGCCATTTTTATATCTCCCTTTCCAGCATAATAGAAATTATTTTGTTTATTTGATAGTCTTAATAAAGTAGAATAATTATATAAGAGCTATTTATTACTTGATGTCATCCCAGACTATAAATCTGGACTTATTACCTAAATATTTCCAATAATTTTATCAGCAAGAACAGGAGATAATTGATTTAATACGGCCATTGCCTAGATTAATTCAATATTTCCCTAAAAATTTTCTAAAGGTTTAATTTGAGTATTATTGTTATTTGCCCTAGTATCATCTAAATATCTTCCAAATATAGTATGTCTGGATTCCCCTAATTTTACTCTATGCTCTAAATCACTACTAGAAATCTTAACTACATCTATTTGATTATTATATTTATTTTCTAATAAAATTATACCCATAGAACTTAGAATATCTTGATATCCAGTTGGAAGTTCAAATATTTTCCATTTTATATCAGCATATTTCTAAAGTCTATCTTGAGTGTATTCTTTATTACCTTCTCCTCTATAATTTTTTGCATTATATGTAAAATATCTTTTATCTCCTTTCTCCCAAGCTTCTTTTAAGGATTTTATAATACTTTCTGTATTTTCTCCCATACGAAGTTGTCTACTAATTAAAATATCTTTTATTTTAGTAATTAACTCTTTTTCTGTGTCTTTATGTAAAATGTCTGAGGGATATTTAGGATTTTTCTTCCAATAAAAATCAAAACCTCCATCAGAATTAGGTCTTATACCTCCGTGTCTTTCAATATAATCTTTTACAAAAGTATCATCAATAACATTAGAATTATTTACATCTGGAAAGAAAGCATCTAATTCATCTTTTACATTTGTTAATATTCCATTCACATCTAGAAGTTTATCTTCTTTAGGAACAAAAACTTGATCTAAGTTAGTTTCTACAGTATCATACTCACTACCTCCAGCAGTTTTAGAACTCACGCTTAATTCTTTGAAAGCATCATCTTCTATAGATAATTCATCATAGAAACAACTATTACTTTCTTTATCATATCTAAAACCTTCAAACTTAATAGGTACTGCATACAAAGAACATTTTTCTTTATGTCTAGAAGACACTAATCCAGATTCAATTAACATTCTTCTATAAGCTGCTAATTGATAATCAAAAGTTCTAACTTTAATATCATTATAATTTCTATAATCCTTAGGGGAACATTTAAAATCTATTATGGAAGCTCCATCTTCTGTTAAAACTATTAAGTCCAAACGACCTACAACCTAAGCCAATTTTCCATTAAAATTACCTTCCCCCTAAATAGCATATTCAGGAAGGACTATGCACCCTTTTCCAAACTTATCTACTAATTTTTTATTAAAGTTTTCACAAATATCTAAAATGTTATCTATATGATTTTTTAGATATTCTTTATCTTTCTCTTTAAGATTCTCTAAGATTCTATTTTTTATTTTATTTCTATCTGAAGAAAATTTTTCTGGGTCATGGTCTTTACAATTTTTATAATATTCACTTATAGCATTATGAACTGCAGTACCAATTAAACTCTGAGTCTTCCAAACAAATTCTACGTGTTCTCTAGCCTTTTTAAATTCTTCCTAATCTGTAATAGCATGAATATCATAAGAACCATCTGAATTTTTATCAAATATAAATGGAATTAATCCATAATAATCGGAACCTTCCTAAAAACTAGCAATATCAGCAAAAGCTACCTAAGCTCTCTTCCAATATTCTTCAGGCCTAAATACTGGAGTTAACTAATACCCTTCTACAGTACTCATAGACCTAATTAAATCAGATATAGTAATATAAGAATCAGTATCTAAAGAAATCATATCATCTAAATCCCAGATATCGTCCCCATTAATTATCATATTTTCTATATCTTCAACAGATCTTACTTTAACTTTAGTTTTAGTAGTCTCCATTACTTTCTTATGAACTTCAAATAATCTATTAGTAGCAAAATTCTAATAATTGCTTCTATCAAAAACTACATCTCCCATATCTTTTAGATAGGGAGAATTCTTTATTAAATATTCTTCTAATTCTAATTCAGAATTAAAAGTTCTATTATTTAAAGTATAAGTACATTTCATACGCAATCTTCTACAAGTTTATCTTCCTTAAATAACTGTTCCTTTAAATTAGAAACCTATCTATGTATTTTAGAAGAATATTGAATAAAAGCCAAATTATCTGTCTGATTAACTACAGTAGATTCTGTTAATCTGGCTAAGTCCACTATTGATTTCATATATGGATTTTTTAAGCTATTAACACTGTAGTTTCCCATTAACATTGAGTCCAAAACTCTTTTAACGTCATAATCTATCTAATTTAGAATTTTTTCATCTAAATTATTAAATAAGCTGGGGATTCCAGTAATATATTTAGAAAATTCAGAAACAAATATTTCCTCATTTACATCATTTCTAGTTCTATTTGGATAATCTAGGCTTTTTTCCTCATAATAATCCAATTCTTCAACTGAAGATACCAAAGAAAAATATAATTCTGGATTAGTAAATCTAACAGCTCCTAGAAATATATGCATTAATTCGTGAACTAAAGATGTTTTCACATTAGCAACATCCGTATTTACATAAATATCTCCATTATACACAAAGGCATTTACTATTCCAGCGTTTGGTATATTCATATCTTTTATTTCATTAGAATCAACATATTTTATGTCTATTCCATATTTTTCTTTAAATTTATCAAGCATTAATCTTAATGCCATAGTATTTTTAGAATCTGAAACATCTTCTTGAGCTTCAACAAAAGGCTTAGGTTTTAAATCATATGCACTTGGTCTTCTTTTTATATTTACGAAAGATAAGGAACCAACAGGAGAAATAGTAACTTCTAAATCCTAATGCATCTAATTATTTATTTTAATCATAGCTTCTTCAGGAGTAGTCGTATTAGTATACTCTAGTATTTCTTCTGTTTCAGCTAAATTATTTTCATCAATTTTAATATTTTTTCTCAAATATACTTCTGAATTAGCTCCAGGTATTTCATCTAAATTAGGATTTCTTCCATATTTATTTTGAGTTTCAGCTACAGTAGTAGCTAAAACAGAATCAGAGACTCCAGACTTATGTTTCAAAGTCTGGAATCTATCTGATTTAATATTTATATCACAAGCATTCATCAATTATTACAATTTTTATCATTTTCTAATGTTTTTTCTAAATCAACTTCATAATATAGAATACCATTATCATCTTTAATAAGTTTAACAGCTACTTCATCAAAGGTATGATCTCCAAGTTTAACTTTAATTTCTCCTTTATCTGGAGATAAAGTTATTTCAAAGTCTTGGTTATTATACCTTTTTATTTTTTTATCATCAATAAGACTTAAAATAGAGGTTTTTTCAGTTTCTAATAATTTACTTTCTGATACAAAATCATAAGAATCTAAAACTGGAGAGATTAAGTCGTTAGAGGAGATTGCTACTTCTTTATAATTAAAGCTTTTATATATATTAGAATTTTCATCAGAATCAATTGGAACAGCAACTTCTCTAATTCCTTTTCTATTAGAAACAATTTCTTCATCGATTTCTCCTCCAATATTTTCATCCATAGGAACATCCTCAGGAATATCAGGCGATTCCCACTCACCCATAAATTCCTCTGTCATGTACTCCGGAATATCACCTCTAGTAGTAGTACGGTCTATTCTTTCAACTAAATGAAATTTAAATGTTTTTTCATCCTAAACCCATGCTTTTATAGGTTTTTTCTTTCCAGAAAGTAAATCCGAAATAGTTACAACAGGCGCTGCTTCTACTAATAATTCCTAAATATCCTAACTAGAAAGTTTAAAGTTTACATCAGGATTTAAGTCTAACTAAGAAATATATTTATTATAATTATTAATAGCAGCACTTCCTTTATTTATAATTATATCTTCAAATAAATTTGTGAAAGAAGATCTTCCAGATGTTCCATTATAAGCAATTAAATTATAAAAGAATATTAAATCTACTAAAGAATAACCACAATTATATAGGTCTTTAGACTATAATCTATTAAAAGCCTATTTAACTTTAGAAAATATAACTATTTCATAATCACTTCTTGGAGACATAGAAACTTTAGAAGTATAATTTATAGTAGTATTATGTCTAGGATTAAAATTATAAACAGTAGTAGTTAAAGATTTAACAAATTCATTAAGAGATAATGTTTTACTCATTTCAGGAAATACTTGAATTTCCATCCATTTTCTAAAAGCAGCATTTCCTTCTTTAGTACCTAACATAATATTATTTCCATTTATATTTAACTATATAGTATGTAAATAAATATTATTCATTTTTCTGATAATAAAGTTAGTAGTTGCTTTATTTCGTTTAATAGCATCTGCAGCGGAACATTGTCCATAATACTAATTAACTATATTAACGGCTTCATTAGATTTTTTATAAATACCCATTACAGATTCTAATCCCCCTTGTAGTACAGCTACAGTTTCTAAATATCCTCTATAATGAGCAATATCCCACATTACTTTATAAATGTTTACACCTATTTTTATTCCCTCGTAAGCATCTTGAACTAAATCTCTATATCCATAGTTCTAATATTCTCCGTCTACAGAACCTTCTTTCTAAAGAAAACTTGCAACAGGAGTATTTAGAACAAAATGTTTTAAAGAAATATTTTTAGGATCTATATCAGAACCTAGTAACTTGGTATTAACTTCTTTTAAAGCCTTTAAAAGAGGAGTTTCTTTAGCCTCTGTCCAAAAAGTTTTAAATCCTGATTCAAAACTAGAAATAAAGGACTATTGGTCTTCAATTCCATTAGGTAGTCCCTAATTTAATTTTAAGTCTCCTCTTAAAGTTCCCATTTCCTAGTTAAAATTATCTAAAGTTTTTATAATCGAAAGTATTTCATGTTGATTCCCTTCATCATCGGTCATATAATCTCCCTAGACTTTTTCAGTATAATATAGATGTAATTCTATATCCTAACATAATTTACGTAAAAGTTCTCTCTTATTTTTACTTTCAAAATTATATTCTTTAAAACTCTTTAAAGTCTCTTTAAAATCAATAATATTAGAAGAGAATAAATTTTTAAGATAGTCATTATTTTCAATATTTTCTGGTTTAATCAAACCTCTTAATAACTATCCACAAATTTCAATATGCTCCTATAACTGAGAAATTGATACATTATAATTATTTCTTCTAGCGTTTTCTTTTTCTGTAAGAGCTCCTTTAGTTTGTTCTTTAAGATTAAGCTTTTCAACGCTTTTACGCTTTTTGGCTAATTCTCTTTTTAATCTTCTTCTAACATTATAAACTAAAGCATCCTAATTAACTTCCTATTTTTCCTCATTTTTACTTAGATAACCTCTAAGGGATTTAATTAAAGTTTTTTTACCTTTAAAACTTAAACCGTTTATTGCCTAAACAACTGCTTGATAATTAGTTTTATACGGACCTTTAGATTCCTTTGAAGGAAGTCCTAAGGTTTTTCCTAAAACATTTATAATATCACTTTCCCCTTTAAGATAATTTAAATTAGGACCATTCTATAAGTATTGAATAGCCTGAGAAATTCTATTAAATCCTAAGTTCTCTTCAAATACATTTCCACCTTGTAATTGAGAAATTACTAGTCCTGTTTCTGATAAAGCTATTGAAATAAGAGTTTCTAAATCTACTCCTAACACAAATCCAGCAGTATAAATTCCCATCATTTCAGGACCTGCATTAATTTTAGCTAATTTAGGGTCTTTAGCATTATCTGTGGCCATACTTAGGAAGGCAGAAAATAATAAGAAAGCATCTAAATCATTATCAACTTCATTTAAAGCATCTAAGACTGCCTAAGATTTAATATCTACTTTATTTCTAACTGCTGAATTAGCTATAAGTCTAATATTTCTGCCCATTAGTTGTAAATTAGATAATAAAGCTTCCTATTCTTTTTTAGAACCTCTATTTAAAACCTAATAATAATACTAACTCATAGCTTCAAATACTTTCATTGCAGAAGCTACAACACCAACATTCTCTTTTCCTGCTAAAGTTAATACTAACTACCTAAATTTACTTGTTACGGCTCCTCTATCAAAGAATTGAGTTTGAGCTGCTAATTTAGAAAATTCAGGTCTTTTAAGTATTGTACTTGTTTTATCAACTTCAGAGTCTACACCAGACTGTCCCTATATTAAGTTTTCTGGAGAAGAAGAAGCCTAAGCCATTACAGAAGAAATAAAGTTCATTAAAGCCTCTCTTCTTAATCCCTTATTCTTAGGGTTTTCAAAGTATAGATTATGCATATTAACTATGATAAAGTCATTCAATATATCCTAATTATCGACATCAAATTCCTTAAAATATGGAGTCAAAATATCATTATGTGGAACGAATCCTAAAGAACTTAAGATATTGATAAATTCAGCTAGATTTCCAGGATCAGCTATATTTAATAAATAATACGCTATATCGTAGGTATAATCAGTATTCATAGAATTATATACACCTTCTTTATCAATTCCTAATTTCTCAAAATTATAACCGTTATTAGATTTAGGTAATAATACTATATCCTAATCATTTAATTTATTTTTTAAAGCATTAGCTAATAAATACTTTTGTATAGGATTTAAAGTATTTATTATTTCCTAATTTTCTATTAAATTATAAGTATAATGTTCTCCATCATAATTAGTAGGAATTTCTACTTTTGTTCCATCTCCAAAAGTATATGTAATTTTATTAGGTTCAGATATCAAGTCAATATCTTTAACAACCATATAATCAAATGCTCTTACTTTTCTAGCATTTATTTGTTCTTCAGAGAGTCTTTCTAACTCTTTACCATTAGGAAAAGGTAATTTTTCAGATTCTTTTAGTTTTTCTATAGAATCATAATTAAAGAAATTACTCCATCCTATATATTTACCTCTACTAAATTGATATCCTAATACAGAAGCCTTATCAATATCATAGTCAGAACCTTGTAACCAAATCTACCATCTAGAAACATAAGCAGAATTTAATCCTCTATTATCAAATCCAACCACTTTCATAGCCATGAAAGACTGGTGAGACTGAGCTGGAGTTCTTGAAACTATATATTCTAAAGATTTCAAGAAAGAAGTATGAACTTCTAAGGAATTTTTAATTACCTATTTAAAAAATGGAGATAATTCATTAACATTAATATTGCCAATTCTAAGCCCATCTTTAAGTTGTTTTAACTACTTATTAAAGTTTGTTCTATACTATTTTAAATTAGTGACTAATGAATTTCCATCTTCTCCAAGACTTTCTAAAAGACTTCTAATTAATGGACTTGAAGAATTCTGTAAAGCTCCAATTAAATTTAAAATTCCTTCATTAGAAACTTTTGCACTACCTATTCTTACAGAAGTATAATTTAAAGAGTCAAGAAAATAATCTAATTTATCAGTTTCTATAATTTGAACTCCATTAAAGTCATTATAAATAGTTATGTTTGGAATTATTTCCCCTTCATTTTCAGTATATGGTATAGTGAAAAGTCTCTCATTTCTAATATTTAATAACCATAAATTTTCTCCATCCCATTCAGTATTTAGATTCTCTACTTTTGTAAGATTTTTAGGTACGGAATTTCCTTTATTTAATAAATAAAAGTTATTTCCTGAAGGAGTTATTAATTCTACATCAAAATTACTTATTAAAGTTTTAGGTTCTAATTGCTCTAAAACTCTTTTTAAGAAAAAGAATTTATCTTTCTCTATTTCAGATAAGTTATCTTCAGCTCTTAATCCAAAAGTAGTTTCATAATGTTTAGGTAAAATAATTTCATAAGGATTTACTGAAACATTTCTAACATATTTTCGTACTTCTTTACCTTCAGCATCAAGTACAGTAATATATTTGTTATGTCCAGAACCTAAAGCATTTAAATCCTATTGTAAAAGTCTTTTACTTAGAATAAGATTTTTACTAGCCTCCTTTTTCTATTCTGGAGTACTGGAATCATCATCAAGTATTTTTTGATATTTATAACACTTATGAATAGAAGCTAAATCAAATAAAGTATAATATTCAAGAGCACCTTCTTTTCCAGTAGTTATTATAGCATCATAAGTTCCTAATTCTCTTCCTAATTCTACAGCTTCATGTACTATTAAATTTTCTTTATTAATTCTATTCCTTAAATCCCATAAAACTTCTGGATTTCCTACAAATACTACTTCTCTTTGTCCATTATTTTCTATATAATAACTTCTTTCAAGTTTTATTTCATAGGCCTTTAAATTTTTAGCATTAGCTTCTTCTTGTAATTTAGCTATTTCTTGAGCTGATAATCTACCTTTTATATCATTTCCTATTAACTAATATATTCCATTAGAAGGATTTAATACATCCATACCTCCTGGAAATTTAATTCTAACAGCTACTTTCTCAAGTTCTGAAGCACACTTTCTAACAATTTGATTATAAATAGCTGGATGGCTTAAAGGTAAATCTCCAAGTACCTAACTATATCTTAAATTTCCACTTTTAAGATTCTATTTAAGATTTGCTGCTATAGAATTTAAAATATTACCATCAGTATCAGATGTGTACTCCAACACTTTAACTAATACCTTTAACATAGCATTTTTAATAGAATCTACATCATTAGAGTTTTGCTATAAATTTAATCCATTTAAAATGTCTTTTATAGAAGATTCGGTTAAATAACAAAGTCCATTATATATTTTTTCTGCTGAAGCATAACTAAATCCCCTAGCTCCAATAGCATTTACAACCTAAGTCATTAAAGATACTTTTGCTTCATCTGCATGATGTTCTGCATTAAGTTGAATTCCTAAATCAAAAGTATCCAACTTCATAGTAGTAACATTGTAATCTGAATTAGTGTAAATTTCTGTAGTATTTACATTAGCTGCTCCTTGTTTTATAGCACCTGCAGTTATAATATAATCGATACAACATTCTTTTAAAGGCTACCATAAGTCATCACTACTAAAACTTGCTTCAGAGTTTAGTTTACTGTCGGCAACATAAATAGCGGCATTAGTTAAATTATCAAAAGAAGTTCCGTCTTTCTCATAAGTTAACCTTCCATCATTCCCAATATGTTCGGAAAATTCTCCACCAAATACATATTTCCATAAGTCCCAATTAGAAGTAATCCTTTTTACTAATGTATCAGAACCATTAAAATTATATTTTTTACCAGTCTCTTCTCCATTACTAGTTACTTCTAACCATTGAATTGAAGTATTTTGAGTAGCTTCATTAAAAGTAGCTATTATTTTATAATGTTTTTTATTATATGGGTTATAAACATATGAAGGTTTATATTTAATAGTAGTACCTTGATAAGATTTAGTCCAGTTATAAGCTTTAATATTTCCTAATTCATCTGTCCAATTAACTTTATTCATATGTTTATTTAAAATACCATAGAAACCATTTACTTTTCCAGACATATATTCCTATTCAGTTAACTAAGAAAAATTGTAACAATCTCTAATTTTAGAATTAACCGCTACAAACATAGCTGTTTTTACAATTTTTCCAGAACCTGTAGCATTATGATGAGCATGGGCAATAGGTTTTCTATCTTCTCCAACAGCCTAATCCTATAAGGAATTATTTTCTAAATTTGCTGTTAAAGTATTTCCAAAAGTAGCACCATCTAAAGGTGTTGCAGAATCCTTCTTTCCATAAACATTATATACAGCATCTTTTAAATCTTCTGCTACTGCCACAGTATATCTTCTCTTTATACCATTAATTAATCCTCTAGCATAAGCATGTTTAGAAGAAGATATAGTAACAGTACGTTTTGTTTCTTGTCCATATTGTTCTGCCTCTATATAACGTACGTCAGTTTTGAACGGATTATTCTTAAATGGGTGATTAGCAAAAGTACCAACAGTAGCACAAGTAAATTCTTCTCCCATCCAAAAATCCAAAGCATTGTATCTAGCTATTTCTGGATTAACTTGTATTTTAAATTTAGAATCAAGGTCTTTTATTTCTAAATCTTCTTGATTTAAGAGTCCAGCAGTTATTAATTGTTGCTATAATTTAGAATCATTTAAAAGTCCAGTATAAGATTCTCTAAAATTAGGACTTTCCCTTAAAAAAGCATATTTAAGATAAATATCTCTTTTGGTTAATCCTGCACTATTTTTAGTTAAATTATTCCAATTATCTTCAAAATCTTTTAATTTAGAATCTTCTTTAGAGGTTATACCATAGTATCTCATGAATTCCTTTTTTGCCTTATTTTTTAAGACTCTTTCAGTTTTTCCCTGAATTAAAGGATTTAAATCCTAATTAAGAAGACTTTTGATAATTTTATTTCCTAAATACTTCTCCCTATTTTTAATAAGTAAAGTTTTCCAATTTGAATTTATCTATTTTAAAGTATATAATAAATCAAATTTTGCATTATCAATATTTATTTTATCAAAATCAATTTGAAGTTCTTCAGCAAATCTTTGTAATAATTCTAAAGGCCACCAGTTATTTAAATCTAACTAAGAAGTTATATTATATTGACTTTCAACTCCCTAAGAAGTTTTAAATATTTTAAGTAATATCATATTACTTCCTAAAGTCCAATTATTTTTTACTAAGGCAGTATTTAAAGCATTTAATCCTGGTTTTATTTTTTCTGCTTTTTTAATAGTTATTGGTCTAGGAGATAATTGAATCAAATCAGATATTACTTGTATTTCCTTTCTTTTCCAGAAATCTTTAGCAGTTTCATTTATTTGATAATCCCACAATAAAGTATTTATAGGAGTAGCTATATATTTTCTATAAAGTATTATGTCTGGGTCTTTATCAATAGTAGCTTCCATTTCTAAATCTTCTTCTGTAGCCGTTTCAAAAGTTTTCTTGTCAATTATATGAAAATATAATTCTAATTTCTGATTAATTTCTTCTATATTCTTTTTTAATAAACTTATTTCTTCTGGAGTAACAGTATTTCCAAGTTTTCCCCATCTATAAAGTTGATTTATAATTGTAGGATTTACTCTTATAAAACCTTCTTTATCGAACCAATAATGTAGTCCTTCAATAATTTCTACTTTAGAATTTTTAGCAACAATAGCATCATGTAATACTTTTTTAATATAATTCTTTCGTAATTTAGCCCAATTCTAAGGAATCTAAGATATTTCTTGTGCATGCTAATTGGCTAAAGTATTTATTCCAGTAAAATTATTTAAAGGATTAAAATTTGCACCTAGTTCTTTAAAATCCTTTACAATATTATTCCACATTATAGAATAATAATTTCCAAATTCTTCTTCTATTTTAGCTTTAAGTTTTGGTAAATCTAAATGAAAACTAAATCCAGTTTTAGTTACTTTTCCAAAAAATGATAATGGAATCTATATGTAAGGAATATTTGATTTATCAGAAATAACTGCAGAATGGATTAAAATCATTTCTCTTTCTGGGTGTTTACTTTCTAATGCTTTATTTATAGAAGCCCAAAAATCATATAGGAAAGAAGAACTAAAATGTTCTAAAGCATTAAATTTTAAACTATTTTTAAATCCATCCCAAGAATCTACCCCTCTTTTGATAGTTAATCCATTAAAAGCTTTTAATATAGAAAATCCTTTAGTTGCACTATCTGCTTTAGAATTTTGTTCGTCAAACTACTCTCTAAGAATAGTTCCTAACATATTTAATCCTTGTAAAGCTAACTAACTACCATCACCACTTTTTCCAGTACCCTCAGAACTACTTCCTTCTGAAAATTGTTGAGTTTCAGATAAAGATTGTAATACTGGAAACATTTTTTTAGTAATAACATCAGTTTGAACTACATCTTCGCCTTTTCTTAAAGAAGGAATAGCTGAACCTTCTTCAAAATATTGATTTTTAAAAGCATCATAAAAAGTATCAGCTTCTGCCTCGTGTCTAGAATTAAGGGTTCTATTTGCTTCTGCAATATATAGAATACCTATAATAAATTCTAATAGAGTTTTTATAGGGCCATTTACATTATTAATATCTCCACTTTGCCCTAAAATAAACATATCTGTAAACTGGGAATCTTTAAAATTTAAACCTAATGCTTCCTAGAAAAAAGGACGTAATGATATTAAATCTGATTTATCAAATACAACATTCTCTGTTACTTCCTACCCATTTTTATAAATAGTTATTTTTCCCTGCGTATTCTAAGTTATTCGTAGTTTATTTTTCTTATTATATTGAAAGTTCACTTCAAAGAGTTGTTTGTTATCTCCTCTTTCTGCAGAGTTTAAAAATCTATAATTAAAGATATCTTCAGAACCATACTAAAATCTTGTATTTTTTATACTATATTTAGCATTAAGTTCCCAATTTAACTATTTTAATTGTATTGTCTATTTCGTATCTTTAATATTTACAACTCCAGTAGTATCTCCTTTTAAGGATTCCTAGAATCTATTAATTCCTGCTGAAGATATTAAAGTTTGACATACACTATTATAATAATTTTTATTATGCTAAGTACTTCCAGCATTTTGCTTTAAAGAAAATAAAACTAAAGGAGGAATAGTATTATTACCTCTATTTGTGTTAGATAAATCAAAAATATTATAATATAAACCTTTTAAAGCATTATATTGAGTATTATTTATTAATTTTTGAGATAATAACCATTCACTTTTTCTATTTAATATATAAAATAAAATAGGTAATCCTATAGTTGGATTAGTTCTAGTAGCTGATATTATCTAAGATAAATTCTTACCTCTTACAAATTTATTTACATAATACTCAGCAAAATTATTTCCTACAGTGTTTGCCAACCAATTTTTTATTTCCTAAACTGTTAATTTTATATTTTTTAAAGGAGTATCTGGAGAAACCATAGCTAATGGTTTTTCATCTAAAACACCTACTTCAGAATCTCCTGGAATTACTGTAGAAAAATAGTTACTTAACTATAATATTTTAGAATATAATTGTTGAACATCATTAAAATCCATTAAATTTCCAACTGGGTCTAATTTATCCCCGACATATTTAGGAAAAGTTGAAATTAATAATTTTACTACTCCACTTAATTGTTCAATTTCATTATATGTATCATCATCTACCATCCATTTAGTAATCATGGTAGAAGCATTTACAATATTATAATTATTAAGATGTACATTATCAAAAACTCCTTCTCTTTCGATATTTATTGTCTTTCCAAAAATAGATTTTAATAAATTATCAAAAGTCATTAGAGCTACAAAACTCTAATAGGCTCTATATTTTAAATTATTCTTATCAATTATTATAGTTGATAGTTTATCATCAACTTCCCAATGTTCCGACAAAAAGTCAAGAACTTCAGGATTAAACACATCTCTTATTGTTTTAACTTTTTGAATGTCGTAAATAGGGGTAATCTATTTAGCTATATGTTCGTTACCTATAGATTCTAGATATTGTTTAATAGTATCAACATAAGATTCCTATAACTTCCTTATATTTTCATTTAAACTTTCTACAGAATCTACAAATTTAAAATTTTCTAAATCTAAAAGTATATTTCTTACTATGTCTTGTTTAAAGTTATTCTTAAAGACATTTCTGACTTCTGCAAAAGTTCCAAAATATCGGTAGAGGAATGAATTATCCCCTACCTCTATTTTAGAATCAAAATCAGCCTTAGCAGGCTTACTCTAACCAGAAGTCTCTTGTATATTAGTTTTAGGGTTTAAAATTATTTTATAATTACTTTTTAAACGTTCTAAAACTAAAGTTTCAGAAATTGTTGAAGTATAAAACGGATTTTCTAGTAAATTATCTAAGATTTCTACTAAATCTTTTCTAGAAAATTCAGTTCCATACTCTTTAGAGAGTTCTTTCTCTAGAGATAATAAAGCTTGAGCTATATCATTATCGATATGCTAAGACGTTGGGTCTATTGCTTTATATATATTTTTAGCTAAGGCTCTTTTAAAAGCCTTTAAATTTATACAACTCATAATTTTTAAGTATTACAATAAGTATCATTAATATCAACAGATTCATCAAAGATTTTAGGAATTACTTTATCAAAATATGGTCTGAAATTTTCTTTATTTTCTTCTCTAAGAGCCATTTGTGTAGAGTATCTTTCAAAGAGTTTATCTAAATTTGGATCATTCTAATTCTATTTATATTCTTCTAAACTCTCTTCGTCTACATTATTTTCATAGTAATTAACTAATGTCTAAAGTACATCTGATTCTGAACATTCCTATTCTACACTGCCAATTTTTAAAGGTATTGGGAATAAAGATAAACTATCCTTTTCTGCAGATTTTTGTTCATCATAATATTCCTTTAAAGCTTTTATTGAATCTTCATCAGAAATAGAAGAATCGTTTTGATCTAATATGTTGCTTATAAAGTCTTCGAAAGTATTTGACTATTGAATTAAAGTATTTAAGTTATTTTCAGTAAATTCTATTTTAGAATCCCCTTTTCTTATGGAAAGATTTTCTACTTTTTCCATTAATTTTTCAAAATCTTTAGATTTTTCTGTTTCATTAGGAATATAATTAGTTTCACTTAAGTCTTTAACACTATAAAAATATGTTCCAGTATTATCTTTTATAACATAATTTCCATTTTGTTCTGAATCATATGTTTCATTAGAACTTAATTTTCTATATTTTACAACTTTTCCATTATCAACAGCTAATAAAATCTTCTTATTTAAAGCTTCAAGTTTTAAAGTATTAAGGTCCTAACTACTATTATTTAAAAAAGACAATACTGTAGAGTCAAGTTTTCCTTCTATATCTTTTATATTCTAATCAACAATAGGATTTATTTCAGGAATAACAGGCATTTTAACCCCTAATAAAAATCTAGTATTATGTTTATTAAACCTATTTGGTTTCATATTAGTACCACTAGGTTTAATATTTTTCCAAAAAGAATCATTATATTCAGTAGTATCATCTTTTGTGGAATAGGTGGTTAAAATTTCTTGAATTAGAGGTAATACATCAAAAGTAAAAGATGGAGAATCTAACTTACCATTAACTCTTATTGGAGCACCATAATAAGAGACTAAGCTAAGATTTACTGGAACATATTCATCAGATATTTTTCCTGCTTCATTTAATTTTAAATTATAATATATACCAGGTTCTGTATCTTCGGAAGTCTTCCAACCATCAAGGTCAGCTTTCATAGCCTCTATTTTGGCTTTAACATAAGTATATTTATCCTTTACTTTTGCTTCATCGTCTTCAAATACATCACTGTGAGCTTTAATAAAAGCTTTTGCTTCTTTTCCATCCTCTAAAGTTTCTATTTCACTATCTAACATTACAAAAGTTACTAATTTTTGCTGTAGATAATTCTTTAGAGTTACTTTAGATTTTTCATATTTATGTATATTGGCATTTTCTGGAATAATTGCTTTAAATATGTTTGGATTTTTTTGAGCTAAAGTTTCCATAGAAGTCTGTAATAATTTTCGAATTACTTCATATTCTTCAATATTGCGTTCTTTAACTCCAGTTTCTTTTAGATTTTCTTCTATGTATTTATTAATTTCTGAAATTCCTTTTTTAATTCCATTCCATGTAGGTCTAAAAGCAGCTTCTCCTAAACTTGCAGCATCAGGAGTTGTTCTCTAATCTAAAAAATACTTTTCTAAAGATTTATCAAAATTAGAATTGTCCTTAGCTATAAGTTGTAAAATTCTAAAAGAAGCAATCATATTACCAAATTGAGAATCTGAAGTTTTTCCCTTTTCATATACATAAGATAAATTTCTTATATATTGTCCAACATTAGATTTTGGAGAAGAAACATAAATTCTAGATACCTTAGGTTTTTTATTAGGATCTTTAATCCATTCCAGATAATCATTTAACATCATTTTATCTTTATCACTATAAGCCTCATAACTAGAATCCTTAGATACTAAAATAAATGGATGTCCTTTTAAAATAGCTGATTTCTTTCCGTAAGGTTCTCCAAAATAAACATCCTATTTTGTATTAACATATACTTGATTAGACACTATATTTCCTGGAATTTGTTTAATTTCATCTAAAGTCATCCATTTTCCACCGTATTCGAAACCTTCTTCCTAATAAGTAACTCCTACTATACCTCTCTAATGGAAAGATGTAAATATTCCAGTAGATTGTTGTGCTCTTGATACTAAAGTATCATTTCCCCAATCAAAATAATGAACAAAATCTTCATTTAAATAGAATAATTGAATATGTTGTAACATTAACATTTCCTAAGGAGTCTTATTTGCTTTATTCTATAAACCTATAAACATCTTTTTCAAGTCCTTATTATAAATACTATTAAAATCGCTTTTTAATTGAGCAAAATCAGAAGTATTTAACATTGTATAAGGACTTGTAAATACAACTAAAGGAATGTCTAACATATTTACTCTGTTTCCATCCTTACCTATGGCATATATAACCATATCAATAGTTTTATTCTTAGGTTCTAGTTGTTTTGGTTTTGAACTAAATATATTTAAGACTTTTTCTTGTATATATCTAAAGAATTTTCGACTTTTATGTTTAGTTTCTTTTCCTTTCTTTTCATTTTCTGGATATTGAGTAGAACATTTAAACATATAATCTACTCCTATGGTAACTCCAGATTTTATTCCTAAAGCATAATTTAATTTATTTATTAATTGAGATTTATCTTCTTCAGTTAAACCTAAATTTCTAATTGTTTCTAATAATTTTATAGCTTTATCCTAATCATCTAAAGTATCATCAGATGTAAAAGCTGGTAAATCAGAAGGATTAGTTACAAATCCAGATAAAATAGACTTTTCTACTATATTCCCATTCTAATCCATAGTTCCCTAGACTAATCCATGAATATTATCAATTCTAGTACCTAAGTTTTTAGCTCCTTTTTTATAATCCGCTTCAGTTCTCTTTAATTTTCTAACTATTTTTCCTTCTATTTCAACTTCAACTTCTCTTAAACCAGATTCATTAGCTGGCATAGAATGTAATAACATATTATAATGTTTATCATCCTTATTTTCTATTGGATTTAAAAATGGGATATTATTATCATTAGCAAAGTCTTCGTTCTAACCATCTCCATTCTCAGAACCAGCCTAAGTATCAGTTTGACTTTCTACAACATCTGTAGCAGGCTAATCAGTAGAGACTTGAGTTTTTATTGGATTAACTAATTGTAAATGCCCGTTAAAATCTCCTAAAGACTCATTTAGAACTTTCTTTCTCTACTCATTAAAAGCTTTTATGGATTCAGTACTTAAATTAGATTCTATTAAATCTGCTTGTTCAGATTCAAACAAAGAAAGGTCTGTAACAATAAGAGTTCCTTGAGTAGCTCTAGAAGCAGCTGTATAGATATATTTTAAATAATCTAATTTAGCTTCGTTTTCCAATCTCTATTCTCCAGCGTAAATATCGTTTTTAGCAGGTAAAGTTAAATCCACGATATAATATTGACCTTCTTGTCCTTGAGAAGCACCATTTTTAGTAAAGTCTATTTTTCCTTTAAACTCTCCAGCTTCATTTAAATTTCTTAAGAATTTTCTTAAAGCTCCATTATTAACGGAAGAATCTTCAATACCATCCCAGATATAATGAAGTTGTTCTCCTGGTTTTAAAGTTCTAAGTAAATTTGTTATAGACTTCTATAAAGACTCTGATACATAATTAGCTTTTTCTTCATCAGAGAGTTCTCCTTCATAATAAACTACATCATTAGATTCTATCTTAAGTCCATACAAACCTTTACCTTCTTCTTCATAATAAGGGACTTTAATGCTTTCTACTTCATTTAATCCTTCTGCATCATTAGAAGCATAAAAGTCTTTTGCAGCTTCAAAAAAAGCATTATACTAACTAGTAATATCAGGATTTACAAGACTTTCTCTAATTATTTTTGTAGCCTAATCCTATAGATTATTATTAGGTCTTAAAGCTGTTCCTAATTTTGGACTACAAAAGAAATTATTTCTATGATTTCTTAAAATCTCTGCATCGTCTCCAGTTTTAAGTATTCCTTGAGCACATAATTGAGAAAAGTCTCCTGCAGCTACAGCTGCAATATTTCTTTCAATTTGAAATCTCTCTGATAATTCCTAATCCTAAGGAGAAAATCTAGTCACCTCATCCATTAATATCATTGAAGGAGACTCAATACTCTTATTTAATTCAACATCATATACAGTTGTTAAAGTATCTGAATTAGTTCTAAGTTTTATACCATCGTATAAAATGTTTCCCTATTTATCAGTTTTCCAATTATTATATCCAACTGAAATTTTCTTAAGATAAGATGCTCTATTAAAACACTTACCAACTAGTTCTTCTGGAGTAAATCCTAATTTTAACCCTAATAGATAAGCTCTCCATCCATTATATAAATCACTTTCAGAGAAACCTGCTGCTATTCCATTTTTATATTCTTCTGAATTAGTATCAATTACTCCTGGATCTTCTACACCATGGACAATCCAAACATTACTAAGAAGTTTATCCTTAAATTCACTATTTCTAATAATTCTTAAAATTAAAGAAAACATTGCTGTAGATTTTCCAGAGCCTGCAATTCCTTCAATTAAGAAAGTATGTAAATATTTTAAATAAGAGTCAGAATCTTTTGGGAATTGCTTAAGATTATCAAACCCTACTGCCGAATTATTATCGACATCATCATCTTCTTGATTTACAATTTCGTTTTCAACTACTTCATTATATTTGTCTCCAAATTTATAAAATTTATCTGGATTTAACAAGAATGCTAAAGAAGTTTTTAAAGCAAATTCTTGTCCTGGAATTGCTGCAAAATCTTCTGCTATAGAGTCAATATAATCTCTATAAAAAGCCTTAGGTTCTACAGCAGCCGTGAAGGCTAACCAAGCTATAAAATTCTAAGGAGAAACATTTTCTGTTTCAAGATTTAAGATTTGGTTATTAGCCTATATAAATTTAAAATTCTAAGAATTTATAAAAATTCCTAAATCAAAATCTTTTACATTTAATAAATTATGTAAAGCAGATTCTATATTTTGTCTTTCTTTTTCTAATTTAATTTGGTCTTCTTCAGATAAATAATAATCAGGTTCTTCAGAATCAATTAAGGACTTAGTTAAAATAGAGGAATCTAAAACCTTTTTTAAAGCTTTCATTTCATCCAAATCATCTGGAGCAGTATCTGTTATATTAGTTAATGTTTTAACAAATAATACATGAGTTTTAGTATTAATCTTAGCCTATTCAGATAATTTTTGACCACTATTTACTTTGAATAAATTTTCATAAAAAGTAAGTTCTCTATCAAAATTATTTAAATTATATAAAATAGTATTAGCCTATTCCTTAGTTAATTCAGCTAAATTAGCCTCTTTATCTAATTTATTTACTGTTGCATTATAACCCCAAAGATTTCCTAAACTTATTTCATCTGTTCTAGCAGCCAAAATGTGAGAGCCAAGCATCTAAATAACTTGATGGGCATATTTTATTTGTTCTTCTACTTTCCCATCATATCCAAATTCTTGAAGATTTCCGGACTTATTTAGAAATTTAATTTGATTTCTTAAGTATTCTAAGATTTCACTTATTTTCTATCCCCCTAATCCTACTGAATAAAAATCTAGAAGTTCTTGTATTGGAATATATTTCAAATCTTTCATAATTGCTGAAAGCTATCCTTTCAGAACTTCATCAAAATTAAATTTATTTAAAAGATTTCTTATAAAATCATGTACTTCTGGAGAAATAAATTGACTATTTTTAAAATCTTCTAATAGTTTATTCTAATTATTTACTATTGTATTTCCTATAAATTGTTCTAATCTTCCTTTCTAAGTTTTTTGTAAAAGTTCATCAGTTATTTCTGTAAAAGGGTCTGTAATTTGAGTTCCAGTATGAAATTGTATGGTATTTATTAAATCTTGTAGCTATTCTGGAGTAAACTACATATCCTCAGATTTTAAGTCGTCTGCACTTAATATTTGATTTTTTATATTGTCTACAATATTTTCAGTTCCAGTAAATTCAGCAAGGGCTTCTGCAAATAACCATTCATCTCCTTTTATGAACTCCTTTGAATTCTTTAGAAATTCTTCATTAGTTATCTTTCCCTAAGCAGCTTGAAAGTTTAAATTCATTAATTTTGAATTATACTTCTTAGCTATCTTACTTAACAAAGTTTCTTCTTCAAAATACTATTTTATAAAGTCTTTAATAGGCTGACTTATATTTCTGTTGTTTAGTTCAAAAATATCTGCTATTTGACGTATTTTATCAACCTAACTTCCCCCTACAATAATATCCCATTTTTCTTTAAGCTATTTTAATCTAGCTTCAGGTATATCTTTTATAGATTTCTTTTCTGCTTTTTCTGCGTAACTTATAAAATTAGTATCAATCCAAGGTTCTGAAATTCTATCAAGCATTTCAAATAATGCCTGTCTTACAAATGCAGCACCTTTAGTTCCATCTAAAAAAGATTCCTTTAATTCTCTAGCTTCTTTTAATTCAGCTTCTAATTTGGAAATTTGTTCCGCATTTTCTTCTTTTTTCTTAGAATCTTGAGAGTCTGAACCTCCCTCTTTTAGATTTCTCAATTGAATTGATAGATTAACTATCTTTGATATTACAGAATTAAATTCCTATAAGTAAGACCCAGCTAAATTAGAATTAGCTAATTTAGACATTTTTAAATCTCCTAAAAATCTAGAAATAAGAGAATCATCAGAAATTCTGGCACCCTCAGTAGTTAATATATCATTTATAGCCTACACATAATTAGTTAATTGTTTTTTATAGGTTAAATCCATATTATCCTAAGAATCTCCTTGTTGATAAGCATACTCTACATTTCCATTTTTATCAACAACAACTTCCCCATCTCCACTGAATTTTAAATATTTATTACCTAAAGTAAGTCTATTAACAGTTTTTAGAAAATTTTCTCCTTCACCTTCTTTTACTAAATGAACTAATTCCTAAAAAGCCTATGTTTTATCCATATTTTGGATATTTTGAAACTATTTAAAAGTATCAACAGATAATCCAGTTCCAAGTCCTCCACCAATAAGACCTCCTACAAAAGACATTCCATATCTGTCTCCTATATTTTCCCAAGGAGTCATTCTAGAATCACTTCCAGCTACCCAAGCAGCTGCATTAAATAAAGTTTTAGAAAGGTCTAATAGTAATTCTTCTGAAGTTTCTTCAACACCTTCTCCCAAAGAATGGGCTAAAGCTGTCTTAAACATAGAACCTCCTAAAGTAGAAGCTTCCTACAAATCTCCAGTAAAAATATCTTTTAAAGTATTTGCCCATCTTTTTCCAAAAGATTTTGAAGCTTCAGAAGTATCCCCCGTAGCAGCCATCTTTCCTAAGTTAAAGAATTTCTGCATCCAAGTTAACTTTTCACTTTTAGGTGCTGAAATTTCGGGTCTTCCTTCTGAAGTTAATATTTGAGCAGCTCTACGCCATCTAGCTTTCTCTAATCTTAATTCTGGAAGAATCTATTCTCCTACTCCAGTATTTAATAACCAATATTCACCAGAAGCATATCCTAAAGTAAATAAAGCAGCTTCAAAATCACTTAAACCAGACTATTTAGCTTCTCCATAAGAATCTGCTACAGTAACTCCAGTCATATATAACTTAGAAAGTTTTTCTCCCAACTTTGAAACTTTATCAGAGAAATTAACTAAGTCTCTTTGAGCAGCATGTTCTGCAGAAGCAATAAGGTCTTCTGTAGTTCTTAAAGCATATTGAGAAGGATTTTTTTCTAAATCCGCTAATAATTCTTTATATCTAGTACTTCTTGCGTCTTGTAGAAATTTTTGCCTTTCTAAATCATTAGTTATATCCTATTTACCATATAATTTTGGTATATTTTTAAATATCCAACGTTGCTCAGCTAATTGAGTAAATACATCTGCTCCAAGGTTTAATATATTTTCCACTGACCAAGTGTGTTCTGAACTATAGTCTGAAGTAGAAAAAGATAAACCCTAAAACATTCCTTCTATTTTAGAAGCTGTAGCATTATCACTATCAAATGTAAATATTTTGGAAGCCTTAGCCATTAAATCCCCCATATTCATTACTACTCTAGCTCCTATATACCAAGTATTAATTCCAGGTATAAATGCTGGAGCTACTTTAATAACATCTCTTACTAAAGTTTTAGTAGTGGAAGATTCTTTGTCATCAGCATCAAAAAAGTCAAATTTATTCCAAGCAGAACCATCTACAGTAAGAGTATCCCAAGATGATAATACTTGTTTGCCATAAATACTTCTGCCTCCTAATTTTTCATAATAAGGATTTCCTTCTTCATCATATTTAGGACTTCCTTTTGTATAAACTACTTTAGAAGGGTCATTAGTTTTATTACCATTTTCATCTGCATCATAATCCCAAGTAGCTAATACTAAAGGATCAAATAAATTTTTAAAGAACCCTCTATCATTAGGAGAAACATCTAAATATTTCTTAGTAATTGGATCATATACCTTATTTGCTTCTGCTACTTCTCTTAAAGACCATTTGGATTCTTCTTGAACATTAAAATTTCTAAATCCAGTGGTCTATTTCATTGGATTTGCAACTTTAGATACTACAAAATCAGGTCCAACTCTTCTTTTTTCTACAGGAGCAAAAATATCATCTCTAAAATAAGTTATATTATCTATAGCATTTTGATTATATTTTTGAGCAGTTAAATCGTTATATCCATCTAAAGCATTCTTATATGCTATATTAAATTTATCCTAATCAAATTTTCCATTTGTCTATAATAAAGGAATTTTTTGAACACTGTCTAAACCTTCATAGATACTTTTAGGCTTTATAGAAGTATTAGTAGCATCTAGTCCCACCTAAGAAAAATCTCTAGGATTAAATTCTGGATTCGTTACATAATTTAAAAAATAGTCATTCATATCATTGTGAAGTCAATGGTCCTGGGTTTCTGTAGCCAGTTAATTTATCCCTAACATAAGCATCATGTGCAGAATTTCCAGGAACTTTTAAGTGTTGTTTTCCAGAAATAGTGGAAGCCATTATTCCAGTTCTAATAGGTATAAAAATAGTTCCTTCTACAAGATGGTTATATCCAAATAACCAATTTCCTGGAATCTTATATTTTTTATCTCCGGACAATTTAGCTATATGCTCTTCGTATATTTCTCTTTCATTATCACTAGCATTTATTAATGTAGGGTCATCCCAAGAAACTGTTTTAGGATTTTCGAAAGCAGTTTCTTCAGCAGTTCCTCTAACAGCCGCAAATCTTCCCCAAGCCCTTGTATTTAATTCATTTCCAACAAACATATCTGGAAGATGGGCTTCTCTACACATTCTATTAATTTCATTAGGATCAGAAACCTATCCACTTTTAATTTTTTGTTGGATTTCATAATATTCTTTTAAATGTCTAAAATCTGGAATTTTCTTTCCTGATTTTAATGCCTCAGCATCTAAAGGTAAATCTATAGCAACAAAATCTCCAGTTTTTAACAACACTCTGTCAAATCTAGATTCAGAAAGTTTAGAACCACCCATCGTAGCCTAATTAAAATCTAATTGACCTTTCACTTCTGATTGAGTTGCATCCTATAAAGTAGAATTAGAACCTATAGACTTTCCTTCTTTTATAAATTCATTATAAACCCCTAAAGCTTCTATCTAATAAGGAGTTCCAGGATTTAAAACAACTGTATCTTGATATCCCATACCTAAAGCTAAAGCCATCGGAGAATCTAAATTTAATCCACCCTTAATTGAAGAAAGTGCGGATGTTGGAGAAGACTCTGAATCAGATCCTGAAGAAGAAGTTTCTGAAGTATCTTTAGTTTTTACAGAAGTCTTACTTGCTACTATATCAGCTATCAACTTTTTAACCCCGTTTTCAGTTCCATCTGATTTTAACTTTAATAAAGTTCTATAATTTTGTGGTAAGGTTTGATATATAGCTTCAATAGCAAGCATAGCCTATTCCCTCTAAGTTTCTATTTTTCCTTCTTTTATTGCAATTATTCCTTCTTGCACTTCCTAATCTTCAAAAGAATCCTCTTGAGATGTTTTTCCCATTCTAGAAATCATTGTATTAATACTTTTAATTATTTTATCCATACCAACACCATTCTAAGCAATTTCTAAAAGAGAATTATTAAAAGCCATTCTGGGATCGTTTGCTCTCATTTGTAATAGAGCATTATTAGTTATAATCTTATAATTATCTTTATTGTGTAAGTATTCTAAAGCTTCTACTTGTTTTAAATTTCCAGAAGAATCTTCTACCACTACTTTTCCTTCAGAAGTAATAGCAGCTTCTCCCATACATTCATTACTTTTAACAATTTCTAATGCTTTCTAGTAAGCATCTTTACTAGATTTAACTTTGTTTATTATCTAAATATTTCTGTAATAATCAGATAATGCACTAGAACTTCCTGTTAAATTATTAGTTAATGCGGATTTTCTTATAGAATTCATAGCAATACCAACATCTGAATCTAATCCTTCCATATTTTTTAATAAGGATAAAGTTTCCTTTACATCTATTCCAGATGAAGAAGAATCTGCTCCTGAAGATGATTGTGTTTTTGTAGCAGCTCCAACTCCAGATAGTTTTTGAAGAAACTATAATCCTAAGCCCTAATATGGATTCTATATACTTAAGGGAGTAAAGGAGGAAGCAAATCCCCCTCCTTTCTAATACATTTTTATTTTCATATATTTTATGGTCTATATACAGTAGTATAAGGAAATCTTTGTCTTAATCTCTTCATTCTTCTAAAATAATCCAAAGTTTCATTGTATTTATTCTACTATTTAGATTTTCTATACTAAAGTGCTTTATTATAAGCAATATCAGCTGAAGCCTAATCTCCAGAATTTAAAGCATCTTGATAATTTTGTACTAATTTTTGATATTCATAATCGGAATCAAAATCATAGTCTAAATTCTGCTATAATTGTAAATTATCAAATAAGTCTTGATATGCTCTATGTTCCTATATTGCTTGTGTGATAGGGGCTTCAATATAATTCTAATGATAAGTATCTATACTCTATCTATTAGCAGCATCAGTGTAAGCAATTGTTTCAGCCTTATGGCGAGCCATATCAGCAGAAAGTTTTCTATTTTCATTAGCTACTTGATTAGAAGTAAATACATTTTCTTTAGCTTGTCTAGATGAAGCTTCTGCAGTTTCTTTAATCCTCTCATTATCGGCTAATTTACCTTTTTCTCTTAATTTATTAGCTTCATTTTGTCCTTCAAGTCTTTGTAAGAAAGCCAATTTAGCATCAGAAGTAGTAGCTCTATTAGCCATAGAATTTATTTGTGCTCCCTAATCTTCATAATTCTTTCTTAAAGCATAATCTCCATAAACCTATCTATCAAATCTAGGTGGAGTTAAACTTGGAGTTATTAGAGAATTTAAATATTCCTTAGTTCTTTTATTAGAAGCATTAATATCTCCATACAATCTTTGTAAGGCTATTAAAGATGGGGTAATTTTTTCCCATAAATCATTATCAGGTTTAATTTCTTGACCTTTAGAAGGTTCAACTAAAGGACCACTAGAAGTAGAAGGTATATTTGGAGAAGTAGGAGATTCTGGAGTTGTTCCTTGATATTTATTTATTAAATCTTTAACCTATTCATCTCCAATTATTCCTATTTTTCCATTATTTTCCTTATAAACAAAACCTTCTTGACCATTTCCTAGCTTTATTTTATGAATTCTCTTCAATTTATCTTCTAATGAAGTTTCATCCCAAAGATTTTCATAATTGTCTGCTCTACGTAGCCAAGCAGAAGAACCTTCAATATCCTCAATATCATCTTGATATCCAATATTATAAGGAGAATTAGAGTTCTAACTACTTCTTCTAGTATACATAGCTCTAAATAGTCTATTATGGTCTCGAGCATCAGTAGAACCATAAGTTCTATTAACATTCCAATGTCCAGTTAGTCTATCTATATCAGAATTGTAATTATTTACATAATCCTCTAAAGAATTAGTAGAATATTTAGAGTTATAATAATCTTGAAGGTCATTTCCTACAGCATCAAAATCATTAATATAAGCAACATTTCTATTATAAGCTTCTTGTAGACTTCCAGCATTATAATGTCCATTGCCCTTTAAATTTTCTCCTGCTCTAGATTGGTCTTTAGTATTATCCCAACCAGTTAATGCTTGTTGAGCATATCTTTTTTTGAAATTTTCAAACCAACCTCCATTTTGCATTAAAATAATACCTCCAGACTTTTTAAATCCTACTATTTTCTTTAGTCTACTTCCTGTATTTTTTAACCAATCAGGAGTTTGCCAAATAGGGTCTGAATTCTATTGCTTTTTGGTAGTAGTGGTAGTTGCTCCAAATTTACTTCTATAATGTTCTGCAAGATTAAGACTCTTTTTAAACTATTCCCACCAACCAATAGGTTTCTCATTAGATTTTCCAAGATTTCTTAAAGTATTATGGAATTCCACTTGAGACTTTTGTATTGGAGTTTGAGGTTTAAAATCCGGAGCAGCATCTAAAGCTCTGCTTCTATACTTATTTGTCCAATAATTCTTAGCACCTAATACAGCTATTAAACCTTCGGCAATATTTCTATAATCTTGTATTGTTAATTTTTCATCAGTAAATATTTTTTTAGCGGATTCTACTGCCCCAGGTATTCTAGATGCTCCTAAAAGACCTAATATTGGAGCACCTAAAGTTTTTATTGCCTTTGTTATTTTCTTTGCTTGTGCAAAATCTCCTAAAACTGGAATAGCTCCTGCAATATCAAATCCTACATTTAAAAGAGTATTTCCTAAATCACCTTTGGTAAAGCCATCATTATCTCCAGCTAAATTATAAGCATGAGCTAATGTTCCCGCTAAACCTAATCCAGTTGCAGAGAAAGGTTCTGGGTCTAATATTGAGGCTATACTTGCAGCTATAGAACCTATTTCTGCCCATTCTTTTTTACCCCAATTATTTGGAACAGCATTTAAATATTCTTCCTGCGGTATTTTAGTTTGTTCTTCAGAAGTTTCTTCCTAAGGAACTTCATTTTGAAGTTGATTTAATTTTTGTAAAAGAATCTGTTCTTCTTCAGTATACTAATTAACTGATTCTGGAACTCTAAATCCATATTGTCCTCTTCTTATTTCCTAAAAGAGTTCTGGGTAAGCCCTTTGATAATAAGATTCTAATAAGTCTTTCTAATTCCAAATTCTTATACTTCTTATTTGTTTATTATTTGGATAATAAGCAAGTACAGTTCCTGTATTAGGATTAAAGGATTCTGGAATTATTCCATATACTCCATATTTATCCTATCTTAAAGATATTCCTAAAAGATTTCTAAAATTAACCATTGCATCAAGCATTGATTGAATATAAGAACCATTTGGAACATCTTTTAAATACTATGTTCCAGCTAAATTTTCTACATTATAGTAATCTAATCCATTATCTTGTAAATTTTTAGCTAAACTTGTTAAATGTTCAAAATATTTTTTTATATCGTTTCTAAAATAAGTTTCTAATAAATCATTAGATTTTATAGAGGAATTATTTCCTAAACTTAAAAGTAAATCACCTTTATCTCTAGACATCCAAGTATTTAATTCCTTTTGCATTTTTTCTTGTGGACTTAAAAGAGATTGTTCAGGGACTCCTGACTATAATAATGCTCGAAGATTAAATCCTAAAGCAGCTGCTGCGGCATAATCTTCATTATTCAATTTTCCATCGGCTAAAGCCTTTCTTAATCTATCAATCTTAAAAGCTACATTTTCTATCCCACCTAAAGATTCATCAGCATCTTCATATTTTGATAGATAATTCTCATTCAAAAAGTTTAATAAAGCGTTAACTCTGTTTTTTACACCCCTAGTCTAACGCCCAGTTTCATCTGTAACTACCTCATCTAAATCTAAAAAAGATTGAAAATCTGGATTTTCTTGCCCAGCAAAAAATTCATTATAAAAGTCTTTCATTATAGAATCTTTAGTGAATTTTTTATTTTTTGCTTGATTTGCATATATTCCAGTTATCTGAGCAATTTTGTCTACAAAGGTAGCATAATCTCCAGATTGACTTGGTCCTTGGTAACTATTAATTCTACCATTATTTAAATCATTGATATACTATTCGTGTTGTCTTAAAACTTCCTATTCCTAATCGTTATTCCATATACCTTTATAGGAATCATAGAAAGTCTAAAAATTCTAAATTAAAGCATTTGTATAGTCTTTTAAATTAACTTTAGTATCATAGATTTGGAATTTTGGAGAATTTACGTTTCCACCCTATTGTAATTTTCTTATATAAACTGCCATACAATAATAGAAAAGGGAACATACAAGTATTAGTATGCTCCCTTCATTAAAATTTAATTAAATTCTTCTAGATAAAACCCCACCGTTGCGGTAAACAGGTTCACCAGCTGGAGCTTCTTCTTCTGGTGCTCCGCCTTGACCTTGCTGTATTAATTGAACAAAAGCTTCACATACAGCCATAGCGGCTTCACAATCTTGTGATTCAAGTGCTTGCATAGCTACTTGAGCAATCTGCATAATTGGATCTTCGCCACCTTCTGGCATTCCAGCTCCACCAGCATCTTCTGGTACATATGCTTCTCCAGCTCCCGTATCAGCAGGAGCTGCTTCTGGACCCATCGGTCCACCTTGTTGAAATTTGTTAATAATTCTCATAAATTTTCTCGTTTAAAATTAATATTAATTCTATCCTTATAAATATAAAATTATTTTTATTAAAATCAAAAACTTTTTAAAGTTTTTAACGTTTAAAAATTAATCAGGACTTTTTACATATTCAGGTTCTCTAGAATCCTATTTATTTAAGACTTTAAACATATATTTTCCAAGAGATTTATAATCTTTATCTTCTTGAGATTTATAGGCTTTAAAAGCTTTTCTAATAAGAACTTTTGTTTCTTTTCTAGAAACTATTCTTTCCCCTCCCACTAAATCCATCTAAGAAGTTCCATCAGGAGCCAGAACCTACATTACAATTTCTTTATTTTCATCCCCTTCAAATTCTAATGTATCTCCAACCTATATTCCAGAATTAGCATTAACTTCTACTACATACATAGTATCTTCATGTCCTAATAGAGTATCATCATTAGGCTATCCCTACTCTACTGCTGTAACTTCCTGATCTTCATTAATATATATGATATCTAAAGGAATTAAAGTATCACGCATCCACATTTCTACTAGTTGAGGCTAATCAAAATAGAATATCATACCTTCATCTTGTGGAAGTTCTTTAACTCCCATAAGCCCTTTCTACATCTCTTCTGTAGTTTTGGCTTCTTGAACATTATATTCTTTTTCTCCTAATCTTATTTTTATCATTTTTTCTTAGTTTTATAAGTTACACCATCATACATAATAGAAATAGGTTCATCTTCAAAATATTTTAGATATTCCCATAAAGTATGTAATTTCTATAAATAAGGACTCACGATAAATATATCTTCTCCATTTCCGTCTTTAGCCCAAATTCCTCCATTTTCTTTTGGATTATCTCCTAAAATGGATTCATTACTATACGTTATATGATTTGGTTTTTTATATTTATCTTTCCAATGTCCTTTTCCAGGAGTTTTTCTTTCTTCTTCTAACCAGTCATTAAATACTTCAAAATCTCTATAAGCTTTCTCCAAGTCATAGTCTTCAGTACTATCTCTTCCTGTTTCTCGCAAGTATTTTAATAAATCTTCAAAAGAGTCAAATTTCTCTGGAACTTTCGTTTCTTCTAAATCTTTATTTAATTTAGGAATTTCTATGCCTTTCTAAGCCATTGGAACTTGCTAAGTTAATAATTTTTCTTCTTCCCCTACAACAGTATTAATTAATCCTGTTCTATCTTCTGTATTCTCTACTATTTCTTGAGCAAGTAATTTACCAGCTTCAATAGCTGCTTCGTCAGATCCCTCTTTTCTAAGTTTTTCTAACTAATCAGTAACTTCTTTTCTAAAGATTATTTCATTACATTCTATTTCAGCCTACTGATTACCATCAGTATCAACTACAGGAATTCCTTTCTTAGTAATATGTTCATCATCTGCCATATGATGTTTTCTAGCATGAAGTGCTCCTTCAGGAATAACATTCATTGTACCTCCATTCTGAAACACTTTTATATTCTCATCTATATTAAATATTCTAGAAAGGATACTATCATTATACATATGTAATAAATCTCTCATATTATCTCCATACTACTCTTCATTATTCCTTAAATTTTTGAAGAATTCTTGAGTATATTTATTTCCTTTAGTTCTAAATTTAGCTGCTTTTACTCTAGCTCCTATTTCTTCAGGATTATAAAAATGTCCTGGATCATTATCTAATCTTTTCACGAAATTTAAATCTCCACCTAACCAAGTTATTTTATCATCATTTAGATTCTCATAAAAAGGTTTTAGTTTTTCTAAGTATTCCAAATCAGGATTTGCATGAAATCTTTCATGTTCTAAAGCTTCATCATCGGTATAATAAATTATATTATTATCTGGGTCATAATAAGATTCAATAGATTTAATTTCTTTAAGTTCTGGTTTTCCTCCTTTTTGAAATTTCTCTAATTCTTTAGGCTTACTAGTGTATTTCTATATTATTTCCCTAGATTTCAATAAACGAGACACATCTAAGCCATGTTTTCCCATCTATGTAGGAATATATCCTCCATTAATATTTAATAAATAATTATTATAATTAGCATCTACCATTCCCGCTCTAGTTTTTCCTATATTTGCTAATTCATTAATATCTAACTTTGTAGCTTTTTCCCACTAATCTCTTCTTAGCTTTGCTTGGGCTTTTTTATAGGCTCTACGAGAAAATCCTCCATACTTTTTATCATATAAATTATCTAAAGAAGAATCTCTATAATATGCAGAGTCTAAATTAGATAACTTTCCGCTATTCATAAAGTCATTGAAAGAATCTTTCATAGTAGTTTTTCCTGTAGCTGAATTAATAATAGAACCTAAAGCATATGCTCCAGCTAATCCCCAACCAACAGGTCCCCCAGCAGCAGCTGCTGCACCAAAAGCTGCTCCTGAAATACCTTTACTTCCAAGAAGTCTATCTGTTGTAGTCATTCCATCGGTTCCTCCAGTTATTTTATTAGCTAAACCCATTCCTAAATAACCACCAGCATAACCCCAAGGATTAGATTCTCCTAACCTAGATATTAAACCTCCTACAACCTAACCTTCATTACTATCTCCCTTAGAATCTAATTTATTTCCTAAAAAAGTGGCTCCTGCTGAAGCTACACTGCCCCAATTACTTTTATTATTAGTAAAAGTGCTTATAGCATTATTTAAAACACTCATATTATTTTGTATTAAAAATTGTTAAAACTGCCAATATAATAGCTAATTCTTCACCACTATATCGAATCTTTATTCTACAATATTTATCCTATATTTTAACTTCTTTTCTATTTGTCCATCCAACAGGTTTTTTAACACTATTAAATAATAAAGAATTCTAATCATTAATATTTTCTAAAACTTGTCCTACAGAATAAGTATTAGGAAGGGATTCATATGTTATAACATCCTGTTGAATATCTTTAGGTATAGAATTTAAAATAATAGGAGGTTCTTCCCATTTCGATTCATTTTTCTACATAAAAGTAATAGAAGGAATCTGTATACTCCATTTATCTTTATCATACTAAGAATTACCTCTAAGAATTCCTCCAGGTTCCCATTTATAAGTCCAAATATAATCATTATCCTCTAAAAAAGCTTCCTTTGGTTTAATTTCTTTCTTAGTTTTTCCTAAAGATTCTTCAGTTGAGTAATCTCGAACCCAATGTCCATTTATAGGTAAATTCTTTATATGTGTACTAATACCAAATTTATTTTCCCTTTTATACCAAACTACTTCAGAGCCAGATAGATTTTGATAATTCCTATCAACCCCTGTCATTTGTTGATAATTGTCATATATCTGATCATACTCATCTTTTCTTTCATAATATAAAGGAAATATAGTAGATTTTATATTCCAATTAGGATGTATTTTCTAATAATCATCATAAGTCCAATGAGAACCCAAATTGTGATATAATTTCTTTGTACATTCTTGCCTATAGTACATATTTGGTAAATCTTCTTTAAAATCATAAACATCTCCAGTTATTTCAAAGTGGAAAGACTCTGGTTCTGCATTGTTTGATATTATCTAAAGATTTTCAAATATTTTATGTTGCATTGGATTATCAAGGACAATAAATTCAAATTCAAAAGGATGCTGTTTACCATACCAATGAGTTGGTAAAGGTCTGTTATTAGCATTATTATGTCTCCATATATATAAAGAAGGACTTTTTTTCTCTTCTTCAGGAGGATTTATTATATAATCTCTTACTGTCTCTCTGTCAAAACTATGCCAAATATTATTTATAGTAAACGAATCTAATGGAATCCAAGAATAAAAAGTAATAAATTGTCCAGAGTCCTCTGAACTTTGAATTTCATTTAAACATAAATTCCAAGCAATTTCATCTTCTCCAACTTTATTATAAAATGTGAAAAGTAAATCAGATTTTGTAGGATTGTATTGAGTTTTTACATTTTTTATTCCAACTTTAACAGAGTATTCAGTTTCTTTTATATTCATATAAGTTTTCAAGAAACTTTCGACTTTCATGTCAGAAATAATTTGAACAATACCCTATTCTCCTCCATTAGTTTTCCATATTTTCTAAGTGGAAGTATCAACTCCATAAATATAATAAGGAGTAGCTATAATACTATCAGCGTATTGAGAACCAAATTTATCACTCAATATTTTAGGAGTTTCTGGAAGAACATCGTTATTAGTTACAAATACTCCACCCCCAGTTCCATTTGCCACTAACATTCTTTCTTTCACTGGAATATACGCTATTCCATGTTCAAAGACGCAAATTAAATCTCCATACCACTCTAATATTTTGGTAATTGCTCCATACTATTTAGTATAATCTCGCATATTAATAGATCTAAATATTCTATAATTATTCTTATAAGAATTATTAATATTTACGTCAGAATAAACTATTCTATTCTAATACTAATTATTATAATAAGGAGCTTCAGGTAATGTATTATATATCTTTTCCCCTACAGTACTTCCAAAACCATCATTTATTAGATAAGAATTAGGAATTTTATATCCTCCTTCTGCAGATGCTTGTTGTAATGGATAAAATCCTCTAGCTCTACCCATAGTAGCCTTTTCTTCTAAATATCTTTCATCTAAAGATCTAATAGATAAATTATAAGAAGATTTTACTTTAATAGTAATCCAAGAACCTAACTTTACAGCATTTATATCACCTCTATTTATTTTTTGAATATTTTCTTCAAAGTTTGAACTCTTTGCTAATTCATAGTATTTTCTCCAAGTTGCTACATTAGCAATTTTATCGTTAGAAGGGGCAGTAGGATCACTAAAATTTCTATTTAATCTATGTGTAAATGTACATAAGAAACAATCTCCCCTATATAAATCATAGAAATATCCTCCGTTTTCAGAATTCCATTTATTTAATTCAGGAATATAATCTGTATAATCAATATCAAAAGATATTTTTTCACTAATAGAATAGTAAGCTGAATTGTTTTGTTTTCTAATCTTATAATTTTCCCTAAAAGAATTTTTTACATTATCTGCATATATATTAAATGTTCTACAATAACCTCTCTATTTTTCTGTTTTGTTATTTATAGTTTGAGAAACAATTCCTAAATAAGGTGTATATACACCTCTTACAAAATTAAAGTCCCTATCATATTCCCAACTTATTCCTCTATTTGCAGAATGTTCTTCATTTATATATTCAAATCTATAAGCTTCCTAAGTATCTCCACAGACTCCTTTAAATATAGTATTGTCAATAGCTACAATAGGAACATTTTCGGTAACACCTACTATTTTATAATGTAAGAAATTTGTATAATTAAAATACTTATTACATACAAATTCTCTTAAATCACTATTATCTATAAGTTTAAATCCATTCTGTATATCAGAATTTATTAATATATTTTTTTCATATCCTTCTGGAAATATTGGATAATAATATCTATCATTAAAAGGATTTCTAGTTAAAACTCCCTATTGATACTGAGAATATTTAACAATAAAAGATGTTCCTGTGAATAATTGATTAAAGAAAGGTTGTCTTACTTCAAATTCTGGACATATTGCTGTTAATTGATTTTCATCACAATATTTATATAAGTTCTAAAAATGTACATCTACAGCATATACATCTGACCTCGTATCACTTTGACTGTTAGCCCCTTTACTAAATAATGCAGCATTCGCATAATAAGAATCTACATTATCACTTTTTTCTACTGAAAAAGGAATACTTTCATTTCCATTAGATTCAATTATTTCTATATAAAATGTTCCAGAAATATCTTTTTTTATTTTAATTGTAAAAGTTGTATTACTACTATTACCTGCATGTATAGTAATTACTGTTCCATTATTTATAGCATTTTCAATGTTTGTTCTTTTTGTATTCTCATCTTCATTATCATTTTCTGGTACATAATAAGTAAGTAATAAATTAAAAAGCTCATCATAAGAATAAAGAGTTTTTATAGAATTATCTTCTAAAATTTTTGGAACAGTTTGTAATATGTAATAATTGATACGGTCTACTCTAGTGTCTGTAAAATAATAATTATTATTTGAATTAGAGTTTGAATCATTACTCTTTATAGTAGAATACCCTTCAAGACTATTTTGTTCCGAAGTACACATTGGATGGTCTATACATAAGGGGAGAATATTATGTAGTCTTGGTATATAGTTATTAGATACTCTTTGATAAGGAGGCTCTTTTTCTACAGGGTCTCTAAGATTTTCTCCCTCTTTTCCTACCTAATAAATAAAACTTTCTACAAAATACATTTTATGCCAAATAAAATTATTTTCTCCATTTTCTTTATATAGAGCAGTTTCATTATAATTATTTAAGTAACTTCTATAATCATTCCAGTAATTCCAATTATAATCTATTGGCTATTTTGTATGAGAATCTCCATAAGGTAAACTTTTTCCAATATATTCTACAATAGGAACTTTAGATTCTTTATCCCAAGGTAATGTATAACCTTGAGCTAAAATTGTTGGAATTCTTTTTTGCCTAACTATAAAGAATCCCTGAATGTTTAATTCTTTTAATTTGTCAACTAAATCATTTGGTACATAAACTCCAATATTATATAACCAATCTTTATTTTCTCTATACTCTGTATTTTTATCATTTATTTTGATAATTCCATTAGAGTTTAAATTAGTTATATTTAATTCTTCAGTTAGAGTAGCTGTAATTCCATTGGTTATATATCCATCAGAATCTATATTAAGTGCTTCATCATTGAAATTAAATTTCTAATATACTTCATTTTTTCTAACTAAATCAGAAGATTCATACCCTAAAATGTTAAAAACTGGACTTAAAGAACCATCTTTATAAATATAAACTATTCCAAGTCTATAAAACTCTTCATTCCAATATCCAACATTATAATATATATTTTTTGTATTATAATATTCTCCCTTAAAGATATGTCTTTTTTCACTTGGGTTTATTCCAGAAGTATCAGTATAGCTCTAACAAGAAATATATCCAATTTTATTTTTTGATTCTTGTTTTTCAACATAAGGAATTACATGTAAACTTAAGTTTGTTAATTTTTTATAGTTAATATCCTATTCTTCTACATTACCTAAGAATAACATATTGTCTACTTGAGCCTAAGTTTTAGCACTATTTATTATAGTATATTGTTGATTTAAATCAGTTAAAGGAATTTGAGTTTTTTCTTCATTTCCAGTAATTATTATATTACATTCATCTCCTTCTATAGGATAAGACTTATAAATTTGATAAGCGGAAGTTACTCTATTTTCATCTGCAGCTGCAGAAGTTCTAGAATAATATACTTTAACATAAGAATATGAATTATCTATTAATTGTAATGTTACATTTATAGATTTATTTGCATTCATATCTCTTTCCCCACCATCAATAGAAAATGGGTCCGAATCTTTTCCTTTAAAAATAGAAATTATACCTGATTCCGCAATAAAATCAGTTTCATTTTCATCTTCATCACAATATTTAAAATATAATACATAATTTCCTACTGGTAAATCTCCAGTGTCAAGAACTCCATTATATTTAACCACAGGAAATGAAGAAATTCTTTTATGGAGAGAAGTAGTAATATCAAAAGCATCTTCTTTACAAATGTTATCAGTATTTCTTCTTCTTTGTGGTATTTCCACTTTATTATCCTATAAAACACTAAATCTACTATTAATAAGTCTAGGAATATTTAATCCATCATTTAAAATTAGATTTACAGAACCGTCATAAGACTTTTGTACTTCAATATTTACAGGATGTTCTAAATCAAAATTAAATAATTTAGTTCTTAATGGATGCAATACACGTCTAATACTTTCTTGTTCTAAATCGTATACTTCTCCATTATATTCTACTGGACCTTTATATAAGGTGTATAAAGGACTATACTAATCTACTAAAATATTTTTATCAGATTCAGAAAAATCTCTAATTAAAATGTTGTCACTATTTACCACATATTTTGGTGAAGGATAAGTACCAATTTCTCCCTCTTTTGTAGTGGGATTATAAGAAACAATATAGGCTATACCATTAAAAGATTTAACTCCTATAGGTATAAACCCTTTAGTTAATTTCACATAATCTCCTTTAGTATCTTTTATTTTTAAATTACCTAAATCGTTCTAAAGAATCATTTCATCCCCATCAACAGTAATCAAGGTCGCATTTAATGCATTAGTAAGTACTGTATTTTGACTGCTTAGGGGATGTAAATCCATCTACAACCCATTCGTAAAAACATTTTGTGCGATTTGTTTACTCATAAGGCTTCAAAATTATTATTAGAAACTAATATATCTTCAAATTTAAGAGGTTCTCTCTCAATAATTAATTCAGCATCTGCTGTTTTTAAATAATCTTTTACTAATCTATAACCTAAATCAATTCCATAAGGAATTTTAAATATATATTTGTAGGCATGATTTCTTATTTTACATTCATCTAAAATTTTGAACATATGGATATTCCTAAATTCAAAATTTTTTCTTTTTCTTCCTCTTTTATTTTGTTGGTTCTAATAATCTTGATACTAAGAATCAGATAATGCAAAATAATAATTACCATCCCATTGAATTTTCTTTCTTTTATATAACGTTCTAATTTTAAACGCTAATTTATTTGCATAATAGTTAAAATGATGTAAAGAATTATTAGTTAATTGTCCAATATAAAACCATAAACCATTGTCCTAAACTAAAGTATCACCACCATAACTATTGCATAAGTATAAAGATTTCCAGCCGTAATTTAAAATATACTTAATATCTTTCAAACTTACTTCTGGAAATCTTTCCTATATGATGTCATAATAATCTGAAATAGTTTTTAATTGCATAATTATAAGATTATTATTGATATAATTCCTCCAAAAATACTTCCTAAGAGGTCAGCTAATATATCTTTCCAATCAAAATAGTGGTTTGGAGAATATTTATCATAAATTTCTTTTCCAATTCCTATAAATAAACTTAGTATAATACCTAAAATAATAGAAATAGGTACAGATATAAATAAATTAAAAATTATAGCAAAAATAAAAGTTATTAAAAAACATATAATAAAGTGATACCATTTGTCTTTATTTATAACCATGTGAAAATTCCTCCTATAATTCCAAACAAAATACTTAATATAATATTAATTTTTTTAAATTCTCCATCTTTACATATTTTCTTTAAATATGCTTGTGCATATCCAAGACCAGTTCCTATTAAAGCTCCTATAAAAATATTAAGTAATATTCCACAAACTAAACTTTTTGTAAAAAGTACAGCTAATATAAAACTTAATAAAGCTATTAAGGGCCAACCATATACTAATTTCTCCAACATATTAACAATATTGTTTACCGTTATTGGTATTTTGAGTAAGTTTATTTTTTAATTCTTTATCTACATATATTAATTTAGTTCTGGTAACACCCCCATCTTTATTATACATATTTAAGACAAGCTAGTAACCACTAAAAAAAGAAGCTAAAAAATCTACATCTTTCCATTTACCTTTTCTTCTAGCTTTCTTGAAGTCTTCTCCATCTACTTTTAAAACATGAATATCTGACTTACCTAAAGGAAGCTAAAAAGTAACATTATTCTCTATTATATCATTTAAAACTACTTTAATAGATTCCTTGAATATTTTTCCTATTAAAGCATCTTTATGGGCATCCCCAGTTATTTTTTGACTTAATTTGCTTGTTATACTTGATAATTTCTTTTTATCTAATTTATAAAAGATATCATTAGTATTAAAAGCGTGTCCTACAGCATAATTCATTATCTCAATGGTTTATAACTTTTACCATATATCTTTCTATTCCAACTAGTTTTAGCATCCAGAATCTAATCTAATTCATTATCAGAAACACTTTCAGGAACTCTAGCTGCATCACAATATCTATTCCATTTATTTTCTAAATCTCCTGCTAATTTTATTATATTAGGATTATTAGTTCTTAAACCTTCTTTGTATTTTTCAGAATAAGCATAAAAGGTAGCTATTGCTTGTGCTTCTTTTTCAGTCAGTTCTGGTAAACCATTATCATCTAAAATCTAACCTTTATATATTATATAAATTAAACCACCATATTCCTAATCTAAATAAAGAGTATTTCCTACTTGTTCATACTTTACAAATTTTCCTGGAATGTAGTAAGGGGAAGTAAAAGCTTTTCTTCCTTCTATATAAGATTCTACAAACTAAGAGAAAAAATCTCCTTCTGGATATTTATTAGAAACATGGTTCCAATCTTCAAAATTATATGTTATTGCAAGTATTTTACTGCAATTACTTGGTAATTCAACCTATCTTTCAGAATTTACTTCTAAAGCACATTTATAAATTCTTGTTCTTTTATTTCCAATTGAGTTAAAAGCTATTAAACCAACTTCCTCAAAATCTTCTGGAACAGGGTCCATTCCATACAGTTGATTTACCAAAAACATAGCATAATTAAAGTCATACATAATTATCCAGCAGAGTATTGTTGATCATTAGGTAAAATAGGCGGTGCTAACTACCTATAATATCTTATCTTTTTTTCAGTTAATCTTCTTTGAACTTCATTATCAATATAAGATTTATTTTCATCCTATAAATCTGAACAACAAGCATACTATTCTAATTGTCTTAAATCCTTAAAAACAGCAACTATTGAAACTTGTTTTAATAAAGGAGCATTAAAGACAAAACAATCATACATTCCGTTTTCATTCGGAGACATATCAATATAGACGTAAGGTCTACTTTTCCCTCTTCTTCTATATTTATGATATTTACTAAACATCGAAGATGTATAAAAAATAAAAGGATTTTGTCTATCAGTACTTCCAACATAATCAATTAGTCCATCTAATATTTGAGGAACTTCAAAATGAGCTACTGGTTTTCCAGTATACTTAGTTGAACAAGTACATCTGTCTAAATCTTTGCAATCAACTTCGATGCAATTTATAGCAGTTAATAAATCTTTTTTTGGAACAATTCCTTTTAGATTATATTCTTTGATAACCTATAAGCGTTCATTTACTACTTCATCTTCTAACTATTCTAAAGATATAGAAGGATTATGATGATATCCTCTTAAACCTCCTACTATATCATTATAAATTGCAGAAGCTAATTTTGATATTACCATATAAAAAAATTAAAGGCGGAGGCCTAAGCCTTCGCCTCCTTAAGTATTAGTTTATTATTATTCAAAATCCTTCCACTCTTTTTGTCCTGCTTCTCCTCCTGTTTTATCTGCCAATACTTTTACTTCAGCATCATCAGATAGAGATGGAGTTAAACCTTTAATAAGGTCTTCAAAAGCATCAGTGTCATAACCATCTTCTACATAGAATACATGGTTAGTAAGAGATTTAGTTACTTCTCCAACAGCATCAGAACCCATAATACCTCTATTTGTACAATACTTAATGATGTATTGATTATATTTAGCTCCATAAATAGGAGTTTCATCAGTAACTATTCTATTCCAACGAGTGTTAGCAGCGGTAGGAAGTCTTAAATTCTTAATCATGTAACGATATGTTCCAAATCCAGGATTGCCTTGTTGGTCTATAGTAACTGCACCTTCTATATCAATATAATCACCAAAAACATCACAGCAGTCATAAGATTTAGCAGTATCATCATAGTATTGAAGTTTACATTCGGAAACTATTTGATATTCGTCAGTTCCTTTTAAAATTAAATTAGCTCCATTAGCTTCAACTTCTACTAAAGGATATTCGTAAACCATATTAAGATACTTCTTTACAACTTTTACAGCTTCAGCAGCAGTGCCATTATTTCCAGTAGCAGTAGCTTTTATTGGAAATTCAATATAGAAAGGTTTTCCTTTGAATACAAAATCATTAGAATAATAAGAATTCTAAGAATCTGAAAGTTTAATGTAAAGATAAATTCTTCCAACTTTAGCTTTAGGTGTAGTAGTTGCATTCTGTCCTTCTCCAGTAGTTTCGTATAATTTACTTAAATCAACTGTAACCTAAAATTTTACATCATCTACATGAGGAGTCTTATAGATTCCTACAATATTAGCTAACTTTAAAGTATTTCTATTAATTCTAATAGCTTCTGCAGTACCATTTGATGGAACTAATGTTACATTTTCTCCGTTGTTTACAACAGTATTTGTACTAAATTTAAACATAATTTAAAATTATTTTTTTTGCGTCTACATAGCCTGAGTTGGGTCAGCTATAGACTAATTAAAAACTGGAAATGTTTGTATTCTTGGGTCACTTATATTTTCCATAAGAACCTTTACCAACTCATCTATTATCTCCTAACATACATAATCTGGGAATTCCATAATCTGTGAAGTATCCTCACTTAAGTCTATCTATTCCTAAGTAAGGAGTATATATTGAGGAGTTTTTAAATAATCTACATGGATACTATCTAATTCAAAAACAGATGAATCTTTTCCATATCGTATTTCTAACCTAACATTAGTTGGATTTCCATATCTAATGCCTGCTTGCTTTTCTATTAGACTAATCTCCTTATCGTGTATAGTCATTTTTCTAGGAAGATTTGAACCTTCGCTTCCATTTACAGCAACTCTATCAGAAATATATATTCTTGTTCCATCATTAGTAGTTATTCCATAAAATCCATCCATATCAGTTCCATTAGATTTTTCTAATGTATCTTCTGTATTTGGGTTGGTTGGAAGTTCTGTATTTGTATTTATGTTATGTATATAATAATATGGTCTTTTATAAGAAGGCATCATATATAGATTAGTAATAATTCTAGGCCACATATCTGAAGTTAGCCTTTCTGCTGGAAACTATACATAAGTTCCTTTCTTATAACATTTAATGTCTTTATTTACTTTAAAATTGCAAATACAGTTTAATAAATGATAGTAATCCAGTGGTAGATTAAACTCGCCTACAGCACCATATAAATTTTTAGAAGTTACATTATTAGTCGAATCAGCTTTAATTGGCTTTAAATCTGCTTCCCCTTTTAGTCTTCCTAAATCATCAGTAGTCTACTAATTGATATCATAAATATTATACCTTTTATTTATATAGTGATATATAGTTTTATTGAAGAAATAATTAAAATCTTCTAAAAGTAGGCTTGGAGCATTTTTCTTATTTAACTCAATTAAAACCCCTTCATAAATTTGACGTGCTGTCATTTCTTTGATTTTTTAGTGTCTTCAATGATATCTACTTCTTCAGTAGCATACATTTCTGGATATACGTCTTTACGAATTAAATCCAATACTTTCTTATGTTTTGGATCTTTCATCCAAGTAATTACGGCATCATCAGTTGCTCCAAGAACAACATCGTCACCATAAACATAAAGTTTATTTTTTATTAAAATTACTTTCTTATCTCTTGCATCAGCAAATAAAATTCGCAGAGAAGTGTCTGAACCTGTATATAAATTGATAATTTTTTCAGGTGATTTTTCTGCTATTTGTAGTAAATAATCTTCAACATCGGCATCTGGCATATTTTTCATATTTTTACCAAGAAGTCTTGCTTTTAATAATCTACCTTCACTACCTCTTTCGTCTCCAAATATGTATTCACAAGCCTTATGTATTAATTTCTTTCTAGTAACCTTATTAGCAGTTTCTACCCCAGGTTTATCAACATAAAGTTCTGCAATACCATAACGAGGATGTAAAGATTTTTTGTCCATTGTACCATCTATCAAATTATTTCCATTTTCATCTTTAGCATATCTATCTGGAGCTATCAATTGACAGTTCTTTATTGCCTCCCAAATAAATCGATCCCTAGTGTTCTCAAGATTAAGAGTAAACCCGTCTTCTATAATTATAGGTTGATTTTCTTTTAAAAAATAATTTCTGTCTGGATCATTTTTTTCGGCATCAGATAGAATCATATCACCATTAACATCTACGTGTTTAACACAAGATGGGTAATTACCAAATTTATCTTTACAAGGTTGAATATAATATTTAATTCCAACCTTTCCATAAACACTTCTTAGAACTATAATGTCCTATGCAAAATTTCCTTTACTATTATCCATATTAATTCATTAAAAAACGTATATATTATAAATATGGTATGGGAAATTACTCCCATACCCAAATCTTAAGTTTATTTATTAAATCTCTCTCAATATGAAACTTCTATATGGGTTGAATACACCAACACCACTATAACCCCAGTTGATTAACTTAGAACCAGCTACTGGACTAGAAACAATACCAGAGCTAATACCATCAAGTCCACCAACTCCTGGGAATTTATTAGTAATGAAGTCAGCTCCTTTTAATGTGAACATTTGAATTGGAGGTTCATTACCAGTGCTGTCTGCAGTTAAGTCTAAGCAAAGTGCATAACCTTTTTCGAAACCATACTCTCTAGAGAATGTTCTATCAACTTTGAATGTGATTTCGTTACCCATGAATTCATAAGTCTGGAATGTAGCACCAACTTTAACATAACCATTAGCTTGTTTACTATATAAGTAAGTTCCATCAGTTTTGAATTTAGCAAGCCAGTCTCCGAGAACTGTATTTACAAGATAGAACATTCTTTCATTCATAATGAACATATACTTGTTTCCAGTAGGATTCTTAGCTTTTTCATTCATAGTAGAAATTACAGTATTAAATACATCTACAGTAAGTTTAGCAAATGCATATTTACTTGCAAATCTTTCTACTTGTGGAATAATACCATCACCAATATAGATAGGTCTATTAGTATCTGGATCAACAATAGTTGGTTTTCCATTAACATCAACATTACATTTGTTGAAAAGTAAACCATTGTTTCTTACATAGAGGAAGTTATCAAGAAGAACTTTCTCTTTCTTATCCATCTTATAGATAGTTTCTGTTAAATCTCCTTGTCCTTTACCTTCTGCAATACTAATGAATGTATTTTCGTGAGCTGCATAAAGAGCAGAATAACTATCATCAACACGGTGAGTTGTGATATAGTTACGATGTCTTTCAATATTAGATTGATATTTGATATATCCTTCTTCGTGTAGTTCAGGCATTGCATTAGATTGGAATCTAGTAGTATCACCTACTTGACATCCTGAAGTATCTAATACTGAACTATAGTCATTATCAATAAGTCTAACTTGTACTTCCCAGTAGTTGTCAGCCTTTCTAATTGGTCTACTTACAACCATACATTGCTGCATAGTTTTGTCAATCTTAAAGATATCATATTTTTCATAATATCTTTCTTTGAAAGCCATAGTAATTTCAGAACCATCTGCACCAGTTCCTTCAGGAACAGCTGCAAATTCAACTCTCTTAATATAATTTGTTTCAACTTCCCATTCAAAGTACATAGAATCAATTGACTGATATCTATTTCCACTCTTTCTGTCTTGATAGAAAATATTTCTTAAAGATTCAGTAAGATAAGTTGCAGTTAATTCTGGGTAAAGTCTACTTACAACACCTAACTTGTGAGGTTTAGTTCCTAAGAACTTATAAAAATCTTCATACGTCCTAGTATCGCTCATAGTAGGACGATTTGTTACAAAATTCGCTACAATCATTTTTTCTCTCTATTTTTATTTATTAATTAATCTAAATCGTCAATAGAACCATAAGAACTTGAAGAGAAAGCACTTATTTTCTTCTCCCTAGATGGTTTCTATACTTTGACAGTAGGAGGATTCCCCTACGCAGCTAAACCTTCTTTATATCCATTTTGTCTAGCCAATTTTATCTGTTCTGCATAATAATTCTAAATATCTTCAAACGCTTCTTCGCCTTTTAATGCAAACCAACTCATTTTAATTAATGTTTCTGGATCATTAAGTGCCTTACCTAAATAACTTATTCCTGCATTATCTTTACCTAAAATAAACTCAGCAATTAGATTCTTATCTTCATCTTCCAATTCTATAGCTCCACCAATATCTTGAATAGTTCCTATATTATCGTATATTTGATTTTGAAATTCTACAAATTCTTGTTGTCTTTGTTGTGCTTCAAAAATCTATTGCTGTGCCTTATCTTCCTATTCTAATTTTTTATATTCTTCTCTTAAACCAGCCGTTTGTTTCTTAAAAGCACTTTCATTAGTCATAGCAGCTTCTAAAGCTTTATATAACTCTTCATCGCTCATATCTTCAGCCTTAGCCTTTAAATCATATAAGAATAATTCTTCATCAGTAAAGTCGTCAACTACATAAGGAGTATCATCCTGTAATTGCGCAGTATATTCTTGTACTCCTTGTTGTTTGGCTAATTCATAGAATTGTTCTGGAGTAATTCCTCTAAGTCTAAGCTGATTAATTAGCTGGATTTCTTGGTCATCTAAATCTGTATCAGAAGTATCTTTTGGAGTATTAAGTATATTATACTACTCTTCTAAAGATAAATCATTCCAATCTCTTGTTTCAATTTCTCCGTTTTCTCCTTCAAATTTAATCTGAGAAGGGTCTTTAATTCCTTTCTCTTTTAAGAGATAAGTTAATATATCTTCAGAAATTTCGCCATCTTTTTCTTCTAAAGAAGGGTCCTCCACCTAAACAGTTGTCTGAGTATTATTTCCTTCCATCCATTCTTTAGAATAGTTATCAGGAATTCCAAATGAATTCTCTTCAACTGTCTATTCTTCTTGAGTATAATCTTCTTCGTCAAAATTTAACTAATCAATGTCCATTACTTCATTTCCCATAATTCAATATATATTTTGTGGTTCTATACAAAGATATTTATAATTTTCAAAAATAAAAATTGAAAATCAAAAATATCAATTATCTTGTGGAATTTGGCTATTAGAAGCCTACATCTACCTCATAAAATCGATAATCTCCTGTAAACTAACATATTCTCCGTTTCTTTCAGGATTTTGGTCTTTTACATATACACCATTATCAGTAATCATAAATATATTACTAGAAGCTCCATTAATTTCTCCATTTCCTGCTGTAAATATAGTGTTACCATATTGTGAAGGACTATTATACGAAGCAGGTCTAACTCCACAAGATAATTCAGTATAAGGATTGTATCCTTGATTATTTGTAGTAGGAGCATATATTCTAGTTTCTTCTCCGTCTATAAGTATTCTAGCTATTGCTACTCCAGCACTATAAAGTTGATCTACTTGAACAGTTTGCATTTTCCTATTTCTATATAGGTATTCATCAATAAGAACTCCCATATTTGCTAAAGTAGGAATATTAATATTTACATTTTTTGTATAATCTGGAGTAATAACTTCATGATTTACAGAAATAGTTTTTATTGGAATTTGTTCATCTACGTCAGCAAGTTTGACAAATCCTTTATCATTTTCAAGTTGGGAGACTTTTGTAGGAAGATTGACCATAACTGGATAACTTCCATCATATATAAACTGATCATCTATTCCAAGATGATTTTTACCTTTAATAGTAAGTGGATTAGGATTCGGTAAAAACATTGGCTTACTACATAAATCTTCATAATTTCCTGTAAAAGTTACTTTTGAAACTTTATCAATATCTATTTTTCCAAGTAAAGCTGCAAATATTACATTATTCTCTACTGGATTTTTTGAGGTTGGACTTAAATAAGGGTCTACACAGCTAGGATCTATAATTCCTAAATTTTTTCTGATTTGTTCCTATTCTAGTTCAGAATACCCAGCCATATAATCATATTTCTTCTAATAATCTTCTAAGTCCTTAAAACAAACACTTTTATATTGTTCGTCTAAATTACAACATTTAACTGATTGCATAATTAATTTATTTTTTCTGTAATAACGTTAACTTCAAGGGCTTCTCCGGATATTGTCCAAGTCCCATCCTAATTATCTGTTTTATATATTCCTATTCCTTGTATATCTGTTATTTTGTATCCAGTATTTGGATGTAAAATTAAAGTAATACCTTGTCTGTAAGTTCCTGCTTCCCAAACTTCTCCGTTCACAACCATAGGCGGAAAAGCCTATAGTTGTAAAGCGGAATTAAAGTTCTATATAACTTCTTTAATTTCTTTTTCAGTTATATATCCTACATCATTTTTAAAAAAACTTAATCCATCAGGAACTTTCTCAAGAGTTCTTTGAGTATTGGTAGTTACTTCTTTACTTTTTAATCTGTAGTATTCATCTAAAATACTATCAATATTTTTATGTTTATATAAGGGATCCATCATTTAATATAATATTATTATTACTTCTTTCGCAATAGGATATTTCAGAGTCTCTTGTTAAAGGCTAAGTCTAAGGTGACTTATAATATAATGGAAATATCGATTCTTCAGAATCTAGTCCCTCCGTATTAATTTTGTCTTCTTCAGATGCACTGTCTAAAATTTCATAAGAATAACCAGAATTAGAGTATCGATATCTTTTAACTTTAGCATTGAGTGATGAAGTTTCAATATCTGTACTATTATTCATTCCAAATAATTCATAATAATTTCCAGTCATACTTCCAGAATTTTCTCCATCAGACTAAGGATGTCCCTATACAAAAACTCTAACCTAATTATTACTATTAAGTACTCCCCCATTAATAGAAACCCCTTTAAAAATTCTTATATTATTAGTTAATATTAAAAATTCACCTTGAAGTAAGTCAGTTGAATTAGTACTTTTTATAAATATAATTTTTTGTGGAGTTTCTTCCCAAAGGTTATTTTGAGTTACAAGTTGTCCTCCATTATCTATGAATTTACCCTATGAATTTTGTATACATTCATAACTACCACTAATAGGAGTATCATACTACTCTTGACTCCCATGAAGGAAATAAAACTTTTTAGAAGAATTTACTGAAACAAATGTTTGTTCAGAATTTAAATTAAACTTTTTCCAAGAATCATTAAAATAAATATAAAAATTAACATTACTAGAATCTTTTGCTATATATACTTTACTTGTATCTGGATTTTGATAACTTGTAAAATCTCCTGTTATTATTGCTATTCCAGGTTGGTTTTTTTCTCCAGAAGTGAATGTATTAGCAACAACATCTCCAGTAATTTTTGCTTTAGTTGCAACTAGACTACCATCAGCTTTTACTTGGAAAGGAGCCTAAGAAGTATTTAACTAATCTTGCTAAGAAATTTTAGTTCCTGCCCATATAATGGTATCTTCTGAATCCTAAAACTAATCGTTACCTTGATGCATTCCAGCAATTATATTAGTAATACCTGAATTCTCTTTAGTTATAAGTACCTAATGGGCTTGAACACTATTTGAAGATATATATTCAGAAATTAAAGTTTGAATATAAGCAAAATCCATTTTTTCTGCTACTATCCAATCCCCATTTGTTCCACTACTTTGAGAAGGGCGATTCATTGTTATTCTTTTTCCATTAAGAAGTGGAGCAACTAAATAATATTCAGTTCCTTCTTTAACATAATCAATCCATCTTATAGTAGAAGCACCAACAGAAGTATCATTTAATTGATTTACATAAGATTTTCCACTTTCCCATTCACCACAGAATCTAAGTACACAACCAGATAAACCTTGAGAAGCTTCTCCAGTATTTATATAAGTAATATACTAAGTATCAATAGTAACTGTATTTTCTGTTAATGATATATAATTATTTCCCTGTACATGGAAAGTATGATTATCTGGAATTCTACTTACTTCAATTTCATCTCCATTATCATCATAATAGAGTAATACTAAATTATTAGCTCTTAAATCCTTTATCTCTGTACGTACAACCTAGTTAGTAGCTCTATCAAAAGTCTTAAATACTTTTACGGAAACATCTGAAAGTTCAGAGGTTACTACTTGTGGAAATACTTCTAATTCATAGGAATCCCCCTCTAAATCCTTAAATATTTTAAATTCTTTTTCATATGAAATTCCATTATAAGTTACGATAAATGGAACAGAAGAAGTAGCACCATTAAGTCTACTTACAATTAGATTATATCCTTTAGGTCTACTTTCTAGATATGCAGTATATCCAGAAGCACTTGGTAAAGTAACTCCAAAATCAGAATTAGATAACTAGGTTTCATTGTAATATGCCTGTATAAGAGTGGAAGTTGTTGCTCCAACAACACTTGTCCCATCTAAATTACAAGGCATAACACCTAAATCATTAGAAAGAACTATTTTAAATCCAGAAGATTCTTTATTCTATCCGTCTTTTCCTTGTATAGGAATATTTAAATCAGCTGAACATAAAGCAGTAGTATTTGTAGTAGGCTTTTTAAATGCTGTAACTGTAATTACAGATTTTTTAGTACCACGACCTACATTATTTAAATTCCAAGTATTACCGTTGGTAATGGTAAATGTAGCTCCACCTACAGATGCTATAAAATAGTAAGAATAATAATCTGAAATTTCTTTTCCATTTAAATATAATTTCCAAGAAATAGTTTTATTCTAATTTAAACCATTTGAATCATTTAAATCTAAAATAGCATCATTATCATTATAAACTCTTAATGTATATGTAGCTGGATAATTATTCCATAATTTAGGATAACTCCATTTTTTGCCATTCTGTAAAGGTTCTCTTATAAAAGAAACATATTGAGATTCTCCAGGCTATAATTCTTGAGGTTCATCATACCAACGATTTCTGAGACCATCTTCAAAGTTTCCAGTAGAATTTTGATAATAAAAATTATTTCTATAATAACCCCATTGAGTAGTATCAGGATTCAATTTAGCATAAATAAACCAGTAACCATAACCATCATTTCCTCTAAATAAAGTCCACGTATAATCAGAAAAAACTGGTGAAGCTTCTACTTTAGTATCAGTTAAGAATCCAATATAATCTCCAGGAGTTTCTCCGTTATTATCTGTGAAATTTTCTCTATCATCACTAAATTTAATATGAACATACGTAGCAGCTCCTTCTACTTTACCTAAATCCATCCAAACACACTATGGATATGTATCCATACAATACATTAAATGTCCATCAAAATTCCCACCAATTATTCTTAAACAATCTCCAGCATTTATTTCAGTCACATCAACAGTCATTTCAGAATTATCTACATTCTAAAATATACTAGTTCCTTCTATATATTGTAAGTATGGTTCAGCAGTATCTTTATAATTTCCAACTACTTTAATACTTTTACCATCAGAACCACTGTCTCCTTTAGGACCTTGCTCACCTTTGATTTTAACTATTTGCCATTCTCCCCAAGAACCAGAAGAATATACAGATACAGCCATCCAAATATCTTCTTCTCTACCGTCATTATGCCAATTGTCATTATATTGAGTACCATGATTTGTTGGAGGGTCTGGTTGTATTTCTTTACTACTGAAGCAAACATCCATATCTGAAGAGTCTGCAAGTAATTCAGGACTAGACCAACCACTACTAGTATAATCAGACCTAAAAGTATTTATAGATACCCAAATAGGTTCTGTACCTGAAGGTATTCCATCACTCCAACCAGAGTCTCTAGAAGGAGAAGGATTATCGTAACTTCCTCCAAAAGGAAGCTCATTTGACCCAGTAGGTTTTACAGTGCTTCTTTTAAAGGCATAAGATTTAAAAGAGAAAACAGTTTCATTTTGATTTTGTGGGACATTTACATATGCATTTCCACTTTCATCTACTCTTACAGCATAATTATCTCCTTCTTCCGTATAATTAGTTCTTATACCTCCTAAGTTATAGTTTCCAGCAGTATTAAGATTTATAACATTATCTTCAACGGAGATTCCTACTCCGCCTATATATTCTTTTCCTGAAATAGAGCCAGAACTTCCTTCCTAAGAAGTAGTAGAAGATTTTTTCCATTCCTACCCATTCCAGTAATAAATTCCATTCTCATCAGTTTTTAATTGTCCTTTTTTGTAAGTTCCAGAAACTCTACAAAAGACAAGCTTATCTAAATCCAACATTGGATATATGGAGGTTTCATCTAAAAGTAATGTACCATTAGCAATAGAACCCCCATAAAAAACTAAGGTACAATTTTTTGGCATTCTTATAATTCCACCATTTAAATCAAAATCATACTATACAATATATATAGTATTTTCAGTAGAAAAAGAATCCTAAGTTAATAAATTATATTTTTCAGGTCTACCACAATGGTTAACTCTAAGTTGTATATTTTTTTCTAAAATTACTTTGGATAAACCATCAAATTCTGTAGAATCTTCTCTTTTTGGGCAATCACAAATATTTATAGGAGGAAACCATTTCTCATCAGTGACTTCCTATAAGAATCTATTTTTTATGCAACTCATATTTGTTAATTTTTATTACATCCACAGTCATATTCTTGTGGACAAAAACCATTACAATCTTCAACTATTTCCAATATCTACTAAGCTTCTATATATCTACAGTTATTTATTAAATAAATAAGTATTTTGTATGTAATCCAGACAAAATCCTTCTTGAAATTTTCTTCTTTTTCTTTCTTTTTATAGACGAAATCTTCTATTTCATCACCTATAAGCTATTCACATAAATATATGAAACATTTTTTTAAAAAACAAATAGAAAAGAAAGATTCTTCAGATTTTGCTTTAAAATCTTTATCATAATAAACTTCTAAAGGATTTACAATTTCTGTATTTTCAGATGTTACTTTATACAGATTCTTTCCATCTGAAACGTATATTTTTCCATACTTTTTCAATATTTCCTAATCTACTTCCTTATAGACTTCTAATTGAATTAATGTGTAATATCCATCATCAATAGGACCTACATCTAACTAATCTCCATTATTATTATATGTTATAGCTATTAGTTTTTTATCTTCAGTTGAATTTAAAAGTAAGATATGTACATATGCATTTTCATCTGCAGTTTTACATAGATGTATATTACAATTACAGTCAATATTAGAAAATTCAGAAAAATCATAATCTAAAGATAATATCTCAGACTTTATTTTAGATAAATCTACTGGGTACCCCATCTAAAGCTGAAATATTAATTCTTTAAATTTTTTTATAATTTGATTCATTTAAAAAATTTTATTTCTTTATTAGAAATATTTACTTTAATCATTAATAATATCTATTTAAAATAATTTCTTTAGTGTCGACTGCTATATACAAAGTATCTAAATGTTGGAAAGGATTGTAACATTTTCGCAATCCTTTCTCAACTTTTAGTCCACAATTCATTTATTATATTTTTTAATTATATTTAACTCAGAGAAGTACCATCAAGATTAGTCCATGCAGAACCATTCCAAACAATCATCTTTGATAATGTAGTATCAAAGTATTGGAACCCTGCATATATATTCTCTGATTGCGGTCTTTGATTTTTTGTACCTGTTCTTTTCACTCCAGCAGCTGCACCATCTTCTTCAACCCACTTCGTACTATTCCATATTATAGTCTTTACTAATGTAGAATCAAAGTATTCAAATCCAGTATAAATATCAGCTGCATTAGGTCTTTCAGACGTTGTTCCTCTCCTTTTTACTCCAGCCTTTGCACCATCTTCTTCTACCCATGCAGAACCATTCCATTTCACTGTTTTATCGGATGGGAAAACACGATGATTTATGAAATCATAAGTCATAATTGATTTTGATACAAAACTATTATCATAATTTTTTCCAATTCTAATAATTCTAAATACACCCCTCTATATATCAACAGTAATATAGTTAAATGAATCCCTAAACACATCATTCTTATCATAAGTTTTATATGGGGCAGTATCTCCTTTTGAACAATTTGCACACCTTGTTACAAACATAACTTGTTCAGAATATATCGTGCTACCATTTTTAGGATATATAAGATAATCTACATGAGTATGACCACATAGCCAACAGATAAATTTCCCACCATTTGAAATAAAAGAATTTACTTCTGTTATAGCTTCTTGTTTTAAACTCCAAGTTCCAGTATTATATGCTATGTTTGAATTAGTAAAATTTGATTCAATTAAAGTATAATTACTTTGTGGAGAGGCATGTGTTAATATAATAACATAATATCCATTCGTGTTAGCATCAGACAAAGCATTTGACAACCATTGCTATTCATCTGAATCCCAATAAGAATCAACATTCATACAATCAAGTGCAATCACACGAATTTTATTTGTGCTACCACTGACATGCGAATCAAAGTCAACATAATAATAATTTTTTCCATTCGTAGCTGCATCTGATGGCTGTGATAATTTGTCACCAACTAATGAACTTAATTTTGTCATAGATGTTGACATTACTGTATTATATGCATCAACGGAACTCAACCCTATTTTTGTGTCATGATTACCAAGAACCATAAGCAAAGGAGCATCAAGTGTCGGCACAAGCGCATTATACCAATCAACTCCTGTGGTATTTGTGTATTCTTCCGTAGTATCTCCTCCATTCAAAACTGCATCTATAAGGTTGGCATTTTTCCAGCCGTTAGCCATTTCAATGATTCTTTGGAAAGCAAGATTATCACCATGAATGTCGCTAAAGAAAAATAGCCTTAAATCAGATGTTGCATTATAGATATTCCTTAAAGTTAGCCTATCTTTATTCAGCAATTCTGGTGTTGACACTGCAAATCTTTTTGTTTGCCAAATAACGTTACCTAAAGAGTCTAATATACTCACCTCATCAGTGTGTCCTAATGGAAAAGATAATCTGACGAATGCTGCTTGAGCATGAAGCGGAATCTATCTTGTATCTGCGTTACAACTATATTCTGTATCACGTGTTTTATCACTTTTATAAGTAGCAATGCATGCAGATGTTTTTCCCATAGTTCCTGCCTTACCTAAATTAAAAGTATAAGTAGAACCTCCAACAACAGGAATATATTCATCAACAAAAGCATAATCTTTATTATAAACTAACTTACCACTATTATACTTATAGTAACCACCTTCAACATAGTTGCAATACGATTCATTCAAACCAGCACCACTCTCTAAAGTAGATACTCTATTCTCAAGTTCAGTAATATCAGCAGAACTTCCTCCACCTCCACTAGATCTTTCCAAATCTGTTAGTCTGCTATCAAAATTTCTATTAACAGCATCTTGCATTCTGTCAGAGTCAGCTTTTATTTGACTCGCATAAGCAATAGTGCCATCTTTAGTATTATTTTTAAACGTTCCATTTACTAATATATTTGCCATGACTTCGTTATTTTTTTAAATTCGTTATTTCTTTAAATTTCAATATTAGCACCATACCATACATACACACCATTATCTTTTAGATAGCAATTGTGCATATATTTGAAAACGCAAGTAAGATAAAATTTAGTAGCACCAGATGGAATTGTTTTTACATTAACATTTGGAAAACTGTTGATGTTTTTATATTGATAAGCTACCAATTTATTATTGTCATCAACATAAGTGATTACATCAAGTTCAGGTGATCCGTTTGAAGTACGACCAGTCTCAAATGTATAAGTATGACCACTCTGTAAATCAAATGGGCCAGCAATAAATGTAAAATTTCTATCTGAGTTAAGATTCATGTTATTATTATTTACTATATTAACATCACTACCTTTTGTTACGCCATTATTAGACATTCTCTTACCAAAGGCATAAATCTTTGATAAAAAATCACTTTTTATCTTACTACCCTTAAAAGGATAATTATTTCCAATTTTGATAAAACAATAATCAGCACGTGTTGCATCGTTAGGGAATACGAACCTCATATAAGTGTCTTCTGAACTAGCACTTCCACTTCTACCTTTATCAGAACCTTCCCAAGCAGTTCTACAAGTGTTTTCGTTCGTCCATAGTGACAAAATATGAGTTGGACTTGTAGTAGTACCTATTTTTGATATATCGTTGAATACAACAAAATTCTTATCGGTAGATACGTCAATAAATGGACTTGACAAATAATTAGAATCTTCAATTTTTTGTCCGTCTGTATTCCAATAACCTTCAACAAATTCACTTAAGTTTGTTTCTTCTGATTCAGAAGAACTACTAAATGTAATAGTCACAGGTGTTGTTTGATTTGTGTTTGAATTTACACCACTCTTGGTATTAGTAATTACGCAATAGTAAGTAGCAGTTTCATCTGACGTTGGTGTAATAGAAGATGATTGCATTTCGTTATCAACATTTGTTATTGTACCAGTACCAAGTGCACCATTACCTTTATACCACTGGAATGATAAAGTACCCCCATCAGTAACTTTTGCTACTACAGTAAGTGCCACAGGTATAGAACCCTCATTGTATGTAGCAGATTGTGGAGGTGTTACAATTGTTGGTTTTTGAGCCGTAGGAGTTGGGGTAGGAGTATCACTACCACTGCTATTATCACTTTGCGAAGCATCTGTAGCAATAAGTTCTACACTAATCATTGAAGGTAATATTTGCTCGTATGTTTTGTAATAGTACAAGCCATTTTGTTCACCTATACCCATGTATTGAACAGGTACTTCAATACCAAAGCTCTCAATCCTTACTTCTCTGTTTACGGCAAACCATAAATATGAAGTAGAGGAAATTGTAATGTTTATATTTCCCGACTTGTTGGAATAACTTGTAAGGTTATTTAAGCTCACATTATCTTTCTCAGTAACGTTGCTTGTACCTATATAGCCACTCCAAGTAGCAGTTTTCACACTTTGATCATATAATTCCTTAATAGCATCTTGCACATTGTCTGCACTTAAACTACTTTCTGATTTATCATATTTAATAGCCCTTGAATGACTAATCGGATAAACAGAATTACCCTATTTATTTTTTAAAATTACATCCATAAATTTTAATCATTATTAGTGTCTTCTAACTAATAAATCTATGTAGAATTTAATATAGTAGAAAATATTTGATTTATAATAGCAACTAAATTTCCTACTAATAAATCTTAATTACTGTTAGATTATTGTAGAAGATTTATATTATTTAATATTTATATTATCTATGAATTTAAACTTTAAATACTATTAGTATACATTTAAATTAATAAAATTACTAACAACATTATTATAAAAATCAAAACTTGTATTTACAATATTAAGAGTTATTAATAATATATTTATATCAAATAAGTATCCGATTTAAGTATGTCTCTAATCTTTTTCATGCCTTATACACCATAAACAATATATTGATAAATACGTTTAGCAAGTATTTGATGTCCTATTGTGCCAGGGTGAATAGTTTTATCGTATAAATATGGAGTAAAATACTCTCCAAAGAAAGTGTCTTTTGTTATATAAAGACATTCAACACCACATCTTTGTGCAATTATATATTCTCCATTTCTCATAGGGTTTCTTATTATAGATTCATCAGTTCCATTCTAACCACCAGAATTTTTACTTGCACATTGTATAGGAGTAATAACAATTATTCTTGCATTAGGATATTTATTTTTTAGAAATTCAATACCAAATCTAAATTTACCTAAAAATGTTTCCCAAGCAGAATTAGGGTTAGATGTAATAACACTATTGTAGGCAGCTCTTGCTGTTTTGGTACTATCATGAGTATATGTTAAAGCAATAACATCTGCAACATTTCCAATAGGTGTTACTGGAGAAGCACCATTTTTACCTATCATGTCTGGTGCATCATTTATTCCCATCATAATGGTTATCAAATCAGGAGTTGCAGTAATTTTATAAGAGCCTTCATTACCACATTGTCCTAAATAATCACTTTGTCCAGAATCATATACTTTTGTACCACTTACAGCCAACTTATTGAATGTTGTAACTCCAAGCATTGTTGCTACATCGTTAGCGTAACTGAAAGTATTTGGCGCATCTCCCACACCCTAGGTTATACTATCTCCTATTGCAGCATATGCAGAATAAACTTTAGAAGAAGGTGTAGAATTCCCTCCCCCACCATTATTAATGTAAGTTTGTAAATTACTTCCACCAGTAAGTATAACTTCTGATGCTATTGTTTTAGGATTTATTTGTTGTTGTTCACTATATAACTATGTCATAATTTTAACTATTTATTATTTTTGTTCCTTTAATATTCATTGCTACTCTATCCTTATAAGTCTTATCAGTATCTGTTCGTGTTGCTACATCATTACTTATAGTGAATTTCCACATTTCCTTTGTTTTGTCTGTATTTGTAAAATAAATCAAAGGTTGCCCAGTATTATTAATACAATTACTAAACAAAATTGTTTGATTTGAATCCAAAGTAAAATTCAAAGGAGTTCCGTTATTATATTGTGTAATAGTATTAGAACCTTTTGTTATTAAGCATTCTCCTAATATTTCGGTATTTGTTACCAAATCATTAGTATCATCAATAGTAAGTCTATATAATTTTACAATTCCTGAACTTATTGAACCTAAATTGAAACTATATATTTTAACATCGACTTCATATACACGAACACTATCTTCAAAATTAAAAGGTTTTGCTTGTGTAACAAGAACAGATTTAGCAGCCGTCATATTTTCCCACCCACTATTAGATTCAACCAAATCACCAACACTATAAGTAACTGGAGTAGCTTCACGGGAATAACCATCATTAGATGTATATGCGATTGCTCTTACAGTAGTTCCATTAGTAAGAGAAAGAGGCTCTGAATAAACAGAACTTTCATTTGTAGGAGTGTCACCATTTGTAGTATAATAAATAGTTGCCCCTGCTGTATCACAACTAATAGTTGCAGTACTTCCAGATAATGTTATAATAGGAGTGGCAACATCATAAGGAATTAAATAACTATATGGTGATGCTTCAAGAGACGTTTCCAAATCTTTTATTGCTATTGCTCTAATAGTGCAATCTTCCGAAGGAGTGAAACTACCTGTATATAAAGTGCTATTTGTGGTTGGTGCAGAACCATTAGTTGTATAATAAATACTTGCTCCTGAAGTGCTACAAGATATACTAACTTGTCTGCCGCTTTGAGATATGATAGGAGTTGCTACAATAATAGCACTCTGTTTTAACAAGACTCTTAATGTTTCAATAGCAGTATATTGGTCTTGTGTATAGACACTCTTTTGCAATATATTACATAGTGCATCAATAGCAGAGGTACTTAAACCACTACCTTGCTCAACTTTCCCATTTACTTCTTCAATAGCATCTTGTACATTCTCCGCATTTAATCTACTTTGAGATTTATCATATTTAATAGCACTTGAATGACTAGTTGGATATAAGTTATTTCCTTGATTATCTTTTAATAAAACTATATTTGTCATTTAAATAAATATTTTTATAAATTTATACATTCTTTGAATCATATAGCCTATCAAATAAGCAGCTTCTTCAGAATTTTCAGCAACATCATAAAATTCACAAATATGTGATTGTACATGTTTTAATTCATGAACAATAGTATCTAAAAACTATTGATTATTTTCGGCTTCTCCAATACAAACTATACTCATCTTCTAATCTGAACTACTGAAAGTAAATCCAGTATTTTTATATCGTAAAACTTGTAAAGCTTTTCTAATTTCTTTTTTAGAAGCTCCTAAAGATAATAAAGCATCTTCTAATTCTGTTCTATTATCTAAAGAAGCATTGTAATAGATGAGAAGATTCCAATCTCCTACTTTTATATATTGAGCAATCATATAAATTCTTCCCAATCAATTGTAATTCCCAAGCAATCCATATCTGTTAACCATCTATAAAAAGGTTGTCCAGTATAACCATCTGGGTCATCTATTACATTTTTTATGTAAATACATAAATGTTGTTCGTCAACAATACTTTTTCCAAGAAAATCTGCCTTACACATATTAGCAACGAAAACATAATCTTCGTATTTATTATATTGTAACTATATGTTCCATTTCTTTAATTTAGAATCGATTTCTTCTTTAGTATATGGTTGAATCGGACCATTCTCCGTTTCCATCATACTAACTGCAAACTAACATAATAATTTATTAAAATGCGGTCCATATAGTCTTAAATATTTTCTAAAACTTTTAGTTCGTTCCATTTTTCTAAGTATTGTTTAAAAAAGCTTCTAATCTAGTCAAAACATTTTGCATATTATTAACTTTTGAAGATAAATCTTCTATAATAGAATCTCTTTCTTTATCCTTAGCATAAATTGGATTTAAATCTTTTAGAATGTCTTCACAAGATTCAATAATCATCTTATGTTTATCTATACTATCTAATACATTTTTGCTATTTTGTAACATAGCATCAACTTCAGAAATCATTGCTTCTCTAGTCTCACTAATTACAAAATCTCCTTTAGAGTATAAGGTCTCGTTGCTAGGTATTCCTATAATATCCTTCTTTTCATTATCCACTTTTACAGCAATATCAACAACTGTTTGCATATTAGTTCCAAAACTTAATGCTGGATTATAAGTTGGATACATTGCTCTAGGCTAAGTTACATTTTCAACATGACCTATTTTTACTGCTGGTTTTTCACTCTTATCTAAAATATAGATAGTAGAACCAGGCCTCATTGACGAAAACATATTCTTTTAAATTTTAAAAAAAGGAAGAGAAGAGGAAATTAATCCTCTTCTCAGTATAAAATCAATATCTACGTCTACGCATGTTACGTCTACGCATTTTCATATTTCTTCTATACATTTCCCCATCTTTTAAATTGGAGTCTAAATTATCTTCATCTTCCATTATATCTTCTTCTGATTCATAACAATCATATAAAGCATCTTCAAGGGCACATACTGCCATTTTAACCTTTTTTCCATGTTCTTTAATCTCATCTAAAAGGTCAAATGCTTTATTATAAGCTGATTCTTTAAATTCGTAAATAATCATAATTAACCTTGTTGAGTTGGAGTTGTAGTTCCACCAGTAACTGGAGTAACTGCTTGAGTTAATCTATTAGCCCAATAACTTGAAATGAAATCAGCACCTGCATTAGCAAGTAATGTAGGAACAGCGGTCCAATTATTGTTTGGAACAGTAATTGTAGCTGGCTGAGAAGCTTTAATAGCGGCTAACTCTGCTTGAACTTGTGCAAATTTTTCATTAATAAATGCAGTTTGCATTGCATTATTAGCATTAGAACGAAGTAATGCATTATCAGCAGTAAGGGCATCAATCTTATTTTGAAGCTCACGTTCTTTAAGCTCACAAAATTCTTTAGTAATAAGGGTTGATTGATTATTGATGGCATCTGTAATAGTTCTGGTATTTTGCTCTCCTTGAATTCTATTTTCATAATTCTACTGAGTGGTCAAAAGTCTGTTTTCACAGCAACATTCACAAAGCTGTCTAGATAAAGCAGCATTGCCACTTTGAATAGCATTTACAACTTGTAGGAATCCCATTCCATTCTAAGCACCTACTTGGGAAATAGCACCTTGAACTGCGTTTATAGCATTTCTAGTTTCATTAACATCAGCATTTAAAGTTGTAGCTAATAAACGAATATCAGAATCTGTTCCGTTGATTGCTTGCATAATTAAATCTGTGTTGTTGGCTTGAACTGCATATCCAGCACCATTTCCTCCGCCGAATCCGTTTCCAAACCAACCACCATTACCACAAAGTAAACCTAAAATAAAACCAAGAACTCCACCACCGAAGCCATTTCCTAAGAAACCGTTGTTGTTGTTTTCTGGAAGCATCATAATTTTTGATTCCATAACTAATAAAATTTAAAATTTATAAAAAATTAAAAAATCTAAATGATTAATCTTTATCTTTTTTAATTTCCAGGATTTTCTGGTTCTCCAGAATTTCCATTATCTTCTTCATCGGCGCCGTTATCTTCTTCTTCTAAATCTCCAATATCACCTACTACTTCATAGTAAAGTGTATTATCTATTGCGTCTTGAACACTACTTATATTAGTTTCTCCTATACTGAAACCACCATCTTGTAAATTTATATTAGTAGCTTCTATAGTTATATTATTTCCAGGGAATACTCCTAAATCTTCAAAATAAGCATTTCCATTAAATGGAGCTTGTGGATTTTCATCTGAACTAAAATCATTACATACAAATAAGTGATATTCTAATTCTTCAGGTTGTCCTAATTCTGCTACATTTATTTGTTGTAAAAATAAATCTCCAATATAAACTGGATAGTTTAAATGAACAGTAGGATCATAAGCTGAATCTACATCATCAACTATTACTCCAACATAATATTCACCCTAATTATCTTTAGCAATAAGTCCATCTAAAACATCTACTATTTCTAAGCTACCAAATCTAATAACTCCATCAGTAGCGTTTCCATCAGAACCTATATAAGTAATTGTTCTATTATTAGAATTTACACGGAAAGATGGTAAATAAGTATGTATACTATCATTTCCAACAACAAGATTTATACCTCCAATGGTTCCACTGGAATTATTTGGAAGAGCTAACTCTGTTAACTATATTTTGAATTTTTCATTATTGTTATTATCAGTAACTACTAATTCATTATCTGAAAGAGTATTAATTGTTGCGTTTATAGTAGTAGGAATAGAAACAAATGCTTTATTATTTTCGTCTAATTGAACAGCATATTTATTACTATTATCAATATATCCTATTTTTATACCACCTAAAGCATTAGAAGTAGCTGCTCTTAAAATATTAAGAGTATCTAACTTTTCTTTATCACCCGCAGACATTAATCCAGAAGAATTTGTAGTAGCATCTCCTGGATAACTCTGAGCTGCTGCAAAACTAGCTCCAGTCCAGTAAATAGGAGTATTTAAACTTCCTAAAGGATTAGATCCTAGTACTTCTTGAAGAGTTTGTCCAGAATTAGAAGCATCTTGTAAAGCCTTGAGTAATTGTCCTGTATTTTCAATAGTTCTATCTGCCTAATCTCCCTTTAATCTAATTTTTGCACCATTCCAATCTATTTCTACTGCATTAAAAGATTTACCAACACCAGCATTATCTAACTTATTTTGATTTACGTTATATAATTCAGTAGACGGATCATAATTAGTATCATTAGTATATTTACCACTAAATGGAGCTACTACGTCAGCATTTAGTGTAAATGTAATATTATTTTGTTGAATTGTTGCCATATTTTATTTAATTTATATATTTAATTTTATTTATGTAAATATCCAACTGCTTGATAGCTTGTAGCTTTACTTGTCCATAATGTATATGGAATTGAATCAACTGTAAATGCGGATAATGTTTTATTCCAACCAGCTTCATTAGATGCCACATTTGTTGCATTATATAATACAAAGTTTGCAGCATTAGGAGCAGCTATATACCACGTATGATAGTTGTAGGTATCATCCACTTTTGTTACTTTAATACTTGATGTTGGAAGACTGCTTCCTAAACTAGTCCATTTATTCAATCCAGTGTTTTCATCATTATTTGTAGGATTTGTTGGCACAGTAGTTCCAACATACCAATAATAAGTTACTACCTGTCTTAATGTTACTTCTCTACTATTTGTAGTTATTTTATCATCATATTTAGCATATAATCTATGTGTGCCAACTTCTGAATTATTAAATGAATTTGTTCCTTCAGGATTTGTCCATAATGTTACACCATTTGCATTATATACTTTGTTTTCAGTATCAGTATTATTATATGTTACTATAATATTACCTAAGTTAAGAGGTTCCCCAACTGTTCTTGTGACTGTACTTGTTTCAGCCCATCTAATTGAAGTGACTGCTTTAGGAGTAACTGTTATTGTTGCTTGTTTATCAACTGTCTTAATTATATTACCTTCAGTATATGAATAGTGTGCTGTAATTGTTGCTTCACCTTGAGCAACTGCAGTAATTGTTGTTCCATTAACTTTTGCAATTGAATCATTAGATGAACTTAATGTAACAGTTGCACTACTTGTAACAGTAGCATGTGTACCATTTGAATATGTCGCAGTTACTGTACCTGTATTCCAAGTTGTAGATTTTTTGTTTGTTCCTCCAGAATAAATTTTAATATCACTTAATCCATAAGAACCAGAAACTTCTATACTATTAAGAATTACAGATTCACTAGCACTTAATGTAACAACTATATTACCAATTTGCCCACGTCTAATACTAATAATATATACATTATTATTAGAAGTAACTGGAATAGGATTTTCATTTCCTACTTTATAAGTTACTGAAGCTCCTTCATACCCAGGTTTTAATTCAAATTCTAAATTAAAATCTGCACTTTCGATAGTATACTAATCAATATTATTTTGACTTATATTCCAAGGTTCTAGATTCTCGCCTACTGTTATTGTATATACTATTGTACTTAATGTTAATTTTCTTTCTATAGTATTTGTAACATTAGAAATAGTCAAAATTCCATTATTGTATATGAACCCCTCTGGTAAATTTCTTAATTCATATCCTTCTGGTATTGCAATATGTTCAAACGAAATACTATTTCCTTCTTCTACAGAACCTCTATATGTATTTTCCCCTATAGTTATTGAAACATCATATGTTAAAGGAGTATCATCTACTTCATATATTAATCCGTTTAATTCTATCAATCTTTTTAATAACTATGCTGAAACTAGCTTTTCTGTATCTTCTGGAAGATTTTTTAATTCTTCTAAGGTTGTAACAGGACTAACTATAGGTTGTATTTGTTTATCTGTATTTTTAAATAATCCAACTCCCCAAGAAGTATTTTCTGAAATATTTATAGAATCTACTCCATCCTATAAAAGTTGAAATATATAATCTAATTGTTGTTTATCTAATGGGGACATTAATCCAGGACAACTAGTAGTAGCAGTTGGAAGTTTACAACTTAACAGTCTATTTCCTACATTTATGTAAATTGTTCCATTCTAATAATTGATGTCCTAAATGTTAAATCTATTATAGGATACCCCATTAAATAATAATTCTTTTGTATCTATTGTTATATATAAAGTATTATAATGTCTGCATGGATTGTAATCTATTCTCCAACCATACTCGACTTTTACAATAGGTTCATAGCAATGTTCTTTCATAGCAATCGCAATTAGGTTCTTCTTTAGGAATTTCAGGAACTTTATATTTTTCAAATTTAATACTAGATTTTTTTCTTAAATTTGAAGAAATCTTAGGTAGATATTTTTCAGCCTTATCAAAGTCCTCACATTCTAAATAATATTTTAACATTTCATAAAGAGTTAAACAATTTTCAAAATTTAGTTGTTTTGAATTACAATAACAATTTTCTTCAGTAGCTAAATTTTTTATTGTTTCTTCAAAAGAATCAATAGAAAATACTTCTAATCTAGACCATATAACATTTTCTAAATTTTGTAAAATTTCTTCAATTTCTGTTTCTTCTACATTCTAAGTATGAATGTTATATTTATATAAAATATCGTTTATTACGGTAAATATATAATTATACCTAATAGCATCAGATAAAGATATTTTTCTTATCCATGTTTCAGTTGGTAATATTATATGATATATTGTATATCTCCCATCATGAGGTAGTTGAAAAACTGTTTCACTGTCTCTATCATGTTTAGATATAAAGTAAGATATAATAGAAGTATTTTCCATTAAAACGTTAAGAGATATTGTTTCAGAATATTTAAATTTTTTATAAGGAATTAAATCAGAATCTTCTGACAAATACCCATCTAAAGAATCCACTACTTGAACCTTATTATTTCCTAATTTTCTTAATGTGAAACTCATTAATTTTTACCTAAATAGAAATTTTTAAATCATTTAATCTGTTAATTCAGGTGTTTCTGGAGGAAAAACTTCTCTTTCTAATGCAGCTATTCTATCTAATATAGGTCCAGTATTTCCATCTGGAATTCCTATTAGATTTTCTATAGTATTTATTGCACTACTATTTGTACTGGTTTGTCCTTTCCAAACACTTAAAGATCTAACTTTATCTCTTAAATAATCTATCTCTATTTTGGCATCTATAAGTTTCATTTTTAAATCTTCATATTTGACTAAAAAATCTTCAACAACTGTTAGTATTTCTCTAACTTTATTCATTCCCACATTAGCATCTGCCATAGCCATATTTGCTTTTTCTAAGGCTTCTCTTGATATGTATAAAGCTGCTCTGTCATCATCTGGCATATGAGGTATTGGTGGAACAGGTGGTCTGTTTGGAATACCACGTTTTAACTCTTCCATAATTCTTTGCTATTGAGGTGGGTTTTGATTTACAAAGTCTTCCCAATTATTAACCATTATTCTAATTTGTATTATTTCCTATATTACTTAATCTTCTTTCTAATTCAGCAACTCTGGTAGTTAAATCATAATTAGCAGCTCTCAATTTTCCTAATTCAAAATTTAATTCTTGAATTTTAGTTAAAGCTAATTCAGAATCTGCTTGAGCCACAGTTGCTTTAGAAAAGGCTTTTTTCACTAAATCATCTTCATGAGGTCTAAACATAGGTTCATTTTCCCAAGGACCTCTGTCCCCACAAGGAGCCCAATTAGGATTCCAATCTGGATTTTTCTTATCACAAGGATTAGGGAATAAATGGTCAATAGTAGTTACTTTATTTTCCCCATTTTGCACAATAGGAACTAACTCTTTTCCTGATAAACAATGTGCAAAAGGCATTTCACTAATTTTAAGATTAGTACAACTCATTCTTGTAAAATTTTACATTCAGTTTCCTGTAATATATAATCTCCACATTCCAATTGTATAGCACAACTAGTTATATTAATTTTTGGAGGCTCTGCGCCTTCCACACAACCACAATTTCTCATTATGTTCTAGCATTTACAACTTCATCATTATAAGGATTTCCATCATGCAATTGAAGGAATTCAATATCAGTTCTCCTAGCATCTTGTTTTGCTACAGCTTCTTTATAAGTACGTTCAGTACGAGCTTTGAACCAGTCTACTTCATTTTGCATTTGATTCTTTTCAGCTTCAATTTTAATTTTAGCTTCATTTAATCTTTCTACCTTATCTTGAAGTTGTTCTATTTGTTTTTGTGATTTCTATAATTCTTGTTTCATCTAATCATTCTACTATTGTAATTCTGCTAATTGATTATTTTCTTCTTTCTGCTTTTTAATTGCTTTAAGAACTTTATATTTAAAATCAGAAATACTTCTAGTAGTTACTGCTTCTACAATTAAATCTGGACCCATTATCTAAGATTTAATTAAATCTGGAACTAATTGCTTTAATTGTTCTAATTGTCGTGTTATTATGTCACTAGTAACAATATGAATATCATAATCACTAAGAGTAAAATACTCTGGAAGAGCTGTAAAAACTCTCTAATATTTATCTCCTAAGATTATAGTTCCAGTTAATCCATTCTTAAATACTCTTTTGGCTTCATCTAAGGAGTCTGAAAGAATTCCTTCTACAACTAAATCCATCTAATGATAATACTATTTTGTTATAGTAAAGGAATTATTCATAGAAGTTTGTACGTTAGTTACAGCATCTTTTTGTTGTATTCCGTTTAATCTTTCTCTAAATACTCCTGTTATAGAAGAGGCTGTTTGCTCTATAGAATCTATAGCTATTTGAATAGCTTGAATCATAGGAGCTTTAACAGTGTCATCATATCCATTAAAGATAGTATTTATAGGAGCTTGTCCAGCACCCAACCTACCTTCCTATGAAGTATCAATTGGAGCAATTCCAGATTTTTTATAAGCTAAGAATTTTTGTAATCTTTCTGGTAAAGAATCTCCTAAGAATTTAGGAAGCATAGAAACATCAATCCAATCTCCAACATTTCCAGAACTAGCTATTAAATTATCTCTATAAAAATGTAGGATATTATATTTATCTTGTAAAGAAGCACAAGCTAATACTAAAGAATAAGGTTTAGAACCTCTATTAATAAAGTATACTCCATTTACAGATAAAGAACACTTTGTTGGATTATCCATACTCCTTATTACATTATCATCTTTACCATAAAGAATATAAATACTTTCTCCTATTCTAACAGTTCTGTATCTTTGCATCACAAAGTCTTTATCTGTTTCTATCCACTCTACTTCATATACAGGAATTAACTTATAATTATAACTATTATAAGGACCCGTTGGATATCCTGGAACTATTTCCCTTCCGGCCTATAAACCTTCAGTTGCTGGAGTTCCATTAGAATTAGTAAAAGACCTTACGTAATAGGTAGAAGTATCAAAGGCATCTTGCCACGATTCTTTAATTAGATCAATATCTTTCTTTTTTAAATTCTTTCCATAAGTATTTAAAATGTCCTGTTTAGTAAGCCATTTTCTAATTACTATTCTCTTTGAATCTTTAATATAAGGAGATTCCGGATTTTCTTCTGGAAAAGTATTTAAAGGACTTAATACTTCTATAGTAACATTGTTGTTTCCAACTGTTGGTTTTGCTCTAAAAAAAGTATACCCAGTAATTAATAAATCTAATATAAGAGTTTTCAATTTAGTAAGCATATCTGTTTCTTTAGACTGCATTAAATATTCAACAACATTTTGAGCAGCTATTTCATATTCAGATATAAAATTCTAATCTAACTCTTCTTTTAGATTATCTATGTCTTGTTGTATAGAAGTATCTACAATTGGATTCTATTGACCTTCTTGTATAAACTATAATAATTTATTTTTCAATCTTTTCTAGAGAAATTCTAATACGTCATTAGCTATTTTTAATTCTTTTTCTCTATTTATTTTACTTAAAGTAGCAGAATCTTTACATGATACTTTTGGTAAGATTGGAGTTCCTAAATACTCTCCAACTAAAGCATCAACATGTTTTTTTATTAAAGGTATAAATTCTACAGAAGTTGGATTACCAATTCCATAGTTTTCTTCCAAGTATCTAAACTAATCGGCGTCCATTATACCATTGTAGTAATTATATGCCTTTTGTAAGTTCCACTTAGGATACACAAGTTCTGCTATTGTCTTATTAGTATAATCAATTAACTCTTGATCTTTTTTCATTGGCAACATTTTGAATTAATTGGACTACCATTATCTGGATACATTTTATAGCCTAAAAACCATTTAACATGATTCCAGCTTCTATCTCTTATTTCCTATTTAAAAAACTTTATAAAATTTTCAGCATCCAATTGTGCTGAAATATTTATAGGTTTATCATCATTATTCATTCCTAATCGAACATTATATCCGATAGGCTTAAGTTTTGTTATTCTAAGGGTTCCTATATATTTTTTATTGTATACTTCCTCAAACGAATCGAGGATCGCTTGTTCTGTTAAATCCTCCATAATAGTCTATACTCATATTAAAATTAGTAGTAATTTTATTTTTCTATGGAATTATTCCATATCTTCTTATACCATATTCATCTTTATACCAACCAATATCTTGCCATTTGTTTTCATCCTCAGGTTCTAACTATGTAGGAACCACTCCAGATAATTCTTCATCGGCTAATTCAGCCATTCCCATTGCAGCAATAAGGTCAAATTTTCCTTTATGTTCATCAGTATATCGATTTAACTAATCAAGTATTTCTGGAAACCATATTTCAGAACAGTAATCTTCAACATACGCAGCTATTAAATCTGTTTGATGGTCTATTACTGCTTTTGTTGCAGGAGTTCCTATAGAATTACTTATTTTTTTAGCTGTCTCTGGATATGTAGCTCTAGGTCTTCTCATAAAGTAATTTGCCCAACCATTATTTTTACACCAATTCCAAAATGATAATCTAGTTGCTTCTATATTACACATACAATTATAATACATCATTAATTTAATTGCTGCTTTATAAGCATCTCTAATATCATCAGGCCTTAGCATATAATAAGCTACGTATTTTGGAGACTACATTCCAAATTGTCTTTTTTTAATTACTATACAAAACTTAGAAGGATCTTTAGTAAATTCAGAGGTTTGTTCTTGGCCGATATCTATACCATCAATTCCAGCTATATATAAATTTCTCATTTCTTTATAAGATTCGTCATCTGACTGAATTTCCCATAAAGGTTTTTCTATTATGTGTATATTTCCTAAATTACTCTAAACCCATCTAACACCACTTATATTTTTTAAATCATGTTTTCCATTTTTGTAAAGAAACTATAAATCACCATGTTGTACTTCAGGACCTTCTTTATAAAGATTAATTCTAGCAATCTATTCTGAAATTAAAACTTTATTAAATTTATTAGTTCCTTCCAAAGCTAAGGCTTCATCAGCAGTAAAGCAATATTCCGCACAATAGATTAAATAAGCATTTCTATCACTCATTTTGGATATTCTAACGTCTTCGAAATACTTTTTAGCTTTAGCATAATTACAATATCCTCTACTGTCAATATAACCAGGTTTATTTAATATTGCATATGCTGGAATAAAATAGGCTGTTATAGTTTCTTCTCCTGTAGGAGTAAAGCAATGTTTATAAGGTAATCCATCATATATCTCTGGATTTTCATAAGCATCAGCAAGTCCTTCTAAAGCAGGTCCAGCGTCTCCACCAGTACCCCAAGCCATTCTAATTCCGAATTTGGAACCTTGAATACCTACTAATGCTTCTCCTTGAATATATGCCTTTTTCCAATTAGGCCAAGAACCACTTTCTTCATATAATAATATATCAGTTCTATCACCTCTAATTTTATTTGGTTTATCAGCAATTATAGCATTTATTTCAGACATCCAACCAGTTTCTACTTCTTGTCCGTCTATCTTTTTAACAATAGAAGCTCTTTTATTTAATTCTGTATTTTTCTTTTGTCTTAATTTAAAGAATCCTCCATCAGTTTTTTCATTACAAAAATCTAACTAAAGATTTACTTTAGACATTGTTTTAGAAACATAATTTTCTTGCTATGCTGCTATAACACACATACTTTCTCTTCTACAATTATAAGTATTTGCTACAATACAAGCGGCTATTTCACTAAAACCGACTCCTCTAGCCTTCAACCCTATAGCATCTTTTCTTAATCTTTTACATAATTCTATGTAATGAAAATACTCATATTGTGCTACAAAGAATTGAGGAAAACTAACTCGTCTACCACCACCTGCTTTTGTTGCAGAAGTTAAATCTTCAAGTCTATAATAATTTAAAAAGTAGTAATGGTCTCCAGTTATTGTATATCCATTAACAGTCATTCCATCTCTACATCTTTCATATTCTTTTTGCCAGAAATCATTATAAGATTTTGTTCCATTTGCAAACTAGCAATATTTACCATGTCTTTCAAATGTATTCTTAGCTTCAACAAACCATTCAGGATCAAAATCTAAACCTTGAGTATCATTAATTGGTTTATAACCTGTTAATTCGTAAGAAAGTCTAGAATCAAAGTATTTAATTTCCTAATCTATAGGAACATCCCATTCTCCTTTTCTATGTTGTGTTTTACTTTCTTCTACTATCTAATGAAATTCATTTTCTTCTTTTTGTTTAGTTTCCTTTATAATATCAAGCACTTCCTGAACTTCTTCTGGCAATTCTATTTTCTTTGGTCTTCCTCGTTTTTTCTTTTCCATAATTAAAATCCTTGAGGTGTAAATCCTTCAATAGCTCCACCACGAAGTTTTGATTCTTCAGCTAATTCTTTCTTCACTTGCCCTTCTAATATTTTTAATTCCTCATTAACTTTAGAAAGTTGTGAAATTTCTGACATAATATCTTTTACTTTATAAATAGGTTTACCTGTTTGAACATCTCTTTCCTATGGGTCGATAGTTTCAAAATAATCAGTAAACTTATCTACAGTTTTTTGAGCGGCATGTAGCATTCGTATAGTTCTATTACTTTCTTGTAAAGCTCTATATTTTCTACAAGCTGCTCTGAAACTTGGATCATTGAACTCATCTTCAGAAAGACCAGAATCTTTTAATGCTTCCTGATGTCGTTCTTGTTCCGAATAGTTAGAATAGAGTGATTGCCAATCTAATGCTAACCATATATATGTAAACTCTCGAAAAGCTCTTAAATGTTTTTCTCCAGTTTTATCCTCTTTACATTTATTTCGTTCATTATTCATTAACTCAGCAAACTCTTTTACTAAAAGAATTTCTGGTTTTTCAAGTTCAATTTTTCCATTAACATTATTATATTGAAATATATGTAACATTATTTATTAAATTCTGCCTATTCCAGTTTTTCCACCATGTCCTTTAGGATATCCAGGAATAGTTCTTAATCCAGAACGAGGCACTCCACCTGTTCCTTTATGACTTCTTTTTTGTTTATCTCCTCCAAATGCTGTTGCTTTATAAGTTGTTCCAGCACTTTGTTTATTTTGCATTCTACCTGCTTTTCCTGTTGCATGATGTCCTGTTAATCCAGAGTTTGTAGGTTTTTTTCTACCTTCATCACCAAATGCAGTAAATTTATTAGGTTTATCATGTTGGTCTAATTGATGTGTTCCATTTGGATTAAATGCTTTACGACCACCATATCTTCCTTCTGGATTAGATACTTTACCACCAAATGCAGTATGAAGACCACCACCTTTAGCATAAATTTCAGTAAGAATATCATTCATTAATAAAGTTCCTCCAGCTCTAAACATTTTCTTTCCACCACAAGCTTTTTTTATTGCTTTCTTTTGACATTTCTTACAAACTTGTCCACCAGATTTAAAGTAAACTAATTCTTCATCAGGTTTACATTCACCTCTAAGTCTTTTAATGTAATTTAATTTAGCACCTTGTTTAGCAGCTTGAGCAGCTTGTCCCTACATTTGTTGAACAACTTCCTGAATCATTTGTGCTATTTGAGCAGCTTGTTGGTCTCCTTGTTGAGCAGCTTGCATTATCTATTCAATCTATTGTGCTGCTTGTTCATCCCCCTGCATAGCAGCTTGTACTAATTGGATTATTTGGGATTGCATGTCATCCTATTGTGGAGCCATATCTCCACCCTATTGATATTTATTCATAATTTTATTTCCTTTTTTAGCAGATTCTAATTTTAAACCCTTATATTTATTTTTGTTTAATACATCCTAATTTATTTCTTGTATTTCATTTATTGGATTTATCTAAGCAGAGTTAATAGTAGCTTTTTTAAATCCCCCAGGTAATATTCCTGGTGTAGTTTGTTCAGCAACTGGTTTTGTAGTTGTTGAATTTAAAATATCCTAATAGTTAGATTTTCCAGGAGTTTTTCTAGCTAAGAATGTATCACTATTATTAGGGTCTTCGTCAAATGTTATTCCTTCTAAAAATTTATTACCACTAAGCCTTGATATTTCATCTTTAGTAAATCCATCTTTAGCTAAATAATTAAAATTCTATAAAGCAGTATTATC